ATTTCTGGTTGTGGTGCTGGTTGTATTTCTGGTTGTGATGCTGGTTGTATTTCTGGTTGTGATGCTGGTTGTGGTGCTGGTTGTATTTCTGGTTGTGGTGCTGGTTGTATTTCTGGTTGCGGTAATGGTTTTGCTTCTGGTTGCGGTAATGGTTTTGCTTCTGGTGTCTCTAACTGGAAAAATGATTTTATTCGTTTTAAAAGGGGCTCTGGGTTGATTTGTTCTAAAAAGGGCTCTGATTTCGGTTCTAATGATTCAAACAGATCCTTTTTAGTAATTAACAAAATAGATGCGCCTAAACAAAACAAGGCTCCAGTTTTCATAAATATGGATTCACTATGATTGTTCATGGTATTAAACGATACAAAAATGTGTTAGAATAGTATGTATTCCATTACTCCATATACGTATACTCGTGCGAAACGCCTAGGGGTTACCGTTCGCCCTTCTACAAATCCGACTAAAAAAATAGATGTATTCAAAGGTAAAAAAGTGGCTAGTGTAGGCGCTAAAGGGATGATGGATTATCCAACCTATCGTCTCTTGAAAGGAAATACGTATGCGACAAGACGCCGCCGTTTATACAAACAAAGACATGTAAAGGGATCTGCCGGGTATTATGCCGATCAATTATTATGGTAGCTATTTATATGGATAAACAAGAAATTACCAATGTTTCGCAAAAGAGGAAAAAAATACGATTTCTTATCCCATCACCTTTGAAACGATTGTATCCACGTAAAGATACGAAGCGTGTCTCGCGCGCACCTACACCTTACCCTCGTAAACAGACAACACGCGCACCTACACCTTATCCACGTAAACATATGAAGCGTGTTTAATCTTTTGGTTCTGTTTAGAGAAACCTCATATTATTTGTTTATCATACCCGCAAAAATTGAAATAGTAATATTATACAATAGGTAAAAAAAATGTTGGCTGAGATAGAAGAGAAAGGATATGCGGTACGCGATGTTTTATCCGAAGATACCTGCGCGTATATCAAAGAATTACACGACGAGTGGCGCGAAACACTTGGTACCATAGATCAGATACACGGTATCTATAAACATTACGAAGTAGCACATCAGCGATTCGTATGGTACGTCAAGACACGTCCCGAAGTACAAGCTACCTTTGCTGAAATATGGGGTACACCTGACCTAGTTACTGGATTTGACGGCGCTTGTTACTTTCCTAGAGAAAATAAGAAGCCACGCGATAACTGTTGGACACATACCGATCAAGCACCCGATACACCGGGAAAGTTATGTATTCAAAGTTTCCTTGCATGTACTGAAAATACGGAGCGTACGTTAGTCGTGTATGAGGGTTCGCATTTGTTATGGGAGCCGTATATGCGCGAACGTAACTTGAAAGGCAAGAAAAATTGGCTATTGATCGACCCGGAATATCTAAAAACCATCGAACACCGAAAGCGTGTTATTCATGTCAAAGTAGGACAGATGGTATTCTGGGATTCGCGTAGTTTCCACCAAAATCAAACCGGAAAGGCGATTGATGGATATTTGGAAGAACGCCTCGTAATCTATGTATGTTTTCTACCACGAAGCAAAGATACGGCAGCGCAGGCAAAGAAGCGACTCAAATACTATCAAGAACGCCGGGTCACTGCGCACTGGCCTTATCCATTACACGTCAACGGAAAGCAGCCGCGTACATGGGGCGATAAGTCAAAGTTAATCGATTATGATACACTAGTTCCGCCCGATTTATTGGGACTAGAAGAAAAAATTAGAAACATACTATAATTTTAACTGAGATCAATTCAAGACAACTTTATAATTATTTTTTAGGAATACCTCCGAGACAAGCGAATGATATTTAAACACAATACCTATTTGAAAGGTATGTATGTTTATACCGATGGCGCTTGTTCCAACAATGGACACAAAGATGCCATCGCCGGTATAGGTATTTATTTTGGTCCCCAAGATAGTAGAAATATATCTCAACGTATCGATGGAAAACAAACAAGCAATACTGCTGAATTGGGAGCTATTTTACACCTCTACACTATAGTAGAAGAAGATATACTATCAGGAAAAAAAATTGTAATTGTTACCGATTCTATCTATGCCATACGATGTGCTACTACATATGGAAAAAAATGTGAAGACACAAATTGGAAAAAGGATATTCCTAACAAAGACATGGTAAAAAAAACCTATGAATTATACAGCGGTACCAATGTAGAGTTTATTCATGTCATGTCCCACACTAGTAAAAAAGATGTTCACTCTTTAGGTAATAAAGAAGCGGATCGATTGGCAAGATCCGCCATGCGGGGAGCGCCCCGCACGCGCCATGATAATCCATTTATAGCGTCGCGCGGGGATGCAAGCTCGCTTACCATTGGAAATTAGGATCGCCTGTTATACGTTGAAGAACCAGATTTATGGCGCGTTGTTCCATTGCTTGTTGGATTTGTCTTTTTTTTAAGATGGCGCGATAAAACTTGGATTGAATAGGTGGAAACGTTTGTACATACAAGAATGGTAAAACGGTTGTTTTTATACGAACATTCATAAAGATAGCAAATATTTTTGGATAATAGACAGAAACTTCGTCAAACGTTCCGGTATAGATTAAATCTTCCCATAGGATTTTATATTTCTCATGTGGATTTAAAGATAAGAACCGAACTTCTTCAAACTCCATTGAATAGGCAAGAGTGCGAAATGCTTCAATTTTAGCGGGGAGCGCCATGATAATCTACACCATGATAATCCATTTATAGCGTCGCGCGGGGACACAACCCCCAAAAAAAGTAAGGATCGCCTGTTATCCGTTGAAGAACCAGGTTTGTAGCACGATTTTCCATAGCTTGTTGGATTTGTTCTTTTTGAAAAATAGGTTGATAGATCTTACAATCCATAAAGGTATGAAATCGTATATAAGGAAGTTGTATTCCTTTTCGGTACAACTTTATAAAATAGATACATCCATGCGTATAGAACTGGTAAAAGGTTGCCGTATAAATGTGCTGATTCCATGATATTTTGTATTTTTGACTAGTTTGTAAAGATGAAAAATGTATTTCTTTAAACTCCATGATGTAAGGGAGGATTTATACTTCATCTGTATCGATCAATGTATTCCAGTAATCCCTTACTAGTGGAAAGGGTACTTTGGTAGGTAAAGGTGTAGGGATTTGTCTAGGCGTTAGAGTAATATTGGCGGATTCACATAAAGTGAATAAGAAGAAGAAGAATCGCATATTCATTTGAATAGTTATGTCTTTATATTAAAGTCTAGTAAATAGCATACCTAAGCCATTTACATGATCCGGTTTGTTTCCGAGTGTTCATATTTCAAAGTAAAAAAAATAGATAAAAAGATAAAAGAAAAACTATTATTCATCCAGCGTCGCACGGGGACGCAACCCCGCTATACACACAATAAATGACCATATACACCATACATATAAAAAAAAGATAAGTACTACTGATGTTATAACAATTGCAGATTCGTTCATATAGTATTGAAATAGTTTATCATAGCGCGTGCTTCATATTCGTTTATCATAGCGCGTGCGGGGCGCTCCCCGCTTAGAGCCGATACATATGCTTTAATTCTTGGATCGGTTCATCGAGAAGTAACGAGAGTAAATTGGTTTCTGCTTCGGTCAAAGGAATACAGTATGCTTGTTCCTCTTGCGGTTCATAAAAGGCAACAAACCGTGTATCTACCGACAATTTGTATTTTTCATAGAGTATTGTTTTGTAGACTGTAATATCGCGAGGTATGTATCGTAGCGTAAACGAATCGGATAATACAATATGCCGTCGATTAACTACAACATGTATTGATTCTCCTTCGATGTAAGCGGTCGTTTTTGGTAGATAAAAGGTTGGTTTTACGTATATGGAAAGCTCCTTCGCTTTTGATAAGCTAAGTACGTTGATCTTTTTATCTCCATCGAGATCGTACAAGAAATAAACCTTGCCGTCGTTATCGATTTCCTCAGTATAGGGGAAATCAACATGTTGGGCAAAGTCTTTATCTGTAAGATAGGTATACTTGAAGGTGGTGCGTAAGTTTTCCATGATAGAGAGTAAGAGATTCATTGTTTATGTTTTTGATCGACTCTATTTCAATTTTAGCGTATGCTTAACTACAAGGTTATGAAGCGGATTGATTCCAAGATTCTCATAGACTGTGTTTGGATTGATATGGGTCATATGGTAAATCATACACACTTGTATGTATGGGTGACTATCTGCGTCGAATGTAACATAACCATGGAAATCATCGGGTAATGCCCGGAGAAATTGCAATTCGTTAATAGTGTTGAAAGTGATTATTTTCGTACGCATCATTTGTTTAAATGTAACGAATCCATGTTCAATTTTAGCGAGCGTCCAGCGCTTCAAGTGAAAAAAAGGGGTTACCGGTCCCCAGATTTTTTTCTATTTGAAGAGGAAAAGTGGAAGAAGAAGGCATCCATGAATTTCGAAACCGAGATTATTATACACGGTTTTTGGGTTAAGACCTTTCGAATGGTGAATCCAACAGTCCTGGCAAGGGTTTAGGCGTTCAGTGCCATCGCATTGTTTGAACGTTACATATCCTTCGAACCCATCAGGTAATGCTTTGAGTACTTCCGCCTCGGTCGTAGTAGGTAGGACAATGATTTTCGAGCGCCACATTTTGTATGAGGGTACAAGGCTAAACCCGTTTCAATTTGGAGTACAACGGATCTTTGTGGAGTATTGGGTAATGCTTTTATGGTGCTTCCCCGGTAAAGTATTTATGATCGAACGTAATCTCCTTTCTTTTGGTCGGAACGGTGATACGTTTAAAATCTGATTTAATTTCCTCGACAAACGGAGCTAACATGAAATGCGGCATTGCCAACTCTTTATAGAGTTCGATACCAAGTCGTTCGTATATTCGACGTTCACTAAACGGAACCATATGGTAAATGATAAACTTTCGATATGTTTTAGTGTCGATAAAACGTACATCGACATTGATCTTGAACGCATCACATACGGCATCCACCGTAATCGAATGGGGAGTATAAAGGTAAGTACGCAACATGTTGATACAAGAACAGACATAGTTACGTTTCAACTTTCAGCTTCGTAAGATAAAAAAAGTGATTCAAGTTTACATCTTTCATTATTCATGTTACATTATGGCGCTCCCGCATTAGAGTTCAATCCGAGGTTTAGAGGTGTAATCAATCTTTATGCGAGGCTCGGTGTAGTATACATTCCAGTATTGTTCGGTACCGTTACGATTCTTGAAAATGACACGCGGAGGACGAAACTCACCACCGTCCCGTTGCCAAACATAATTGAGGTGAAGTTTGTCGAAGAAAGCCTTGACTGCAGGTACAAAGTAGCAGATACTAGAGTAATAGATCCAGAACTTACGAAGGGTACGACCATCTTTTTCGTGTAGTTCGATCTTGATTTGTTCGATTTGACCAAGCTCAAGTTCATTGAACACGTATCGTACATCATCCTCGGTTACTCGAGCAAGAGTCATGATGAATATACCCGCCATTTGAATAAAGGTATACTTATATTATGTATTTCAATTTTTTAACAGAATCGGGTTAGAGATAAGGTTACGTTAAATCTATCTCCCATCAAGCGTATCTAACAGTTGAAAGAGTTTTCCAGAGGTTCCACATAAGTTTTCACTACTTCTTGCAGTAGAACAATACCAATAATCATCTTTACAAGTAGTTTTCCCAGTAACTAAATGATTCATATCTATATATGTTCTTTTTGGTAAAGCAGTACATCTACTAAACTCATGCCCTATATCATTCGTTATAAAATGCTTACAGCGAATACACAATTTAGGTGTAAGAGCATTGGACACTACAAATAATATTGCCATCCATTTCATAGTCTGTTTTTATATATTAAACTAGATTACCATACGCGCCATTCTGTAAAAAAAGTGGGGTTCGCCTCCCCGGTTCTTTTTTACATTCGCTGGAGACGAGGAGTACCTGCGTAATAGCCGAGGTGGAAGGTTACCTCATCGAAGTTCAGGTACCACTGTATTTTCTCGGGCTTCTCTCCGCGTGGAGTAGGCACGATCGGTAGTGGTTTGATGTACTTCGGAGCATGGTGCTTCGCCCGCGTCTTTTGCTGGTGGCTGTTGTTCATGTACTGGGACTTCATGGTTGTTTGTATGAGAATATAGTAGCCGTATGCGTTTCAATTTTTTGAGATCCGTTGAGCGCCCCACGCGCAACGATAGAAAGATAATCCACCCTGCAATCTGCTTCGTCACCTGTGGAAGATCCAGTGTCTATACTATGTAACAAGCTTCTATTCCTATGGCTAAGTCAGAAATGAGCGTGTAAGTCAGAAATGGGCGTTAAAGTGTAGCGTTCAATAAATGAAAAAATCTATTAAATAGACAATTACGACATTTTCTACATTTGTCCAAGAAATAGAATGCGAGATTTTTGTCGGATACAGATGAAGATGGCTCGTTTATAATCTAGTGGTATCGTGAAGAGGTGTTTCACGATATCACCTACTGCAATAATCCATTCATGTATTTCGTTGAGTGGATCAAACGCTTGAATAGAAATACGTATGTCACGTAAATCATAGACACCACGTAAGATTTTCTTGATTTTTCCCATGAATCTGTGCATGTACTCCGCTTCTGACACTCTTACTTTTGTATAAACAACGTCTTGTACTTCCACTACCCCCATAATACGTCTGGTTCTACAATTGACTTCTTCCGAAGTAAACTTTGCAATATATGGTCCACTATCTTCCTCTACGACTTTCATTTTTTAACCATAAAAAAGTAAAATCATATCAATTTTGCGGGGAAGCGCCCCGCGTATGATGAACTGATTATAAAAATGGAGGTGCGGAATAGCAGGATTCATTACGGTGAAACTATAGGGGGCTTACGGACTATGCATTAACAGATAAACCTCGTGGTGATAGAATATGTAAAAGATAGATGGATAGATATATTTAGACGCGAGTATGGTACAGTACAATACGATAGAGAATATTTTGTGATAAAGAAGTGACGAAAAGGATGAAATGATCCCTGCAATCTGCTTCGTCACCTGTGGATGCCCCCGTGAGTTACACATCCTGTAATTACCTAGTACTATAGCTAAGTCAGAAATGAGCGTGTAAGTGAGAAATGAGCGAGAAAGGATAATGCGTATGGGGTCGCAACACCATAACATTCATAACGGGATTCTGCTTATAAAAATAAGTTATATTATGAAAAGTTGTTCGGCACGTTATAAAAGCCGAAAAGTTCAGTCTTTTATGAAGACCGAATGGGAGAAAGAATCCGCAGGAATACTTAAGGAAACCGGCATGGTAAGTCCTTACAACTGGAAATATTTTAAAAACGTATTAAAAAAAGGATTTATGGATAGTTGCAAGCATAGGAGACTCGTGTCCCAGACCCGTAAAAAATAAGATGATTCCCGAAGGTCGAACAAGGGAACAGATCTTACCTCCCTATAGCGCTTGCAAAAAAAGTGGGGTTCGCCTCCCCGGTTCTTTTTTTTAGAGTACGATTTTTACCTTGGGTGCCTCGGCTTTCGCGGCTTCTTCTGCTTCGCGTGCCTCGAACGCCGCTTTACGCTCGTCGGGCGTAGCGCACTTGTAGAGTTGCCAGTACATATCGTTACCGTTACGCCGATTGACGCCATAGACGAGTTTGGGAATATCGGTTGAGGCGAGTACTTCACCATTTTTCTGCCGAGCGGCATTCGCTTCGAGTCGGTCTCGTAGTTGCTTGGCGAACTCTGTATCACATGTCTTGAAGTGAATCCAGAACTGCTTGGATGGACGATCGTGGCGCGTGACTTCCAATTCGTCGACAGTGAACTCGCCCAAGTCAAGTTCGGCGAACTTCTCGGTAAGGAACTCCTTGGTGACAGTTGAGAAAGCGCGGGAGATGGTAAGGCTGAACATGGTTGGTTGAATGAAGATGTAAGAGTAAAATACGTTTCAATTTTTTTTTATAACGTGTTATACAATACCTGTATTGTGTTGTACAAGCGTGGATACGGACAGACCCTGTAATCTTTTACAGGTGACGAAGCAGACCATGTGCATAATACACTTAGTTCCTGGTAGATAAGTCAGAAACCAAGGGATAATCATTCGGCGCTCCCCCGTAAAAAAGGGTGTATTTACCCCCCGCACTCAGCGGTCACCTTACTCCAGCTACTTGCTCCAGCTTACCTGTTTACATAACAATCTTCGCCTTGGGCTTAACCGCCTTGCTGTCATACGTCGCCTGTCGCTCCCCTGGTGTCGGGCAGATGAAGATCTGCCAATACATGTCCTTGCCCGTTCGCCGATTGGTGCCGTAGACGATTCGCGGAATATCGGATGATTCGACTTTTTCGCCTCGCTGCTGCTTGAGCGAGTTTTGCTCTAGCCGGAATCGTAGATCTCGAGCGACAGGATCATTCGTAGGCCAGGACTCACAGTGAATCCAGAACTTCTTGAACTCGTCCCCGTCACGCTCGTATGTCTTCTCATCTACGGAAAACGTACCAAGATCGAGTTCTTGTACGTTTTCGATGACATCATCGATCGAGGTATGCGGAAGTGCTTTTGAGATAGTGAATGAGAAAGCCATGGTAGAATGAATACAATACATTTTTTGTATTTCAATTTTTTTGATTGTACCGTGTGCACTTACGATAAAATGTATGTAAACCCTACACATAATAAGAAAAAGTGTTTGTGTTGGTGTTAGGTAATGTGTTTTACTGTCCTGCCTCTGCGAACTGTGTAAGGGCATACATGACGAACGGTATGTGTTTGAGTTCGAGTGGTCTAGGCTCAAAGATATCGAACTTGGAAGGTTTGTGTGGCTTGATATGTTGGTGCCACCGTGGGTTTTTTTCTAGATAGAGTACACGTATCTCCTTTGGTAACATCTCCAACAGCAATGGAATATCGCGAGGGTCGGTCGTAACAAGCGGGAGTTCAGACATGTTTTTTTGGTGTCTTATGTACAACACAAGTTCAATTTTTAAAGATCCGTTGAAATTGTCTGCTTCGTCGCCTGTGGACCTTCTGTAAAAATTGAATTGTGTACCCTAGATACTCAAGCAAACCATGTCACGCGCGATGCCTCTTATTACGGAGGAGGAGCTCTGGGATCTCCTGGATTTCTCGTATGTGACGGTACGAATGAAGCAACCGCGAGCAGAACCGTGGGATAACTTGGATACGTCCAATATTACTGTACGCAAGACGATTGAACCACGTGTATGCAAGACGATCGACCTACTGGAACCACGCCTGCGTAAGCCGTTACAACCGCCACGTGTACGCAAGCCATTACAAGAGATGGATGTATCTATGTTCCGGCAATAAGTACAGAAAACAGAAAACAGAAAACAGAAAAAACAGAAAAATACTCTTTTTTAGAAAGTGACACTAAAAAAGGGTTGTTATGTGTTTGTTTTTATCGGATACTGCTTATCGTCGAAATGTTACCTTGGTGAAGTCGAGCTGCTTGATGGGGATAGCCTTGAATACCACGGGTCGCACTGCTGCAATAGGCTCCAGCAAGTATGCCGTGTTACGCCGTAGCGTATCGGTCATCTTGATTGGCTCCCACGGCTTCCGGGCACGACGCATCGTGACATTGGAGAAGTTGAGGTCAAGTACATCCCACACATCCTCCTCAATGATGGTAGTAAGCTTGGTCATGGACATTTTGGGTTGCTTGGGTTGATGAGAGTCTGTGTGCCAACTCGTTTCAATTTTTACTCAACGGATCTTTAGTCTTCTGCTTCGTCTCCTGTGGATGAGGACGCCCGTAAAAAGTTGAAACGGCTTTGTCCCCTTGGTGTGTATTCAAATGGAGTGTCCTATCTGTTACTCTGTCTCACCATCCTACGTGATCAACTGTGGGTCTACCATTGCTCATACGATATGCGATCAATGTGAAGTACAGATGCGCATGAAAGAGCCTGCAACGCGTAAGGGTCGCATACTCAAGTGTCCCATCTGTCGTGGGGCAGAAAAGGCGCCTGGTAGACGTACCGCCTTCTCCTACGAATATGAATTATCCATACTGTACAACAAGCCGAAAACCAGAACAACAGAGTTTCCAGTAGAGTTACACTGTTGCGAAAGCGGAATCTGTATGGGTATGACGACTCGTACGTGTACTTATCCCGACGGATGTTCTCGGTATGTATGTACCAATTGCATGATGTGCGTATCCCACTTTAGTGGACCGGCACACTAAAGTAAAAAAAAAGAGGGTTTATTCCCCATTTTTTTCTCTCTTAACTTTTTTTCTAAAAGTAGTCCAAAAAGTAGCCTCCCGCAGAAAAAACATATATTTCCAATACTTGTTTTCTAACCATAATACATAAGGTAAGTTGGTTCGAAATATTCAAAACTAAAAAATCCAATAAAATCCAATTAAAAACAATATCTCTATAAATATATATGGTTGTTTATGAATGTATTTGTTGTAATTTTGTTACCAAGTTACGGACAAATTATGAAACCCATCTAAAAACTAAGAAACATTTGGCAAGATTTAAAATTAGTCCAAAAGTAGCCCAAAATGTAGCCCAAAGTAGCCCAATTTCCAATACTTTCCCTTGCGAGTATTGTGGTCAGAGGTTTAAACACAAATCTTCCATGTATAAACATATCAAATATACTTGTACAAAAAATAAGGATGAAGATATAAAAGAGCTGGTTAGGCTCATGAATTTACAGTTAGAACAAAAGGATAAGGAAATTGACATGCATAAGAAACAATTGGAATCGCAGTCCAAACAATTAGAAATCCAGTCTAGGCAAATTGACAAACTGGCAAACAAGTTGGGAATTAATGGGTCGTTTAATACGATCAACATACAGAACATACAGCTGCTATCCTTTAAGGATACAGACTATTCACATTTGACTGAAAAGGATTATGTACAGGGTATCAATCAACATGTTTCTTGTGTAAAAAAGTTTATTGAGAAAGTGCACTTTAATCCTACCAAACCTGAGAATATGAATGTTTATATTTCAAATCTCAAAGACAAATATTTAATGGTCTATGAAAACGGTAACTGGAACATTAAAAACAAAAAAACAGAGTTGGATTCATTATACAGAAATAAAGAAGTAATGTTGGAAGACTGGATCAAAGTACAAGACAATTATCCTGAGCTCAAAGAGAAGTTTAACAAATACCTTCATGACATAGAGAATGATGAAACTCTGAATGATATCAAGGAGGAAATTAAGATGATGATGTATAACAAGCGTAACTTGATAGAAACTGAAAAATAAGGATGCTTCGGGAAGCGGAACCAAGATTAGCAGCGCGTGCGTGGCGCTCCCCGCTAAAAAATAGGGATTCTTGTTCCCCTTTTTTGTAATTATCAGCGCTTAGCGACTCTTCTGCCATTCGCTCGCCAAACCCGCCATTATTGCGCGCTCCTTGTCAGACATATTCGCCCATGCCTTGCACGCATCGGACTGCTTCTGCCAGTCATCCGCCTCCAGCTCCTCTGCTCGAAGTACTATATCGTCATCCTTTACGATATCTTTTTCGTATTCCTCTAATAGCTCTTCAGCCCACTTGTAGAGCGCTTCACCTTTTTCCATGAAGAACTCATCTACTTCCGCCTGTAGTTCTTCATCTAGTTCCCGTTTCGCTTTTGCGATATGGCTCTTTTTGAGCTTGAAATCCACTGCCCGCTTGTTGAGGTACTCGCGTAACCCCTTGTATTTCTCCTCCTCAATCACACGATATTTCAGCGCACGGTTGATTATCACAATCGCCTGCGCGATAGATTCAATAGCTTCGTTGAACAGAGACATGTTTGGTTTGTATGAGTGTGGTATGCCCAAACACGGTTCAATTTTAGCGTTCAACGGATCTTTGCGGGAAGCGCAACAAACGCGCTTGATTATACGGGTACTTAACCCTGCTTCGTCACCTGTGTAAGTCGCGTAATCTGCTTCTGTAAGTCAAAAATCCTGCTTCGTCACCTGTCGAGGGAGGTACGGAACCGTAGGTTCTGTTCAACGGATCTCTACAAAATTGAAACGGATCCTATGGGAAAAAGACAAACCAATGCTATGGAGTGCCCAATCTGTTTCTGCGCTGATCCTACTTACGTGATCAACTGTGGTTCTACCACAGAACACAAGATATGCGACTCTTGTGAAGTACAACTGCGTATGAAGTCGCCAGCCACACGCGACGGACGTGTACTCAAGTGCCCCATGTGCCGGGGTGAAGAAAAAGTCCCCGGAAAACGAACTTCCTTCTCATACGAATATGAATTATCCCAGCTGTATTCGGCACCGGTAGCTCGTGCGCCAGCACCAGTACGTGTAACCCAAGCAGAACAAGACTGGGGACAGCTTGCTGATTCGCTTCGTGACCTACCTCGAGACCTACAAGATCGCTACGTTCGTATTTATCCCCGCCTTCGTCCCTACTTTGAAATCTATAACCCACTGGAAGAAGTAATTGACCTAGTCAATGCGATTGACCGCCAGCCATTCGCGGCACAAGTCGCGCCTGCAAACCGAGCGGCTATGCGCCCACCAAACCCCGTAGAATACCATGCGTTCTGCCAGAGCGGTAACCGAGCGGTTGGTGTATGCCCTACTCGTGGAAAAACCGAGCGCAAGTGTTCTCACCCCGGATGCGCCAAGTTCGTATGCCGCAGCTGCCGCCAGTGCCTGACTCACTAAACGCTAATGATACATAGAAAACCAGAAAAATCAAAAAAATCCAGAAAAATCAAAAAATCCATAAAAACAAACTCTTTTTTTAACAAGGTTCCCGCTAAAATCCGTTGAAACTCCAAAATTGAAACATGCTGGAGCATAGATTCTCATACAAGTGAACAAATGCAGTGCTGTCCCTTGGTTACTAAAAAGTCCTGGCAGGCTGCAGTAAAAGTAATTCGTACTCTGCCGAAAGATACACAAATCGACTACATCCATAAGTATCCACAATTATCCATGTACGTTGACATATTCGACACGACACCTGTAACCGATACGACACACAAGAAGGGACGCTGTAGTTACCCCGGATGTAACAAGTTCGTATGCAGAAACTGCTGCCAGTGTCACTTTCATTAAAACAAAAAACAAAAAAAACAAAAAAACAAAAAACTCTTTTTTTAGGGTATTCGTTTCCCTTATTTTTGTTTGATGTATTTCCCTTATGAGAGATGTATGCCTTGCTCATTGAATACGCCTACGCGCCACCCATTTTCATACAGAAAGCAGGAGAACGATGGGAATGACCGGCGAGTTGTATACTTGCCAATACGACCACTGTATTCTCCACGCTCTTCTGTGTATTCTACACCATCGATCAGGTGCGTGGTTTTGATTGATTCGCCCGTAAGCGGATATACCTCATCGATCCCGTAGAGATACGCGAATATGATTGTACGAGCGTGGTTTTGTATCGCCTCTGACTTACTGCGTAATGCATCATCTATGTACATGTCGTATCCGTTATCATAATCCATTTTAGTCATGAACTTGGAAAACTCTGCATCCGTAGGCTTACGGAAGTAATTCGGATTGGTAGATCGAGCCATTGTAAGAGTAGAATGGTATAAAATACGTTTCAATTTTAATGGGGAAGCGGATAAAAATTGAAATGTATAAGTAAGAAAATATGTATCGAATAAAATGGATACTATCTTGGAAAAACTTCAATTTGTCGAGGAACGCATGGAGGCACTCGAAGAACAACTCAAACTTACTAAAATGGAAGCACTTGAACAGAGAGCAAGGGCGGAAGTTGCCGAGACATGGCTTAAAATCAAAAACAGAAAAATTGTATTCATGGAAGAGATGGAACATGAAATGCCGCCACCACCACCAAACAAGGCTGCAGAATCGTGGGATACGGTATCGATTCCATCGGTAGAACGCCGTACATCTATTCCATCGCCTGTGCGTAATTCTCCCTCTGTCGAACGACGTATCTCCCTTCCTTCACCTATACGACGCGCGTCTAAACCGATACAATTACCTGAATCACCTCTACCAAAACGGGTATCACTAGCAAGGCAGTGTTGGCCTGTCATACAAATCGAACCCTCGTCTATTGAGGTTGTAGAACCACAGGTTGTAAAGGCTGTACAAGGCTACGAGGATTTAATCCTATCCAGAAAAGAAAATCCTTTATGGACCAAGGAAATCATTCGCGAACACGCCATTCATCTTGGGATTAGCATTTTCTCTAAAAAAAAAGAACAACTACTTGAAGATATGCGGGCTGCCATTGACACTGGCGCGGTCGTCAGCAATCCTATCTACATTCTACATCTCTACGAAAAAAGACTCGAAGAGGTTTCTTTATCTGACTTAAATAAAGAAACCATTGAAGAACATTGCAAATACTACGGTATTGTTACCGACGGTAAGCGCAAGAACAAACTATGGGACGAACTACGCGATATTATTCGGCGTGACCGTACACGCGCTTGATTTATCCTTGGTTCTTCGGGAAACGGCGAAAAAAAGGGGAGGCAAACCCTACTTTTTTGTCCACCCTGGCATCTAGTACAGAACTCACGGTTACGTATCTCCCTTTTATCCCTTGGTTACGCTTCCGAAGCGGATAAGTCAGAAATGAGCGTGTAAGTCAGAAATCGGCGTTTCCTGTCTTATGCCTGCTTCGTCGCCTGTCGAGGCAATCTCGCTCAACGGATCTCTAAAAATTGAAACGCTTCTGGGACTTATACTCTCACAACAGCAAACCAAAAGCAAAAGCAATATGTCTCCCGCTCCTGAGATCGTGCGCCCTTCCACCGCGCCTGCCGCGCCATGGGCACCTATCAAAATCACTAACCCACCTCGTATTGTCGGCACCGTTCGCGTGATTCGATTCTAAATACAAAAAAAAAGAGGGAGCCGAAAACCCTACTTTTTTTGTGGGAGTTACGGTTATCTTGTATGTACCTGTATTACCTTTGTATCTATTACCTTGGCATGTACCTGTATTACCTTACCTTTGTATCTATTACCTTGGCATGTACATGTATTACCTTACCTTTGTATCTATTACCTTGGCATGTAGCTGTATTACCTTTTTATCTATTACCTTGGCATGTACATGTATTACCTTACCTTTGTATCTATTACCTTGGCATGTAGCTGTATTACCTTACCTTGGTATCACTAAGATTAGGGTTGCTTCGTCACCTGTCGAGGGAGGTACGGAACCGTAGGTTCTGTAAAGATCCGTTGAAACGGTCATCTGAAAAAATTGAAACGACTCTGGGCACTACACTCTCATTCAATACTCTCAACAATGGATTCCTTCAAAGTTACCCTCGATGCTACCCTCCTCGCTGTCATGACCGACTACACCAGCAAGATTCTTGACGATGCCATTCGTCGGCTCGCTGACAAGTACGGCTTCGATATCGAAGATGCCAAGCTATTCCTACAATCCGGCGGGGTTGTCATCAAGTATCCTCCTCTCGAGCGCGAGAAACTTCCCTGGACCGGCGTCGTCCGTGACTGCTGCAAGGCTATCAAGAAAAATGGCGGACTTTTCACTCAATGCACCGGGGTTATACACTCCGACGATTGGTGCAAACCTTGCTCCAAGGAAGTCGCCAAGAAAGGCAAGCCTACCTGCGGCGATGTCAACGATCGACTCGCTAAAGATCCTCTCGACTACCAAGTCGGACCTGTACGTATCAAACCATACATCGAATACATGAAAAAACACGGTATCCACCGCGAACAAGTCGATCAAGCCTGTGCCGAATACGGAATTACCATCGATCCCAAGCAATTCGAAGTCAAGAAACGCGCTCGCAAACCTCGCGACATGTCCGCTTCTATCGCTGTGGATGCTCCTGCATTTGAAGCTTTCGCTGCTGATGCCGAAGATGCCGAACAAGATGCCACCACCGCAGGCGGATTGGATGACGATGAACAACTCGAATCTGAAGAAGAAGATGAGTACGAGGCTCCTGAACCCGCGCCTGCTACTGTAATCGAGCATGCTCCGTCTCCTGTAACCGAGCCTATCGCGGCTGCTCCGTCTCCTGTAACCGAGCCTATCGCGGCTGCTCCGTCTCCTGTAACCGAGCCTATCGCGGCTGCTCCGTCTCCTGTAACCGAGCCTATCGCGGCTGCTCCGTCTCCTGTAGCCGAATCTACTGAGCCTACCGCGGCTGCTACGTCTCCTGTAGCTGAACCTATCGAGGCTCCTCTAGCAAAAATCACTACCGAACTTATCTCTGCCATGGACAAGAAAACCGTACAAGCTCACTGCCGATCTCGCGGTATCGATATCGATGGCAAAGGCGTCGTTCAACTCAAACGCGAACTTTCCGCATCTCTTAAATAAACAACCTGAACAATCGGAGCAAGCAGCTGGAGAAATAAACCTAAAAAAATAAAAAAATAACACTTTTTTTGTGGGGAGCGCCCCACACGCGCAACCATGCGGACTAAGGAATAATGATAATGGAAAAGTCTACATCAGATTTAACTTTCTTTTTTCTTCTTCTGTAGGCGGCTTACTTAATGCTACATATTTACGACCATTTAAATCTGCATCTCCTGTTGCATACAACTGATATGTTTTTGTTGTATCCAGCTTATGTATATTAGTTACATAATTTCCGTAAGTGGAACTCAATCGGGAAATTGACGCCTTGTCCATTCTATCTTTTTTATAGTCAATTCTTTTCAATTTTTTCATCTAACGTTATACTTTACGCTTATTCTTTTTAGTTCTGCAAAATTGACGCTTCTTTCCATCTGCCCATTTACAAGTAGCACTACGGGAACGGTTCGTACACAAACGACGAGACACTTTCGGTGCACACTTCATACTATTACATCCTATTTTTCTTGCCTACATATTTTTTACGAAATTGCTTAATGCATCTACTGTTCGCTCTCCGTTATAAGATTCCATCACTTTACCATTCTCGATCACTAACATGGTAGGATATGCCGTAATATTGAACTTTTTACTTACCTCTTCTGTTTTGGCATCTGAATTGGTAAGATCGACGGAAGACATGGTGTCTACATTGTTGGCTTGTACCTTTTCCCAAATCGGCTTTAATTCTTTACAATGACTACAATCCTTGTTATAAAACAAAATAAATACTTTATTTTGATTGTTCAAGATTTCACTTGGCGTAGTCGAAAATCCATCTCTTGATTTTAATGAAAACAGTACAATAAGTAGGAACGCTCCAAACAACAAAACCTTCATATCTTTCTCCTATATTTTCTTTTTATAGACTATGTATACTGAAATGATATTATTGATAGTCTTTGCTATTATTTCTAAATATTTATATTATCAATACAAGCAATCGGAAGACCTATTTGAATCCCAAGAACATTATAAATTAGTCTCTGAATATTTTATAGACAAGGGTCATAAACAAAAGCCTATCCTTTGGATTCATAGTAGTACGGAGTTAAACTCTAGAAATTGGGAATCCTTCATGTCTCGCTCTTCTACTAAACTGAACCAACCCTATCTTCAACTTACCATGAAATTTATCTATGATCATTGTAAAGAATCCTTCAATATTTGTTTAATCAATGATGACTCCTTTGCCTCTTTACTTTCTTGGAATATAGATTTACCAGATATAGCAGACCCTATGAAAAGTCACTATCGTACACTAGGTCTTTCTATGCTTCTCTATGAATATGGTGGTATGGTAGTTCCTCAATCCTTCCTTTGTAAAAAGAACCTATTACCATTACAGAAACCAGTTTTTTTCATGGAAGAAAAGAATACAGGTGTGTCTGATCATGTTTATTTGCCGAATACCCATTTCATGGGATGTAAAAAGAAGAATACTACCATGAAGCGATTTATTGCCTATCAAGAACAGTTATATAAAGAACGAACCGAACAATCTGACTTTATAGGAAATACCCTATTATGGTTACAACGTGAAGGTGTAGGCGTTGACGGAAAATGGATTGGTGTTAAAAAAATAGATGAATCGCCCGTATTGATTGACGACCTTTTAGGATCATCCGATATTTCTTTACCTGAACATTATGGTATTTATATTAACCAAGAAGAGATACTGCGTAGACCTAAGTATAGCTGGTTTGCGAGACTGTCTATTCCTCAATTAAAAGAGGGGCAATTTTATCTCAAGTTCTAGGAAAATAATATACGAATAAACAGGAAGAAGTGAAAGAACATATAAGAGAGATGGTTAAATTATTATCCCCTGAAGAAAAAGCGGCTGTGTTACAAGAACTTCGTGTCAAATTAAATAAACCTGGAGGTTTAAACGGATATGAAGCGCTTTCTTTGGTATCAGCCGCTTTGATGAAGGGTGTCCCACAAGGCTTGAACCTTGATTTTTTTGAAGAAGTATTAGATTACAAAGGAGGTCGTTCACGACGCACAAAACGTAGGCGCACTAGACGCAGTAAGCATTAGTCATTTATTGGGTCTAGAAAAACATAAGTTTGTCTATTATGATTCCAGTTGTGCAAATCATTAGGCGATAGTATACTGTTATACTATGCTTCTATGGTTTGTTGTTTTACTTTTATTTATTCCACTTGCTTATTCCGATAGTATTACCCCTGTTCCAAGACAAGCTCCAGCAGATCTATCGGTACGGATGGTTGCCGATTCTTATGATGTAGCACAAAATCCCTATTCACCTCCATTGCAATACAGGGATACCGATTCGTATCGACAAATTGGATATTTGAAGAAGGGGCGTCGGCTTCCCTTGTTTGGAAAATATGCTCAAGTTAGACGTGATAAATGGTACTATTATACTATTATAGATGAAATTAAGATGCCAATTACGATCAAAAAACGCCAATGCTCCGTCGCGCCGGGCTGTGACTCGGTGTCAACCGGTGACATGGTACAAATAGAGAGAGAAGACTGGCGTGTTGAATTATATCATATGGATTTTTAAATGGAATAAAATAACTGAATTATCTCTATGGTTTTCTCTGTTGGTTTTGTTGTCCATAGATTTATTTGTTCCATTAATACTTTTAACCGGTGATTCCACTCTTTTTCTTTCGATCTCTTCAATTGACATAACCCTTGTATGTCCAAATATCAACAAGAGCTATGTTTCTCCGTATCAGTATATTCGTCTGGGTTAAACCGTATCATAACAACCGGTCGATGACCTACATCTTGAGATAACTCCATCATGCGTTTGTTTTCACAGGTAGTATCGTAATTTATATGTTGATTTTCATCAATTTCAACAAGAATCAGTTGGAACCCTAAATCTAACATGAGATCGGGACGGCGGCGTGAGCATCCATCTTGTATCTTCTTGTCGCAAATCCATGTATAAGTAGAATGCGATTGAATATACTCAGCTACACATCGCTCTTTGGTTTTGTAATTTTGACAGAGGATATGGTCTGGGAATAAATGTACAAAACAATAGTAGCAATAACCGTTGTATTTATTGGTTATGTAAGTATCGCACAAATGTGTTTTACATTTTTTATTACGTGTATCGATCATACCATCTAATTTGTGATTGCTACAATACAAGGGTTTCCCGTTTGGAACTCCAAAATATGCCACATATTCACACTTTAAACATTTTTTATGAATTACATCAACCATACCTTTTTTTTTATGTTCTGAACAATATAAGGGGCGTTCGCCTTTTTTATTGTAAAGTGCTGATTTTTCACAATACATACATCTACTTCTGATTAAATTAATCATTCCTTCTTTTTTGTGTTCATTACAATACATTGCCGGTTTACCTTTTTCACCGTAAGCTGGTATAGTTGTGCAACCTAGCTGAATGCAACGTTTAGATCGTTTATTATACATTCCTTCTAATTTATGAGAAGCACAATAAATTGCATATTCATTTGGGTTTCCATACAAACGCCCTTTTGTACAGTCTGGGTGAATGCATCGTTTATCTTTTACATTAATCATTCCATCTTTTTTATGCTCTTTACAATACTCGCGTCTTTCTCCTTTAAAATTATATAGAGCAGTTATGGAACAACCTTCGATTACGCACATTGATTATTTTTGAATAAAAATATATCAATTTTTACAACAAAAAATCAATTTTTTCGATAAAAACGCACAAATTATTTTACATCAGACTGACGAGACCATAACTTTTAATTTTAGAAAAACTCGATAAAAACCTTACCAGTTATGGTAACAAAAACATATGTAATTTTACATCACTCGATAACAAATTAAAACTAAAAATAACTTCGCATCATAATTCATAACAAATTATCAAACTTTTTGAAAATGACCAAAAGTAAACTTTACATCCAAACCGAATCCTATTTTAGAGAAAAGTCTTTGGAAAAAAAGAAGGAAGAAATTATGGAGTCATTAATCGCCAACATTGATTATAAATTATAGGACGATTTACAAGATAAAGTCCTATCGAGCCAACCCTCTTATGGAAGCATTAAAAATCATACATACCAGTTTTTTTGCTTCTTTAAGGGATTCACTGGTATATTATCTTGTTAGTACGATAGTTTGCCTAATTTGTTATCAAACCCATATGATCTGTTGATTGGTTTGTCCGCTTTTATTTTTATTTATTATACGCCATATCACGTATAATAAAAATAGTATTTGTTTTTATTTTTGGGTTATATCCACAAATGTATTATGGTAAGAATATACTTTTGTTTTTTTATAGTGCTTCCTTAAAACCTGTAATAGCTTATACACTTGGTTATTATTGTCTTTTATAGTTCAGCTATACAATAACAATTTCAAATAATAAACATAGAAAATGATTAGACCAGTGGTTGGAAAGTTGGCTTGTGAAAAGTAAAACTGATCGGAAAACAGTTTACTAGACATATAAATAATATTTTAAACATGGTTAGTGCACCTAAATTAGTCAATAATTCGACTGTGGCTTCATATTCATGATTGCATCGAAAATCGATTTTAATTTTTTTGAAAATCTTATTTTGAAAGCCTTTCCATCCTACGCCAAGGTATTTACGTTCTAACAAGGTCAGTGGGCAATTATGAAGAATCACACAAGATAAAGCATCGATTGAAATACATGAAAGGATCAAAAATAAGTGTAGCACGTTGTTATCAAACAATAACACTGTGGCACCAATAATCATAACACAAATATGAAGAAAGCCATAATAACAGCCAATAAGCGGTTTCATATAAGGAACAAGGCTACGAAGAATATCTCTCATGACTTAGGAAATCTTCCTAATTTTTAATCTTTTACGAATAAATCAATATTCATACAAGGATGTGGTTCACATTGAAAGGCTGCAAATATCGGACGAGATAATTGAGCAATAGGGGTATGTTTATGTACAGTTCGTGTTATCATACGATACAATTCAAAATCTGGATATCGTTCTGCTCCTTCTGATGTAAACAGGACACTATCTCCATTATCGTCTTGAGACCATTCTTCTATAACTTTAAATATCTCTTCTTCTTCCAAATATCCTTCTAGAATAGAGCAAGCTAACCTACATAAATCAAAGCTTGGGTTCGCATCGATTGGTGGTTCATTCATGTTAAAAAAGGGCTCCATATTGTATTGGGTTGCAGCATCTCCTTCTTCGTGAAAGCTATCGGACACGAAACGCCGTCCTTGATAAGTATAAATAGCACGTCCATAATCGATGATTTTGTAAAGTTTTCCATAGGTAGGTACTTTGTAATGAATGCCTTGATAACAATAATAGATAAACTCTTCTTCCGTATTCACATACATGATATTGTTCGTATGAAGATCATTATGTACAAGAGAATAAGCTTGTTGATAAGTAATTAAAGTCATGATGACTTGCATTAAAGCAGACGTTAACTCAGTCGTGTTCATTTCGTCAAGTAAAGAATCCATTGTGTCGACACATTTTTCCATAGCAATGATTTGTACTGGGAAACGCTGGATAATGGCTTTTACATCTTCCATAAAAGAAATCTTACTATCACAAGATATATCGTCGTCCAAGGAATCAAGTTCTAGTTCAACCGGTTCATCAGAAAAGATTATGCGATCCTTGAACTTTCTAGAGTCCGAAAAAGCAATTTCTTTGTTTAACGTAAAGAGTGTACCTTTATTTTTATGAAAAAACTCGGAATGTTGGATTTGATCGAACTCTTCACAAAGGTTATAGGTAAACTCCTCTTTAACTGCTAAATAACTACCAAAAAATTGAGTTCCATGAAGAAAGCCTTTTTCTAACAATAGATTAGATAAATAGTAGAAAAAACCATCTACATAGGATGAATTATTAATGTCGGAAAGCTTGGGTAAAGGGCTTTCTGTTAAGGTAGGAAGAGTATACTCGTAGTTTTCATAAGCACCGGTTAAATATTTTAAAGGGTCTAACAAGGGTGAAAATTTGAAAAAGATGGGCTTATCTCCCATGAAAATATCCTCGTTTTTTGTAAGGTTTGTTAAAGGTGGATGATTTAGATTAATTGAGTTCCAATTGGTATGATTCAAATGAAAAAACCGCGTGTATAAGGGAATATAGTTTTGTATTTGCTTGACGTGTAAAAACTCTTCCAATTGCAAATACAATTCCTTATTTTTATGTTTTAAATAGTTCATACAAGTCCTATTCTAAAAAGTTGTCTCAAATTAAACTTAATTTCCTAAAGATAAACTTAATCGTGACAAAGTATAGCGTAACTACTCTTGGGGTATAGAGAAATATACTTCCATAAATAGGGATCGTACAGATTGGGAAACACGTCAAGTTTTTTTTGGACCATTAGTATATGAGTTATGATAAAATAGAAATGAACAAATTACCTTTAAAAATGAATTATGAAAAATTATGGGCTTTTGTATCGTTAGCAGGCATCGTCGCTGGGTTGTTAGATAAGAAATGGGCATTACTGGTAGGTGTATCATGGACACTTTTGCTGTTGATTTTCTCTATGGTTGCTGGAATTATTCATTCTCCTTTAATTTGGATCGATAGGATACATGAAGTAGGGTTATATATTTTGTTAAGTTTTTTTTTATTTTGTATTGTAAAAAATAAACAATACATTGAAGATGGATGGATGCCAGACAATTGGTATTATTATTCTAGATTTGTATTGATATTTGCAGGTGTGTCTATTCTCACTACTATAAAATATAAGGAAACCTCTCAAGAAGGATGGCTTACTCTTACTTATTTTTTAGAAACCTGTTTGTTTGTTTTTGTATTTATAGAATATATTATTTGTACCTTTTTTCGTACAGATGGATTCAATGTATAATTTTATTGTAATGGAATAGTATAAAATCCAAATGATAAAACTTGTTTATAAGTTTTATGGATGCATCATTTAAATAATCATAATAATTTAATTTCTTTTTGTTTGCCTGATCAACACGGTTAAAATCTTTATATCCTAAACGAATCATATCCATTGTTAACGTTTCGGTTTTTAATATTTTTATAGTAGGAATAAGTGACTTATTTTCATCGGTTACAAAAAGGTGCTGAGGAATATTATGATTATCATATTCGGTGGATACTAAATAGTCTTTTATTATATCAAATACGGATTCTTTAGATGTACTTACTTTTATTTTATGATAAAAAAATAAATCGCTAATAATACGTTCATATGGATTTCTAACAACCGTCAATATCTTGATATTATTAAAATCAATAGAAAATTGAATCATTTGAGTATAGGTAATATGTTGCAGGGATGAATTAATTTTCATATTCTGTTTTTTTGTTTCGTCCTTGATAAACCCATAAAGAGATGTGTTATTTAATGGTATCGTAAACTTTTTTGAAAAGTATTTTTCGATAGAAGTTCCGCCAGTTTTAGGTATGTGTATAAATAGAACATTAATATCGTCTTTTTTAAAATATGGCATATAATAGTATTCTATTATATGTCAACATCTATAATAAATGGAAACAAAGTCGCAATTGCTTGTTTTGGTGGAAAGGCTTTAAGGTTTGGAGGTATTTTACCATTTGAGTTTTTAAATTATTTATCTTCCAATTATAAAGATCATTGTGATTTATATTTTTTTATAGATGAACATCAATCGTGGTATCATGAAGGAATAAAAGGTATTACCACATGCATAGACGACACGGTTCTCTATTTGAATAATCTATTGCGTAATTATGATAAAGTGTTATTTATGGGTACATCGGCTGGAGGGTATGCGGCTATTTTATTTGGTTCCTTGTGTAATGTAAATGTGATTAGTTTTATTCCTCAAACCATACTTCAAAATCCAATCGATAAAAAATATAAAAATCTAAAAGATAGAATCAATCCATCTTTACATTATATTGTACATGGAGATATAAATGGTTCCGGTCCTCATGATATATCTCATTGTGAAAATATACAACAGAATAATGTAACAGTAATACGCGATAATAAGTTTGACATGAAAAGATTAAGAGATGATGGTACAATCAAAATTATGATATAAACTTGAATACAATACCATAACAATAATCATTTTCCCATAATCCAGATATTTTTAGATGTTTTGGTTTGTATAATTTCTTTAAACTAAAAATCGGTTTTTTGGATGTTTTATAAGAATCTAACATGTCTTTTTCAATACGACAAGATTCTTCCAAGCTAGGAAAATGTAAATAAAGACCATTAAAGATGATGTTATGTGTCGAATAATAAATACGAATAAATTGACTATGTTCCATCATGATGTTTTTCACGGGTGGATGGAAGATTAAGAATTGTCTATTATAAGAAGAGGGTGATATAGAGAGCATAGTTGTTTCTGTATTTATCTATTTATATTATATGAAGTATACTATTTTGTTTTTGGCAAGTTTTATAGTAGGCATGGTTTTTGTTTATTTCTCACCAGCAGAGCATAAGACAGTGTTGGTGTTTCCTAGTCCAGGGAATATAAAACATATACAATATAAAGATAAGGCAGATCAGTGTTTCGATCTTTCTGCCAAATTAGTGGATTGTACAAAAGGGGCAAAAAATATTCCTATTCAATAATATGGATTGGTATGAAAAAATTATAGTTATATTGAGATTTTTCGGAATATCGCTCGTTCCTAATAGTGAACCAGTGGAGGAAAACCTGTATCGCTTTGACTAATCAAAAAAATATTCCTATTCAATATGAAAGCATTTCTTCGTTCCGACCACGGGAAATGTATATTAGCCTTAGTGATTGGGTTTGGGTTATCTACCTTTTTCCGTAAAACATGTAAAGAGAAAGAATGTATGGACTTTAAGGGACCTTCTTTGAAAGAGATTGAGGAAAACATTTATCGTTATGACAAAAAATGTTATCAGTTTAAGCCGAAAGCTGCCACATGTAATCCTATCAAACGAATCGTGGAGTTTGCGTAAAGAATGGATTGAAAAAACACCTTTACTACTTTATGTCTACAGAGATTGATAAGTTACCATTTAACAGTCCAACAGATTTACCTGCTCGTGATATACCAAGAGAAACTGTTGCTCATGTAACGGACCCACAGGTGAATACAACCTATGTGCCTCCACCTTCCGCAAGATATATAGAAGACTCTAAACCTCGTTATGAAGAATATAAGTTGCCGATCATTTTAAGCATCTTGTATTTTTTATGGAACATACCGATTGTGCAGTCGAATATTGAGCGGATTGCACCTATCTTTACGGATGCTACATTTGGATTAGTGGCGAAAAGCGTTTGTTTTGGCGGATTTTATTATGCCTTTACTTTAGGAGTTATTTATTTTGGTAAATAAAGGTACTTAAAGAAATTACTTATATTCTAAATAGACTCGCAATAGCTCAGTTGGCAGAGCGACGGACTGTAAATCCGCAGGTCGAGGGTTCAAATCCCTCTTGTGAGAATAAAAAAATTGAATTAAAAAGAGGATGTATCTATTATAAAATGGATCTTACCCAGACAAAGCTTACTCGCGATGAATGGAACAGCATTGAGTTGCCGTTGCCTCCCGATGAATTAGATATTCTTCGTTTCATCCAGCGTGGATATCACGAAGATATAGTGGAAAACCCTATGAAATCCTTATATACGTATCTCAAGCTAGAGCCGAATCCAGCGTTAGACGCTTATTTATGTAAACATCTAAAGGTAGCTACACCTCCTGTCAAAGTAACTCTGAAAAAGGCAGATCAGATCCGGGTACAGTCCATTTCTCATATCCCAGACACGGTCTACGAAAAGATTTTGTTGTCTCTCTGCGAAAAAAAGGCTTACTTTCATCTGCAGTGGTGTTTACGGCTTCACGTACATAAACCAAACCCACATGTCCTCGACTATGTTCGGTCGCAACTCAAGATAGATATTCCTGGCTGGACAAGGAATGCCGTAGAGTTGTTAGAGCGTAATCCTTATGCGAACTTTCAAGATCGTACACTTTATTCTCATCAAAAAGAATTGTTCCGAGTAGCGAAAGAAGAGGGCGATAAGTTAATTCTGTATATGGCGCCGACCGGTACAGGAAAAACCATGTCGCCGATTGGTTTATCAGAAAAGTATGTCATATTGTTCGTCTGTGCCGCGAAACATGTCAGCATGGCACTCTCGAAAATGTGTTTGTCTCTTCAAAAGAAGGTCGCCTTTGCGCTAGGATGTACCGACGCATCAGACATTCGACTACATTATTCGGCGGCGGTCGATTATAGTAAAAACAAGCGAACCGGTGGAATTGGTAAGGTTGACAATTCAAATGGGAGTAAAGTAGAAGTTATGATTACCGATGTTCAATCGTATTTGATCGCCATGAATTACATGTTACAATTTCAACCGAAAGAAAAAATGTTAATGTATTGGGATGAGCCAACGATTGCGATGGATGTAGACGATCATCCTTTACATCCAACTCTTCGGAGGCTATGGAAAGAAAATGTGATTCCAAACATTGTCTTATCTTCGGCGACTTTACCATCATTGGATTATTCCATCTTTGGTAAAGTCTACACGATTCGAAGCCACGAATCCAATAAGACGATCCCATTGGTCAATCCAGCCAACGAAATTGTCATGCCGCACCATGTACCTTACGAAGAGTTGGCAACCGTGGTAGAACATTTAGAAAGACATCCGATCTTATTGAAATATGTGGATTTAGGATCGGCACTACGGTTAATTAAAGAAGTGCCGTTTACGGATGCGTCCGAGATTACAGTAGATAACATCAAAAAGGTTTACGTGAGCTTGTTGAAAACCATGACGAAAGAACAATGGTCCGAGCACCAGACCAAGCTGACCGTGCCTTCATCGATTCGGTTTTGTTCCGAAGATGCATGGACCTGTAGTTACGCCCCATCGATTTATATTGCGGAAGACGTGGACAAAATCGCGGCGTATTGTTTAAAGACGGCAGCGATACCTGCAACTTTATTACAAGATTTGACAAAACAATTGTCCTATAATCAAGGAATATCCGATAAAATAGCACAATTAGAAAAGGATGTGGAAGATCGAAACAAGGATTCAGAAAAAGAAAAAAAAATGCGAGATGAGCGTGTATCTCCAGAGGTCAAGAAGATACAAAGGGAAATTGAATTGCTACAAAGTTCAATTCGTTCGATCTCTTTACCAAACGGGTATATTCCAAATAAGTTAGAACATTTGTCACGATATGGTCAAGAGAATAAGTTGTCGGTAGCATTTACTTCGGATGTGGATGCGCTGACGATTGAAAAAGCATTATCGACGGATATGGAAGCTTCCTGGAAAGTGCTTCTCATGATGGGGATTGGTGTCTTCTCGGCGAAAGCAACACCGCGCTATCTAGAGCTTGTCAAGGAACAGGTGATGAAGCAGAAAATGTATTTGATCGTGGCTACCTCGGATTATATTTACGGTACTAATTATCAATTCGCCAATTTGTACCTGGGAAAAGATATGAAACTAAGTCAAGAGAAATTGATTCAAACATTGGGTCGTGTTGGGCGAGGTAAACAGGTTCCTTATGCAATACGGCTTCGTGACGATTCGTTCGCCAAACTATTATTTACTCCACAAGATTCGCCAGAGTCGAGAATCATGATGAAACTATTTGCATAATAGAAAGTATCCATTTAATCTTAATTACTTTTTTACTTAAAAATTGATTGCAATACTAACTTAGAAAATAAATGGAAAAATCCCGTGGAAAAAACTGTTTCAAAAATGGTAAGCAATATCAACACCTAGTAGCATTACTTATGTCAAAAATTAGGATAGATGACACTTGTTATCCAGTCGAAGAGGTATCAGGATCAAAATCCGGTTCAGATATTTTGATGGATATACCTCCTTATGGCAAGATTGGTATTGAAGTAAAAAACAAAGGTGCATTTGAAGGTGGCTCTATTAAAATGGTATACAGCCAGCCCTTAGAAAAATTAGTATTTCCAGAGGAAACGATACACCATCATTGTCTAGGTGATATTCAGGTATATGATGGTAAAAACCTTCCTTGGTATGAGGGAAAACGTACGACAACGGACTATAAAAATAATTCTGTTGTATTTGATAAGGAAGTTAAAATGCCGATTCTTGCTACAACCATGTCAGACTATTATAAAAAAAATGGAGTTCATTATATCCAAATTGAAAAATATGGGTTTTATCATACTGGAAATGATATACTTCAGTTAGGAGTACCCTTCTTTGAATGTGAGCAGTATTTACGTATAAGAACGAGTAAACACAAGGCAAAAATAGATGGTATTCGTGTTCCTACAGATGTGGTAGGCGATATTAATTATAATAAAAAGTCATTGAAAGTATCCATGTATGATTTAAATGGTACATTACCGCCTTCTATGAAGGTGGCAGAATAAGAATCTCTGAAGATGTTTTGCTCTTGTTCATACTGTAAGACCAACTGGCTGGAATGATGCGACACCCTTCATATAACTTTCGAATATACTCACAATCATTATAACTAACCAACCAATCTTTACGTTTTCGAATGGTTTTAGAAAACGCAACATGATCAAAGTGTTCGTGCATATTTCCATCTTTTCCGTAAATGGAATCTTTAATGTAATAGGGTGGATCTGCATAGACCACGGTATCCATCGTTTCCGGATATTTCTTTAAAAATGCGTTACAGTCCATATTTGAAAATTGGATAGAATCTACGTTGCAATCAGAAAGTCTTTGTACACTTGAGTCAGTGAGTCTTTTTTTGGAGGCTTCCTCTGAAAATCCGCCGGATAAGGTTGCACCACTAAAGGAGGCGCGATTGATAAGAAAGAAAGAGGTCGCCATGGATAAGACAGGTTCTGTCATTATATTTTTCCGTAAGGTTTGGAATGCTTCTTTCGATAACGGCATATTTTTTTTGATACGAGCAGCGAGGGTATCGCAGTTAGTTTGTTTTGTAATCCAAAAATGATACAGAGGAGTAAATAAATCATTCCCGTAAACCGTATATCCATTCGAGCTAAGAAACAGTTCGAAACTACCGCCTCCAAAGAAAGGAGAGAGTAAGGTTTTTCGAGTGGGGTAATGAACCCTTACTTGTTCATGTAATATAGAAATGGCTCTAGTTTTCCCCCCTGGATATCGTAACGGAGATAGATTCGTACAAAGGGAAGAATCAAGCAGTTGTAAAAGCTCGTCTTTTTTTTTTCCACTATATCTTTTGATATTCTTTTCTTTACAAAGCGTGATCAGCTCTTCCCTTGTTTTGTCCATCCTTATTAGACTAGATAATATAATAAATCAATTTTATATTAAAGAACTGTTACCATATATGGTATGGCTCTCATCCAAGACTATTTAGAGCTAAGTGACAAATACCAACAAGAGTATGGTACCCATACGATACTCTTGATGCAAGTCGGATCTTTTTTTGAGGTCTATGGAAACAAAACCCATCGAATGATTGATGAGTTTTGTAGGATCTGTGATTTAAATATTGCAGAAAAGGGTGCCTCTCAAATGGCAGGGTTTAAAGATTTTCAGTTAGAAAAATATCTAAAAAAGATACAAGAGGTTGGATATACAGCAGTAGTGTATGTTCAAGATGAAACAAAAACAAATCGTGTCTTAGGTGGTGTTTTTTCTCCAGGCACTTATTTTTCCGATTCGCCCAAGTTATCCAATCATATTACCTGTATTTGGATTGATCAAGTTCAGCGATTATTTCCCAAGGGTCAATATGTGGTAGTTGGGGTAGCAAGCATTGATATTTTTACCGGATCAACGCAGCTAATGGAATACACAGAAGAGTATCGGAATAATCCAACCACGTATGATGAATTAGAGCGGTTTATCTCTATCGTGAATCCAAGTGAAGCCATTTTAATTACGAATATAAAAGAGATCGATACGATTATTAGTTATGCAGGTATACAATGCGATTTAATCCATCGTATACCGATTATACAAGAAGATACCGTGGCAATGAAACGTGTTCGTAACTGTGAGAAACAAACCTATCAAAAGGAGATTTTATCTCGATTTGGAAAAAACATGCCGGAACATCCGATGGCGACACAAGCCTTTTGTTATTTGTTAGATTTTGTGTATCAACATAACCCGCATTTGGTAGAGAAATTATCCGAGCCGGTATGGGAACATCCGAATCGAATCGTTTTAGCGAACCATTCGTTAAAGCAATTGAATATTATTGATGATGGATCCGTAAAGTCGAATAAATATTCGAGTATTTCTTCGATGCTGAATGAATGCATGACACCAATGGGCAAGCGTGCCTTTTTACATTTGTTGTTACATCCCATCTGTGATCCAGAGGTACTACAGCGAGAATATGATATTACAGAATACCTATTAGGAAAATCAATACAACTTTCGATTAAAGACTTGGCAAAATGGGAACGAAAACTCTTCTTGAAAAAGACAACCTTTTCTTGTTTTTCCTCCTTGTTCCAAGATTTAACTACCGTAAAACAGCTCTGTCCAGACAAGGTCATAGTAACATACCTACAACATTTTGATTCCAAGGTAGACCAAGTTCCATCGTATTGCGAAACCATCCAAACCTTTATTCGGGATCATATTGATCTAGAGAAAGAATCGATACAGAGCGGCATTGATGAAGAATATGATAGGCAAAAAAAGGAACTGGAAAATGCAGAAACCAGCCTGGCGCGTATTCAACAACAGTTTAATGATATCCTAGAACAAAAGGAAAAGAAAAAGTCTGATTATGTGAAGATTCATGAAACAGAAAAAAGTATTGGATTGATTTGTACCAAACGACGAGCAGCGTTGTTACATAAGACGGTTCCATTAGAGTTTGAGGTGCAAAGTGGTAATAATTATTACTTATTGACACCAGAAATTAAAAGTTTGTGTAGTAAGATTACCACGCTTCGCTCCACGATTCAAAAGGAGGTAGATCGTGTGTTTTCACAGATAGTAGTGAAGATGGAAGCCTATCAATCGATCTTGAATACCATTATCGTGTTTGTGACCCGAATGGATTTGATATATACGAGAGCTTCTATCGCTAACAAATATCATTATTGTAAGCCAATCTTAGTAGATGCAGAAAAGTCCTTTGTGGATTCTAAACAACTAAGACATCCTTTGATTGAACAAATCCAAACATCAGAGTTGTATGTCACGAACGATATGGCACTGGGTCAAACAATCGATGGGATCTTATTGTACGGAACCAATGCAGTAGGCAAAACAAGTTTTATCCGAGCGTTGGGTATTTCCGTCATCATGGCACAAGCTGGATTATTTGTTCCATGTTCTTCGTTTCACTATAAGCCCTATCGTTTCTTATTCACGCGTATTTTAGGAAATGATAATTTGTTTAAAGGAATGAGTACGTTTGCTGTGGAAATGTCTGAACTCCGCACCATTTTAAAGTGGAGTGATGCCAATAGTTTAATCCTAGGCGATGAGTTATGTTCGGGAACAGAAACACAGAGTGCCATTAGTATTTTTGTAGCTGGTATACAGCAGCTCAGTACAAAAAGATCAAGTTTCTTATTTGCGACTCATTTACATGAAATTACAGAATATGAAGAGATTACCTCTATTTCAACACTTTCTATGAAACATATGGCTGTGGTCTATAACAAAGAAATAGATGCATTAGTCTATGATCGAAAGCTTCAAGAGGGTCCAGGGAACAGTTTGTATGGGTTAGAAGTATGTAAATCATTACAATTACCCCAAGACTTTATCGATATGGCATATCAGATAAGGAATAAAACAAGTCCTTTACTGCTAAAGACATCCAAGTATAATACCAAACATGTAGTTGGATTATGCGAGTTATGTAAACGACCGGGAGCAGAGGTTCATCATTTAGAGTATCAGCAAGATGCAAAAGAGGGATGGATTACAAAGGAAGATTTTTATTTTCCAGTAAATCATCCAGCCAATCTAATTACGATATGTGAATCTTGTCACGATGAGATCCATCAAAAAAAAAGAAAAATGAAAAAAGTAAAAACCATGAAAGGATCTAGCCTTTTAAGCTCTTAAACAATTTTTTCTCGTAGTATAAGTTTGCTTTTTGTAAGAGGGTATGTATATCAATATCGACAAACTCTGTTTTTACATAAGGGGTTTCTTTCTTTTTTTTATAATAAGATATATTCATTGGCATTTTTGTTTTAATTGGTAAATGTTTTGCTAGCTTATTCATGGTAGCTGTAAATTGATTCAATAATTCATCATAGGTAATCAAACAATAGTGTTTGACTAAAGTTGGCATGGTGTCTACTAAGAACTTATTTTTGATATGTCTCAACTCAAATATATTTTTATACCGTTCTTTGGTTTCTATATGTCTGTCCGCCATATTTTCAGTTTCATCGTCATGTAAGGAATAGATTTCCCGATTTAAAAAAGCTATCTTATCTTTTAAATGAACTGGTAAATGATACTGTTTTTTATAAAAAGAATTAATCCAGTCATGTAAGTTTCTTATAATTCCTATAAAAAAAACATCATCTGTATTGCTAAGATCATGAGATCCAAAAAAATGTTTCCATCCATAATCCCACACAATCTCAACATCAAAGTTTAACAATAATAGTTCTTCTAAATAATTTGTTCCACTACATCTTTCCCCATAAATAGTAACTTTCATAGTTTATTACAATAATTTTTCTACTTCTTTCAACCGCAACTTTTCTCTTTTCTCTCCTTGTTTTTCAACACTTAACTCTTTCCATTTTTCCATATCTTTTTCAAGTTTGACTGGATCATACCCAGGTATTTCATCCAAGATCAATTCAATCACTTGTTCTATGGGTTTCATCAATTGATTCGTGATATAATGTTCATAATCTGGTAACAATCCTTTTTCTTTGATATATTCGGGCGTTTCAATACGTTCCCCTTGTAGTCCTTTTATTTTGGTTTGAATATACACAAACTTGACTCGGTCACCCGGTTTCGGTTTATTACCTTGATCTCTTTTACCAATCCGTTCTGCTAATACTTTATGTGCGATTTGTAGTGGGTTCTTATAACCAGAGCGTAATGATTTAGTAATGATTAGTTTTTCCAAGGGTGTACGTCCCTCTCGCACATCATTTAGCCGTTGGCGTACAAACTCGACTGCGCGTAATGGATTCCTTTCTTCCATTAAAATATCAATTAAGCCTCCATAGATATCTTTGACAATCGGTGCATTATCACGACGTTTCAATACAATACCCATGCTTTTCCGGTGACAGTGCTCCGTATCATTTTCATAAAGCATACCCACATATCGTTTCTTGGACAAGAGAACAAATGGATAGAATGTTTTTTCATACTCTAATTCATGTGGGTATTTGAGAAATTGAGTTGCTAATTGACCTGCTTCTTTTGCTAATTCAATTGTAATTTCCAATGCCTCTTTTCCTTTTAATACTCTCCCTTGATGAAAGAGTGTAAACTGAAAGAATACCGAATCTGTATCTCCGTAAACATATTCTGCAGTTGCGCACACTTCACCGATACTCGTTTGGCAGGTTCGTTGATGATAGACCTCTTCGATCAATGTCTTGGCATAAATCAATAGCTTACGCCCGACTGCCGTACAAGAAGCGGCTACATCTTTATCGTAAAAGGTACTTGTACGAGCACCACATTGTCCGTATAATGAATTGGCAGTAATTTTGTAAGCGTTTTGTCGTTTATCTAATATATTTTTCATAAACTCGTCAGGTTCCTTTGCCATTTGTTTTTTGGTAGCACTTCTGGCTGCCATTAATTCTTCCAACACAGCAGGCATGATCGCTTTTCCTTGTTTGAACTGAGCGAAACGACACACTTTTACTCCTGACTTTACTTTATCTGCTTTTGCTTTTGGCGATTTTCGTACATATTTATAGGTATCATATTCAATATCCACATAATCGTACGCGGATAAGTTATCATATTTTTTGCTACCGGTCTCTCGTAACAAATTGCCATCCAAATCATATTCCTTGGTCCACACTTTGCTGCTCGAGCAAATATTATCGGAACACATACAGGATGGGTAAAGTGACTTGTAATCACACACTGCTACAGGATTATCATAAATCCCACACTTGGGATCTAGGACAATAGCGCCTTCATACCCGCCGTCAAACTCAGCTGATGGTAACACTGGCATCAAGGTATTTCTTTTACGACATTCTTTCGCAATATAACTAGTAAGTTTAATTCCTTGTCCACGAAAGATGAGAAACTCGATTGGTACGCTACAAATCGATGCCATTTCAATAAACCCTGTCAACATGTCGGTCTTTTTGAACAAATGTTGTACCAAATTACAATCTTGGATACAATAAGCAGCAATGATAGCACGATCGGCATCCGACCCTTTGGATAATCGAAAGATATCATGGTGATCTACGTCATCTTTCGCCAAACACCATCGAACAATCTTTTCTGAGTGAACCTCTTCCGGAATAACGAAATGATCGGTATGAATCTCCAATACTTTAAACTTTTTACCAAGATAGGGCTCAGGTGAATGGGATTCTTCTTCTAACGTAACATAGTTATGTTTCTCCAAGCCTTGAAAGTTTTTAGTATAAATACGTTTGCCATCCACGCGCGTTACTTTATCTCCAATAAATTGAGAAGAAACGGAATCTAATTTATAAGAATCAAAGTTATAATCACGGCGAAATACGGTATACAAATCAATATGAAGCCGACCCTCCATTTTGAAATAGTGTAAATTATATTCACCGCTTGCAAGAAAGACAGACTTTTCTTCGATTTTCCATTCCCCTTGAAATTGTTTCCCAGCTAACATAGAAGTACGTGTTAGTGCAAGAAACTCTCGCGTACATTTGTTTTCCATGGCACGTTGAAAGAGGAACTTTTCATCAAAGCCGAAGATGTTGTAGCCAATCAGAATGTCCGGATCTTCGCGTTGAATCATTTTAGACCAGGCTATCAACACATCTTTTTCTTCAGCATAACATTCCAAGGTTGCATTCTCTACCGGTTCACACCCACCTAATACAATACAATGGTTTAGGCAGTGTCCCTGACCGTACTTGTAAAATGTACTTCCAATAAAAGTTACTTTATCGCCTTCCAATGGAGGGAAAGCACCATTCAGAGCTTTACGAAGTTCCAAAGCTTTACCTTTATGATTGCTTTGGATAAGTTCGCCTACGGTCATATTACATTCTTCCTCTTCTTCTTCATCAGAGCCATCATCTTCTTCCACCGTTCCTTGAATACGGCTGGTTTTCCATGTCGCTAAAATAGCGGCAATCGCTTCTTTCGAGACAGGCTTTTTCGGATAAACAAGATCGATCGATAAGGTATCATAACCGAACGCCGTATAAATACACCTCTCTAGATGTTCATAGGTTGTACAATGGTCTTCGACAATTTGTTCCGCTAGGCGTTTATAATCTTTGATTGCCATTGGAAAGTCACCATGACTACTACTAGCTTCAATATCAAAACTACAGATTTTATAAGGAACAGGTGTATCTTTTTGCAAAGGTTCAATGTCACGGGTAGACACAATACATTCATAGGTGCAGGTAGTGGTTTTTGTCTCGACTGGTTTATAGGGGATACGAATCCATCCAGAGGGACTCATTTCTTTGATATGAAAGAACCGAAGCAAAGGTGGAATGTTTGATTCATATAGTTTTAAAAGTTTACCTTTATAAAAATACCCTGCTTTCAGTATTTGTTTTGTTTCACCTTTTGATTTCACTTCATCATACCATAAATTGCGAACTTTATAAAAGGATGCCATGCCTCGAAACTTTAAACATATAAAATTATGATCCGATTGACCATCAAACCCATCGAGCTTTTTGCGTTTGATCAATAAACAATCGATAATGGATTCGGCGTAGTATTTACCAACAGTTTGCCTTAAATGGTCTAGGAATAGGCGTTTGTGATAAGATGTAAAGTCATCTGGTACAAGACAGAAGAAATAGGGTTTGAAGTCTTCTACTTTGACCGAAAAAGTTTCTCCGGTTTCATTAATGCCAAACATTTGAATCACAAAGCCTTGTGTGTCAATTGGTTCCTCTTCCCGAGGTTGGAGGAGTTGAAAATCGAATACTCGAAGATCCATTCTTTATTGATTAGGAAAAACTCTGTATCAATTTTAATATGTATTCTGCTTATCCATTCTCAAAAAAGAATAAAGAATTAACTTTTATTCATACTCCAAAATGCGCTGGTTCCTACGTTAAAAGTATTTTATCCCATTTGAAAATAAGAAATAATGGACACAATCAAGCTTTAGGAAAGGAAGGAATTACATTTACAGTTATTAGAGATCCGGTTAGCAGATTTGAAAGTTTGTTAAATTATAGACTAGGTGAAGAAACTTACAGAAGCGATTTTCCTGAACACTTACGCTATGTGTATAAGGATAAAAGTATTCCATTAAATGAAATTGTTTCAACTATGACAGATTCAGAAATACTAGGGTTTTCACCATTCAAAACATTATGTTATTGGACAAAAAATGTAGATATTATCATCACCGTGGATAATTTATCTACCTTTTTAGAATATTTTGGTTATACCTATGATAAAAATAATTTTAACCCAACAAATGTATCAAAAAAGGTAAGAGGGAAGTTCGATCAAAAAACAAAAGATAGAATAGCGCGGTTATTCAAGGATGATGTTATGTTGTATAATATGGTAGTAAAGTCATCTTTATCTTCCGCTCCACACTTTAATAATTGGAAAGAAATCGCTGTTTGAGTATCTGTTTATATAATCTAAATAAGAATAGGTAAATGGTTTAATCCCATACACTATTATGTCACCAAGCATAGAGACAGCAGTTCCTTTAGTTTGAAACATACAGGCAATTACTCTCTCTAGCCCTTTGCGATCCTCTCTGTTTTTAACTAAAGGTAGTAATCTTGAAAAGTCATATGTCCGATTTAATTCCTTTAAAAAGGAATGACGCACGATCATCATACATCCAAAACATCCTTTCCATTGTTTCGTTTCATAGAGTGCTAGTAGTTCTTCATTATTTTTCAACGCATGGATAAGTTGTTTTTCTTTGAGCGGTTTATCATATTGGTGTTTAGTAAACTCCCATAATATCTTGTAAGAATGTACATGAAAATCTATTTTTTTATTAATAAATGCAGAATCATGTAGTATAACTGCTTGATCAAACCATTTATGTTTGATATAATAATAAAAAGGTAACAACTCTCCTCTACCTGGATATTCAGATTGTAATACGATTGTATTTTTCATAGGTATACTTGTTAAAAAACTATTACTGTTATCGTCGATAATAACGATTGGATTAGAGTAATATTTTCGTATGGACTCATATGCAGATTTCCAATAGTTATCTGATTCTTTAGAATTGACGTGTCTTAATAGAATAAAACCAAATGATGTTTTACGTGTTTTCATATAGTATATTTATATTTTATTCATAATAGTAGACAAATAAAAACTCCTAGTAGTAAAATAACGAGTGCATATCGGCTATCCATTTTCATATACGTAGGTAAATAAGATTTCAATTTTAGCGAGCGCCCCGCACGCGCCATGATAAAGAACAGTAATAAGCGTTATAATTAAAGAACAGTAATAAGCTTTATAATCATGGCGTGCGCGCCGTTAAAAATTGAAATATATTAGATAACCTTGACGAGTAAATTATGGATAATCAACTCATTTGCGAGTATATTCACCATTGGGGAGCAGATAATTATGTGCAGTGGTGTTCACCCGAAACCGACATGGAGGACTTCTTTGAAAATGACGATATCTGGGCAGCTCAATTTAAGTACAACAACAAACCGCGTACCAATATTCCTCCGGGATTACAACCGTTGAACCCAGATCCGTACAAGAACAAGATACGCGACAAAAACAGCAAGTTGATACCAGAATCATTTGAATCTCATGACATTTACTACGATGTAGACCACGATCTTATTTCAACACATGGGATTATACATTATATTTTAACAACTACCTGTAAAGTGTCGATGCCTAACCTATTAAAGTCGAAGTATGTAGCGGATGCTCAGAGTATCTACTTATCGACACATCGTGCAGATGTATTGAACGCGAAATTACGAGAGGTAAGGATACGTAGGTTCTGTGATTCTGCTTCGATGGCGGGGAGCGCCCCGCACGCGCCATGATGATATCATCCTATTATCATCCTGTCATCCTATTATCATCTTATCATCCTATTATCATCTTATCATCCTATTATTATAGCGCGTGCGGGGCGCTCCCCGCTAATCATACAAGTCGCGCCTACAAATAGGACATATCTTTATTTTTTCCATGCACCTGTGACAGCAATGATGTTTACAATTCGTAGTTACAGTAGTTTCTTCAAAGCAAATAGCACAATCTTCTATGTTCAAGAACTTTTTAAACACTTTATGAATCAATATATTTCCTTTGTCGCCATTCAACACGTATTGTCCCAATAGTTTATTATAACAAAGTTGATCTAATGTATCCCGCATTTTTACAATCGCTCTCGCCACTGCTTCTGCTCCAACAATATCTTCCTTTTCTTCTACTTCATAGAGTATATCCGATGTATCTTGACTTTCGATCTCTAGGGAATACTGCTCGGAAAAGTTAAGCTTTACAGTGACCTTTAATCCGTCTAACGTAAGATTTACATGTAGTCCTTTACTGCGTTTCTCCAATAATTCGGTGGCGAGAGCAAGTTCCATAATTCAAATAATTCGATATTATTATAAATCAATTTTTATACATTAGTTTTGTCGAAAGTTGCACTCAACGGATCTTTACAAAATTGAAACGCCGGATGCCTATTTTTAGTATCAAGACTTACTATGTTGGCTCCTGGACGTATGATGCGTATCTGTACCAACCCAGTTGGGTTTGTGGAGACGAACGGATTGGCGGCTTACCGTAAACAGTTCAATCCTACGGTTACCCCCGAAATGCTCGTAGCCGAAGAGTACTACAAGGAGAACTGGGGGTCTCGTGTAACTAAGCAACATATCATCGACTTTATCAGGTATTGGGGCATTGAATATTATATTACGTCTTGTTCTCCAGATTCAACGTACGCGGAAATAGCGGCGGACGACGACTTTCTAGCTGCACAGATTCTCTTCTATAGCAAGCCGGTGGATGAAATACCGGTTGGCATACGGAGCGCGCGGAAAATCCCAGATCCCTACCATCGCAAACTTCGCGATTCTGGAGGTGTACTGGTTCCAGAACCACCGGACGAAACTACAGATGCAGAGTATCATGTCGACCAGGACTACATTTACGAGCACGGCATCGTGAATTACATGCTATTCTCCAACAGCAAAATCCCCATGACCACCTTGCTTGCTTCTCGCTTTATTGCAGTTTGGCAGCGTGCTTACATAGAGAATCTATAAGCGGGGAGCGTCCCGCACGCATTAGCAACATTTTGATTGGCGGAATTAGCCGCGCGCTTAATATACGAGATGGCGCCTCGCACTTTTTTTATCGTGTTCATAGTGTTCCATCGTGTCATCGTGTCATCATATTCATCATGTTTATCTTGTTCATCATTTTCATCGTATTCATCGTGTTCATTGTGTTCATCATTGGGTGTTTATTCATTGTGTTCAACGTTCATCATGGTAATCGTGCTCACATCGTGCTCATCATGTTAATCGCGCTCACATCGTGCTCATCGTGTTCATATGGAACATCGTATTCATCGTGCTGAACATATTTATCGTTTCCATCGTGCTGGTCAAGTCAAGTCAAGTAGCTAATCCCCGAAATGCGTTTTGCATTGAGCAAAGAACAGCAGCAAAGTCAAAAGAAGCGCAAGTGCGTGTTGGCTGTGTTCATTATGCTCATATTGTCTTTTTTTGCAGTCGATCTTTATAGGTTAACACCTTATAATGCGTAATTATCCGCATTCGTGGCGCTGCCCGAATCAGTCCACAATAGTATTATAGCGCGTGCGGGGCGCCTCCCCGCTTATAGTGTCGTGCGGAGACACACCCCTGTAATAGATTCGCATCGACTTTTGCCGCAGGTCCTCCTGTAAGAGAACTTGCTAACCGGGCATATCCCCAACTTTGTGGCGTTTGATTCGGTCTTGAACCAGAGGAATAATACGCACCTTCTCCCTTTTGTACAATTTTTTCTAATACCGATAAAGGACATCCAGTTTTTTTCGCCAACTCTTCCGAAGGTACCATCGAGGTTACCCCAAACTTTGCTTGAGCACGTTGGATATGACTTGACTTTTTGTTCGGATAAGATTTCATCTTTTTTCTAGTTTGATACATACCCTTTTTATAGTCTCGTCTCGATTTCAAAATACTTTGGATTTGTATACGTTTCTCTTTCTTCGATAAAGGAGAAAAGTATCGCGTGGGTATCATAGTTTACACAGAGAAAACGAGATAAGGCATGATATATACCAATACAACTGCCCATACGTCATTATTTGCTGACATGGAAAATAATTTTTGTAGTAAAACCGTAGAGATCATCATAAGTGCGTCAACCAATAGGATTCGAGGTCCTATTTCTTTCACATATTGTTTGAATACGCCAATAAAAGGGCTATTTCCTTGATAACGATTTACAAAGAAGCCAAACAATAAATCATGCGTCAATTGTACGACTAAGACTAAGCCTATGAAGTAAAACAAGTTGTATTCGGTAAACAAGTAGGGATAGATAAAAGAAGCAATCAATACCCCAATCACTAAAATCAATACATCTGCTAGGACAGCGCCTATACCAAACTTTTTGTACCATAGGGTCAACGACGGTGTTTTCAATACGTTAAAACTTAAAGCAATAACAATGAGATCTGTTAACAAACCAGCATTCAATAAAGATAACATACTTTATACACGTTATAATTTTCCAATGTTCTAGCACTACAATCGTTACTGGTAGTGTATTTAGGCATCCAATAATAAGGTAATACATCTACATTAAAGTTAGAATCATAAATTGATTTATAGTAATACTGCTCTGCGGTAAAGTTTTGATCTGGAGATGGAGGCACATTATCTTGAATAATGCTAAACCAAGAACGTTGAAGAGAACTTACCCCATCACTAAAGGCTTCCTTTTTACGCCAAAGGATTTCGTCTGGTAATGTCTGTGTAAAGGATAAGCGCAATAGTTCCTTTTCACATAACGTAAACCGCATTGTGGAAGGAACTGAAAGATACAACTCTACAAAAGAACGATCTAAAAAGGGAGTTCTAGCTTCTAATCCGTGATAAGAAATGCAACGATCGCTTCGCTTTCCATCAAACAAATAAATATCACTTACCAAACGACGACACTCTTTATCGAACTCGATATCATCCGGAGCTCGCTTCATATACAAATAACCTCCGCATACCTCATCTGACCCATCCCCATTGAACACAATTTTAGCTTGACTATGTTCTTTGATATGTTTGGCTACTAAAAAGTTACCTACACTAGCACGAACCGTAGTAGTGTCTCGACTTTCAATCGCATAAATGACCTCTGGAATAGCGTTTAAAAACTCTTGTTCCGAGAGAATAATGTTGGTATGTTTGGTACCTAGATAGTTGGCGACGATTGTAGCAAACTTTAAATCTTCCGCTCCTTCTAATCCGATACTATACGTTTCTAACGGTTCAGTAATACCTAACTCTAATCGTGCTCGGCATACCAACATGGTGATCAAACTACTATCTAATCCGCCTGATAACAGAGACGCCATTGGGCGTTCGGTTTGAATAACACGACATTTCACACACTCATATAGTGTATCTCTAATTTGTTGGTATGGATTCACCAAAGTGGGTTGAATTGCTGGTAAAGAGCAATACTTAATCGTTTCTAACACACCATTTTTACAACAAACAATCGTACCCGGCAATACCTCTTTGATATCAAACCCAAGAGGGAACATTTTAATTTCCGAGGCGAAACAAACCATTCCTCCTTGTGTACCTTGATATAACGGGCGTACACCATAAGGGTCCCTTACGGCATAACAGACCCCGTTATCGTATAACACAAATGCAAACTCGGATCCCTGAATACGCTGAACGGTATGTTCGATCCCATATCGTTGATACATAGGAATCAATACCTCGCAATCGGATTGGGTAGTTGGCGTTACCTTCATCTTTTTGTATAATTCTTTGTGATTGTAGATTTCGCCATTACAAACAAGTTGGATTCCATCAATCATAAAAGGTTGTCGTCCATTGGTTAATCCTTTAATCGCTAACCGATGAAACCCTAACCAAATTTCATGCGCGGTAAAAATAGTATCATCTGGACCACGATGACTACCTTTTTCAAAGGCGGTCATAGCTTCTTCGATGGTTATGGTAGAATACAATAAAGCAAAAATACCACACATGTTTTTTATAAACGGTCTTTATTTATATCGTTTTTTAGTCATTGGTATTTTCAATAAATAAACGCCTACAATAAGGAAAGCTAACCCTACATATTGACTATACGTATCAAATCGTTCTCCTAAAATGATATACGCTGCAAGACTTTCAAGTAACGTGCTTATTCCATCCCATGCTCCATTGACTAATAAAATAGAGGATCCCTTTAAAGACACAATTAACAAATAAACAACTCCCATATATCCACCAATGCCAATTGATAACGGTAACAACCCGCCTTGATTTGCAAATCGTTCTAATGCAAAATCGCCGATAATTTCAATAATAGAAAGGGGAATAATCGTTTGTAAGCTCATATATTAAAAATTGATTTGTTTATGGTGTTTGTCCTTTAACATGGATTATATTCGCAGTTATATGATAGAACGAGCAAATGGAATTATCAAGGAAACAGATCCGATAGATGTTGAAAATAACAGCGAGAACATTTATATTCGAAAAAACTGTTTCGAGGCTACACAAAAAGAACCTTATTTTGAAGATTATTGTGTGTCCTTCGAAGTGTCCTTGGCAGGGAATCGATATTCGAGCACCTTTTATTTACAGTGGTATGATAACAGACTAGATTCACCCGATGAGATTTATGTTAAAAAACTGAGACATCTCTAAATTATGTAGATAAATAATATAAAGAAAACATACTATCGATAGTATAGCATGTCCCGTAACATTGGTATGGTAAAGTGGTTCAATAACAAGACCGGATATGGTTTTATCTCTTTTAACAATGAGGACATTTTTGTTCATCATCAACAGCTCTCTGTAGCCCAGAATCAGTACAAGTATCTTGTACAGGGCGAGTATGTAGAGTTTGAGATTAAGACTCTGTCGGAGGGGCGTCACAAGACAATGGCGTCGGATGTGACCGGTGTTTATCGCGGACCCCTTCTTTGCGAGACACGTCAGAAGATGCGCGACAGTCGCGACGAGCCAGTTTAATACGGTTATTTTTTTTCTGAATATATCCAAATAAAAGATCTGGTAAAGTAGCAATCATATTCATTGCGGTTCGATAGTGAACGATACACACCCGTGTATCTTTTTCTAGGTGAAAACTATACCACCAGTAAGGAGGTATATATATCATTTGTCCTTTTGATACGGTACAATCTAAAAAATGAACTTTAGTTTCTTTCCAGGGATCTATGTTACTGTAAAAATCTTGAGTTTCATACTGTTTGATTTCATTCAAAAACTTTTTTTGTTTGGGTGGAGATAACTTTACTTTTATGCTTCCACTAGTAACGACAAAATAATTCCGTTCATAATTTTTATATTGTAACCGCGTAGCTATGTCTGATCCAAATAAATAATCATATTTAATCATCGTCGCTAAGGGTGGCTGTAATTCATCTGGATACTGCCCAATCGTATCTTTGATAAACTCATGGTTGTCGTATCCAATATGATTCTTTAAACGCAGTGCTTTCTTTAATGGGATTATTTTTTTTTTATACTCTGCATCATACACGACGACATCATATTTTTCATAAGGTTCCATAGCTAGCGAAAAAGTATAATCAAACAAAATAGGTTGTTTTAAGGAACACACTTCTTCTAATTTTTCTTTTGAGAACTCTGTTTCAAACAACTCAAACTCATTACTTGTTTTGAGTTGAAAGGCGACATGTAAATAAATAAAAATAATAACCGCAATCGTACATAACGTAGAGATCATAGTAAAAAAGTAGAGATAGGTTTATATTGTTATTCTGAAAAAGTAAGAGGAGAGTCTTCTAAAGATACAGTACCGCCCTTCTTTTTAGGTTTAATCCCGTTTTGCTTTTCTAGAGTTTCGCATCGATGATTCAATGCAATATTTTGTTCATTGACCTGACGAATCAAATTAACTAAGGAATCGTATTTAGAGTCATCTTGTTCGCACATGAACGATTCGTACTCTCCAATTTTCTTTTCAAGAGCATTGAAAAGTTTGGCGCAGTGGCTTTCATGGTTAATCAAACGATTGGCTACCATTTGTACTGCTTGGGAAGGAGAAATAAGATCATTTTTAACAGGCTTACTCGGGGTTTTGCTAGTCATAGAGTCTAAACATAGTTTTTTATATAAAAACGAACGAATAAATTATCTGAATAGTATTCATGGAAGAACAGCCTACTTTTTTTTCTCATGTTTTTAATTTTGAAACAGAAAGTAGAAATGAAATGGTGAATATTATCCAATATACTATATTTTCGATTGTCTTTATTTCGATATTAAACAAAGCAATCAAGCAAAATTTGCCTGAAGTAGATAAAGATAAAGGAAGTATAGCCATTTTTGTAGAGGTCAGTATCGAATGTATTGTGTTGTTTTTAGGAATGCTTTTTATTCATCGTATCATTACTTTTATCCCTAGTATAAGTGGTGTAAAATATGCGGAACAAAACGTAATCGCTATCATTCTTCCGACCTTGGTGATATTACTTAGTATGTCTACTTTGGGTGAAAAAGTGGGCATTTTGATCGATCGATTCTCAGGTCAAATACCCGCATCACCAGTAAAAGCACCTCAAACGTCTTATTTACCTAAAATACCCACGGTAAATCCACAAAGCGCACCCGAACCAGATTTTAATAACATGTTTGCAGGTCCTACGACCCCTTTAGTGAACGCGGCGTCTCCGGACAGTTTTGAACCGGTTGCGGCGAACTCGATGGGTTCTATTTTTTAATTCGGTATCTAACAATTCATTCGTGTCTCGTAGTTTGAAATAGGATTTATTGCGAACCTTATTATTTTTTTTATTATGTACATCTCCTCTTGTCATTTTATTATTTTTAAAAAACTCCCATGATTGTATATTATAATGATTCAAATGTAAATAACTATTTTCTAATTTTTCTTCTGAAACTGGTTGTATAGTATTATTAATTGATTGATTGGTGGCACCCATAACAGTGGACGGTCTTGATATATTGTGGGTATGAATGCCTAGTTTTTTTAAAGATGTGCCTTTCACAATTGCTTTTACATACATAGTTAATGGATTTAAATCTGTATCTACATATTTTCTCCTTTTTGTAAATCCTTGAATAATACTGGCTGGTTGTTTGATATGACCAGATGACCCAAACATTTTCCAAGGAACTACAATTTGTTCTATTTCAGGATTTACTTTGCGTAAATACTCTTTGATTGTTTTAAATCCGTTACGAGCATACATAAACTCATCTAAATCCACTACTAAAACCCATTTGTATTGTTTTGCTTTTTTCAAAAAATGGTTTATTAACTCAGTCTGTGCATATTTTTTAGGATTGATCCATAGTTCTACAATGTCTTTCGTTATATACTCTTGTATATCATATCCATCCGTGCTACCATTATCTACTAAAAAAAACTTATCTACCCCTTCTCTTAAATAATGATCAATCCACTCCTTTAACGCGTGTCCTTCATTTTTAAAAATAGCTACAATACATAATTCCATACTTTTAGTTTACATAATTAGCTAGACGTAGCGTTTTTGGGATATTATCACAGATAAGTCCTTTTTGTTTTACATTGGATACGGTTTCCTTTTATAAATATCAATTGTTCTTTTGTCCATAATTTATTATGAAATTTTGTGTCTGTTACGTTGCCTAGAAATGGAGCATATTTTTCTGGTTTTTATTCGAAACGTGAAATCTACATCTTGATAATAAGGTAAAATAGATCCAATGTTCCAATTATTATTTATTATGTGTCTTGACATAAGTATTTCTTATACATGATCGCAGCTCGAAACGTCCGAACATAAGTTTTACTGAATATCCCTTTTTTTATTAAAAAGGCGAGTATTTTTTTATCCATACAAAACAAATAAGATTGTACGTGACTAAGATTAATTGTGTCTATATTTTTTGGAGTTGCATTTGGGTTAGCCATCGCATTGATTGTACACCCATATAACTTTACATTTCCCTGTAGTCCTTTTAAAAAGAGGTCGGTCCATTTTTCGTTTGTATAAGGTCCTGAAACAGAAGAGTTCAAAAAAATAAAATGGTCATATTTGTTTACTAAAACTGCATCGGACCAAGCCCCGAATCATACCCAATGTTTTCACGATTCATATAATGAACATAGGAAGGCACTCTTACTTTTAGGGTTGGATGATTACAAATTACCATAAAATCAACATTTGGGTCTTTAAAAATACCTTTCCGTATAAATTGTTTCACTCGATCATTGTATTTATGAAAGCAATATAATACAATGGTTTTCATACTTTAAGAAAAGATTAAATCTATACAATAGGTGGATTTTTATACTTGAAATCTTTATATAAACTTTCTAAAAAACGTGCGTCTACTGCTTCTTTATAATAGCGCACATGCGCAATCTCTCCTTGAACTGAACCAAACAACAATTCATTGGCAAACGAAGACGGCGTCCATTCCGAGGTATGAATTACTTCTCCATTCAAAAAAAGAACAATTTTCCCATGATCATAAATAAACGCAAAATGATTCCATTTTTGTAACAGTACCTTTGTTTCTATATAAGAAATGTTATCTTTGAGTCGGACGCGTAAGGAATTAAGATTTGCCTCATAAGACACAAGTAATTGGTTTCCATATAACAACGCCGTATTGTATCCAGTTTTCGTAGAAGGGGTTAAATAAACCCAACAAGACAAAGAAGAATGATAGGTAGGTTCAATTGGAAAGGAAATTGGTTGATTTAACGAAATAGGATTATTGACTAATAGTTCTCCTCCGTAATAGTTTTTAGAAATAGTCCGAGCATATAAATAAAGGAAACACCCAGCAACTAATACGAAAAACCCGTTTTTTTCTATAGTAGTAATGCCACCAACTTTCTGATTTATTCTTTCACCTATCTGAATGATAGAATCTGTAGCTCCTTCGGGTACAGCAATTGTAGTATCTTTAAAATATAAATAATATCCTATCAAATAAAGACTCATTACTCCTAACAACAAAAAGGTGGGTTTAAAAGAAAAGGAATACAGAGTCATTTGAGATGTAACCGTTAGCAAAAACACGAATAAAACAGTCAAAAAATCTTTCTTAAAAAGGTTCAATGCAATCATTAACAAAAGAGTTATGAAAAAAATATATGTCATAGGAATCACCGTGGTCAGCAGATGATACGGGTTCCATATACCATAGATGACAATTAATGGGAAATAAAAGAAAAAATAACCTAGATCAACGTTTCGATATAAAAAGAAACCATTCCATAAGGTGTTTATGACATAATAAAAGTAAGCCATATGTAATACTTGGTTGGTAGTATTTGTGATAGAAGAAGCAAGTGTTGTTATATTGGTGTAAATAGGTAAAACCAGCAAAATAGAATAGACCAATAAGCCTACTATATATTTCCAATGCGTATAAAAATCGCTCCACATAGTATAGTATTTTATATTAAACATTGATCAATACTACTTAATATGAAACTTTTGTCCATTGATATTGGCATTAAACATTTAGCTCACTGTTTACTCGATGAGAATGGTATTCTAGATTGGGAAGTCAATAATTTAGATCCTCCCTATCGTTGCTGTTCTGTTGCCACACATTCCTTCAAGGGCTATCTATGTAAAAAGTGTTTAGCTAATAAATCATTGACGCAATTGATTGGATTATGTCAAGGATCGGTACCACTAGGTACCAAAAAAGAAATGGTGGCTCGTATCAAAAAAATATGGGATCCATTGACTCCTACCATGGTAGAGCTAGGAAAACGATTAATACAAGTGTATCAAGACTTATCTCCGGAAGTGGTGATTGTAGAAAATCAGATTGGACCTTTAGCTAGTAAAATGAAAGCAATGCAAGGTATGGTCGTTCAATATTGGCTTATGCGGGGAGCAAAAGTAGAATGTATTTCTGCGGTGAATAAATTAAAATTATTTCATCAGGGACCCACTACTTATTCAGAGCGTAAAAAGTTGAGTATTCAGTATGCAAAAGAATATTTGAAAGAAAAAGGATGGGACGAAACCCCCTTGTTGAAACATAAGAAAAAGGATGATTTAGCGGATACGCTTCTTCAAGCTGTATGGTTTCTTTCGCGATCTTGATTTACGTTTTGTTTTTCTACCTCCATAATTATCAGATAGATCCGGGTCAACCTCTGTATCTAACAAAGATGATCCTACTGCCGCCGCAGTAAAATAGGCTTCATTAAACTTTGATTTTTTTCGTTTGTTTTTTTTACCGCCTACTGAAGACATACGAGATCCGACCGTAGTTTCTTGAGTTGAGTCATGTAAGGATGGAACCGACATACTTGGTTCACTCACGATTGGTGATTCTGTTCCATAGGAAGTGTTACCATAAGATGCACCAAGTCTTGGCTCAGAAGGACTAAATTGATTGAAGTTGCCAGAGAAATCTGAATTAGACGGAGATTCTAACCCGGCAGACGAGGGTGACAGACTTGCAGATAAAGAATTAGAAGTCCCAGGAGAAACGGGACTAAGAATTGCAGATAAAGAATTAGAACCCATCGGAGAAATAGGAGAAAGAGGTATTAATTGTAAGTCTCGCTCATTTACTATTATATCACCAGTTAATTTTACACGGTCAGAATCAACCAGTTCTATTACATTAGTTACTCCTCCATTATACATTACTCTGTCTCCTATAGATGGCTTAACCCCTCCTTTCATTTTTCTCATATTATAATTGCGGATTATTTAAAGTGAAAACATCTTAGATAGGATATGGAAGTAATCAATCTAAGTTCCTTAGGACCCGGAATTGAATTACTGATGAATGATAAAAAAAAGGAAAAGGAAACCATTACGTTAACGGATATTGACAAATTAGAAATGGAATTGAATGATTTATCCGGTACTATTCCTATTAAAGAAGCTCCGAAAGAGGTAAAGTTTGAAGAAATTAAAATAGATCTACCAAAAGATACAACAGATTTTCCTAGAACGGAAATAAAACTGAACGAAGCTCCAACGGTTCGGTTCGCCGAACCTGTACAAAACAAAACATGGGATGGGTTTAAACCATTTCAAGGAAATCCAGATCAAGTAAAACCGGTTGATAGTTTAAAAGATCGGTTTACTTATTTACGAAAATTAGAAGATTTAGAAAGCAAAGGTGTAAGGTTAACAAAAAAGTATAACATGGATTCTTCTTTGGAAGAAATGAAAGGAGAATATGAAAACATTGTATCTGAAAAGGAAAAGTCAAACAGTGTCAAGTTTCAAGGAAAGATGTTAATGGCATGTATTACAGGTATTGAGTTTTTAAACAATAAGTTTGACCCTTTTGACGTAAAGTTAGATGGATGGGCAGAACAACTGAATGAAAACATTACCGATTATGATGAGATCTTTGCCGAGTTACACGAGAAATATCGTTCTAAAGCAAAGCTAGCTCCCGAACTCAAGTTACTCTTCCAGTTAGGTGGCAGTGCGATTATGCTTCATATGACCAACACAATGTTTAAATCTTCTATTCCAGGCATTGATGATATCATGAGACAAAATCCTGAATTAATGCAAAAGTTTACTCAAGCAGCCATGAGTTCTATGGGGGCGACTAATCCGGGATTTGCTGGGTTTATGAATACGGTTCAACCACCTAGACCACGCCCAGAGCCTCGTCAGGAACGCCAAGAGGTAAGGGAAGTTAAAATAGAGCGTCCTGAAATGAAGGGTCCTAGTGATATCAATGATATTTTAAATGGCTTGAAGCCAAAAACAGTTCAACTCGATGAAGTGAGTAATGTAAGTCTATCTGAGCTTAACGAAATGAAGGATGGATTGAAAAAGGGACGTCGTAAAAAGTCGGATAAAATGACTATGAATCTTTCTATTTAACCTGTATTCACTAAATGATAGTATTACTTGGGTTTCCAAAATCAGGAACAACGTCATTTCAAACTTTAGTGTATCATTGGCGTAAAGGAAAACAATTTATTGGAACGATGATATACAATAATAAAAAATCAAATAAGCCATTGTTACATGATTTTCTCGAGACAGATGTGATTGTTTGTACAAATGAGAACAATACTTATTGGAATCAACTAACATATTATAAACAACTGTATTATGAAAACAAGAACACTCTTTTTATTCTTAATAAACGAGATCCGGTAAAGATTTTGAACTCGTTTAAAAGTTGAAATAATTTTCACGGGCATAATCCAGAGTTGTTGAATGATAGCGACGATGCATTTATTCGGTGTGTAAGAAATCATTATAAAAAGTAGAAACTCCGCAGTCCAAGTTTATATCATTTGATATTGAAAAGGATAAATCCATATATTGATTTAAAACAAAAATCTAAAGTCAAAAAAAAATATTTGTCTATAATATGGTATATTTTGCGCGAACCGCGAGAAATGTCACAGAACGATTTTTAAAACAGTAACTAGTAAAGGAGAGTGCGTAGAAAAAGCAAAAAAGGTATCAGCTTTATTTTACAAAATGGGAATATTATGGGGTACGGTATCTCGGAAAGTAAGAAGTGGAGATGATATTTATAAATATTTTCTTTATTTTTCATGTTTACCACAATTAGCCTTTTCTAATGTAAAACATAATGTATTAAGAGTAAATAAACAAATTTCTATTAATAATGTATTAGTAAATTGGAGTTGGTATGATGAAAAAACCAACAAAATGGTAGGACCAGTAACAGCGCGTATGACATTTGTGGTAGATACTCAAAGAGGTCAAATTGTGGAATTACACTCTTCTATATTACCTGATCGTAACAGTTCTTTAAAAGATATATCTGGTAAATATTAAAATTGAAATATATTTTATAGTAAGGATTAATAAAATGATAAAGGCGATAGAATATGAGCGAGATCTACAAGAATATATGTGTATTCTTTTAGAAGAGTTAGAAGTGGCAGAGGAACAACAAAAACCATCTTTAAAACTATCGTTAAAAGTAGCTATGAATAAATGGATCACTCAACATGAAGAAGTGTGTCATTTGTTAATTTTGAAATTAAAAGATCTAGAACAAGATAAGAAACGGACTAAAAGAGTGCCTGAACCTAATAGCCCTTTGTCATTGCCGTATAATATCTAGGGACATCGCGCTCTTGAATATGGTCTCGATCAATCAATGCAATACTATCCGTGTTAAACTTTGATATAGGATCATCATTCGGTGTCATAGCAATCAATGTACCTAGTTCACCTTTCCAACGATCGCAAAAAAAGACCGGATTTTTAAAGTTTACCAACTCTGCAATTTCCTTTAGCGTGGTTGTTTCGGTAACCTTTATATGTATGATTTGATCGGGCAGTTCAATCTTTAGAAGCATTATACCTATCTGTGTTTATCCTTTATTATTTTTTCGTGTAAATCTTATTTCAGTCATTCCATTTTTACGATGAAAGATAGATACCAACTTTGGATAAGTGCGTTGTAAATACTTGGCTGATTTTTTATTTCGTTCGAAGCGATCTTCTCCTAACCCTCCTTTTGCTAAGAACTTGGTTTTTATAGTCACATCATTAAATCGAAGAACGCCACCATCTTTTAGGTAATAAAGTATACTCTGTTCGTAGTCTTCTTTGCATTCAGAATCTTTACTTGGTTCTAACGATTTATCATGACGCACAATATACCCATGTAACGCACCAATCACAAACGATAACCCTTTCGATGTCTTTTTTTTCATAAAAAAAGGGTTACGTACAGGATAAATGCCCCACATATATCTTTTTTCTTTTTTCAATTCTTCCAGTGCCTTTTCAAAAAATGACTTTACCTTTATTTCTTTAAGTGAATCTCCGGATAATTGATATAGACCTTCTACGTCATCATCTATTGAAACAACATATTCACCTTCCTTAAAATAATTCTTAATAAAGATGCGTTGGTTTACAATTCCAAGTTTTCCAATAATGATTTTGTTATACGATGTAGAAGGTATGGACCCTTCATATTTTTTTTTTTCCTCATCATTGGCTACAAAAATATAAATATGTGACGGTGAAATACCTCCTTTTAACAACGTATTTAATGTTTTTCGTTCTATTATGTCAGATCGATTATAGGTTGGTATCGCGATATACATACAATTAAGAAAGATAATGTTTATCTGTCATAGAATAACTGTATGGTTTCAACAGTTTTATCGGTTTTATTTTTTAACCAATATTCTATACTTTCTTTTAATGAATTAAGTCTTATTGTCCATTCTTCCCTTTTTGATTTTTTCACCACACATATTCCATTTTTATCTTTTCCCCAACAGGAAGAAATAGTTGTTCCTTCTTTTTGATAATCATCTGGGTTAAATCTTATAAATAAAATTGGTCTGTGTGCCAAATCCTGCGACATTTCCATAATACGCTTATTTTCACAACTACAATCGTAATCTATATGTTGATTTTCATCTACTTCTACTATTAAAACTTGATCAATAAAATCTAATAATAAATCTGGACGACGCCTTGAACAACCGCCATTTATTATTTTGTCTGACACCCAAGGTAAATCAAAATTTGTTTTTACGTAATCAACGACTGAATACTCTTTGGTTTTGTAATTACAAGACAATGGTTTATCTGGAAACAAGTTAATATAACAATAAAAACAGTATCCATCATATTTTCCTCTGGCACGTGTTGAACACCATTCACTTTTACAACTTATGTGTTTTACATCGATCATACCAGCCAATCTATGTAAGGCACAAAATATTGCTTTTTCGCCCTCTTTATTAAATTGTGGTTGTATAATACAACCTGAATGAATACATTTCTTATTTATTACATCAACCATTCCGTCCAATTTGTGTTCGAAACAATATAATCTTGATTTTTCACCTTCGGTATTAAAAATTGGACGCGTTTTACAGCATGGTTGAATACATTTCTTATTTATTACATCAACCATGCCATCTAATTTGTGTTCGAAACAATATAATCTTGATTTTTCACCTTCGGTATTAAAATTTGGGCGTGTTTTACAACCTGGGTGAATAGATTTCTTATTTATTACATCAACCATGCCATCTAATTTGTGTTCTAAACAATACAATGGTTTTTTTTCACCGTCTTTATTAAATAATGGATATGTTTTGCACCCTAAATAAATGCACATTTTACTTCCTATATTTATCATATCAACTAATTTATGTTTTGAACAATATAATCTAGTTTTTTCTCCTTTTTTGTTATAAGAAGGTAGTTTATTACATCCCGTATGAATACAATTCTTCTTTACTATATTAACCATGCCATCTAACTTATGTACCGAACAATACAATCTTTTTTTTATCCTTCTTTGTTAAACACAGGACATGTTTTGCATCCTGGATGAATGCACATTAAAATAATGACTCATTATTTTAAATCAATTTTATGGCATGGTTTCATTCTCTACAAAAATATAAATCTGAGAAGGGTGTATCCCTCCTTTCGCTAAGGTACTCAACGTTTTACATTCTAAAATATCATGTCGTTTATATGTCGGAATCGCAATATACATACTCTTATATCCCTTTTAACTAGTAATCTTAATGGATCAGGGAGGTACAAAACTGTTAAAAAAGTGTTTACCTTATCGTCGTCCAATTTGCCCCGTTCTTATTCGTTCCAGTAGACCAGCCATCCTTCTACCGCAGGCACCATTCGATATTTAAAGTCTTTGTTAAGTCCCCACCAACGTTCGATGAGATATTGTACCGTAGGTTTTTCACCATTAACTTGTAATTCCTTCGGAGCATCACCGCTACGTTTGTTCACGCGACAATCGAACATTGTTTTGATAAAGATAATCGCCTCTTCCTGTGTAGCAAAGAGGGCATGCTGCTTCGATGCGTTCCTGGTAATATTCTTTGCCATTTTCACTTCTGCCGCACCAACTTCCGCTCCGCGCTCCCCTTCTGCTCTCTCTCGTGCAATTTTTGCTAGATGAATCGCACAAGACTCTTGTTTTTCTACTTTTTTAAACATGGATTTTGTGGTGTAAATGGTGGAAGGTGTATAAGTTGGGTCATTGCCAATATTGCCGAAGAGTCTCGCCATAATTTGGTAAGCGGTAGACGCATCGGTGATAGGTGGAATGATTCCATCCGTAAAGAGGAATCCTTGGTGTATGTCAGTCATCATGGGAAGCGGTACGGTACATTGAAACGTAACGCCCCGTTCAACACAATTCCGTCCCGTTACCGCGAATGGGCGTTGGTCCCAATGATTTTCATGGTATAGTTTTGCGAGGGTAAGGTTAAGTTCATCCAAAGAGGAAATGTAGGGACGCAGATCAATCGCGGGTTCTCCCGGCACTACGATTTCTTTTCGTGCGCCATTGATGATCACTACGACAAATCCTTGCTCTACTAAATACTTGGCGATCAAGTCGTGGCTAAGTTGAGTACTATCCCCGGGTATAAATGCCCGAACACCGGGTTTCGCCAGAGCATAGGTCGTGACGATATGTTGAACGTACTCCAATGGAGTAGTAACCAAATTGACCTCTTCTTGGATACAATGGCTCAAGCAACGGTAACATTCCGGATGCGTATGTTCGTACCCGAGAACGTACAGTTTCCCGTACCGTTTGAAAATCTCATCGAACGTGGCACTCACAAAAGTAATGCGGTTCACTTTGGGAAACTCAACAAGATGTTCGTATTTTTTCCATAAACGAATACTTGCATCGGCTTCATCGATCCACACATTTATTTTTTTATCAAAATGAGCACTTTTTTGTAATAGATCGATGGTCTCGAACAGTTGTTTTAGGCGAATGGCATTCGCACACATGACAACCGTGTCACAACCACCCTCGAGAATATCATAAAACAGCTCTTTAGGGGATGGGGTTTTTACGGGTTTACCTGCTTCCTTTTTTCCAGATCGCCACGTATAGACATCTGACTGAATCGATTCTTCTGCTTGAAGTTCAGTCTCTACACGTTGTTTTGTTTGTTCGACCAGAACAAGGTTATTGCTTGAAATAATAAAGTTTACAACAACGCCATCGTTGTAAATATCTTCTGCCAGTTTTTCCCGAATGATTTCGGAGTTCATCTTACGGGTTTTCCCACTCTGCGGGGGAAGGTACATTCCGTTTACTTTGCTTTGCTCTGCACCCATGGTTACGTTATACGTATCGTTACGTAGTGTCGTTTCAATTTTGAGGGGCTCAACGGATCTTATCCGCTTCCCGAAGCGGAACCAAGGGAATACAAAGTAACTTAAATAGAAAACCGATACATGTAGTATGAGAAGAATAATTACTATTTTAAAAACATTTCTACCTAAAGAACTACCTAAACCAGTTGGTAGATGGCGTACAGAACAATGTGATAAACAACGAAACCTTAAAATAGATTTATCGAATGAAGATCATTGTGGACCTTGTAGTCAATATGTGGTAAAACCTAAAAAATAATTACTCATTGACATTAATCGTTATGTGATCGGGTTGATTGTCTTTATCAGGCGTCGTGTGGGGACGCGACCCCACTCGGAAACAAGTATTTCCACTATAAGAATAAGTAACAGTACCATTCTCAAAAACATCCCAATGGTTAGCATTATCACGGTACCCAGTTGATTCATGACGAATAAACTTTCCGACATAGATTAATTCATTCGTTGTATAATAACGCTCATTTGGGTAGGCTCCTTCCTTTCGTGTACATTCCGCATATTCATAACAGTTTCCTTTTTCTGGCGTAAGGCGAAAGACTTCTGTTTCCATACCTTTTTTAAGGAAAAATACCTAAGTTATATTATGTCAATTAGTAGAGATGAGTTATTAAGAAATTTAATAATTACCAGAGGTGGTCAACATTTTACCCTTATCAAATTACGCAACGAGCATGTCCGTATATTTTTAGAACTATTTGATACCGGAGGTATTTATTTTATTTTATTCGAAGCAATAGATAGAAGAGCAAATATGCATTGCGCTTTATATTATTTGTTAGATGAATTATTACAAGAACGAATATTTGATGAGAATGATGAAATTAAAATTAGTTCGCCTGACATTACTGATAGACAGGTACCTGATGAACTTAAATATTTTACTGATATGGGCTTTAAGTTAATCCCTGAACTAGGACACCCATCTAATATGACTTCAAGAATTGGAATAATAATAGATGTTTTGAAAACATTATGTATAAGCGGTGGTAAAACTAAAAAATATAGAAAAAAACGACGATCGCGTCGTCGCTAATTTTATTGTGTATATAGTATGAAAGTAAAAAAACAATTCACGGATGAGCAAATGGAAGTATTAAAAAATACATTTGTTAAACGAGACCATATCCATACTATACTAAGAAAAGACGCAGAGGTCTATAATGAAGATGGTAAGCTCTTATTGTTTTTTCGTAAAAAAAAGTTAACTGGATCCCAAGATTTTTATGAACATATTGCCGACTTTACGAAAAAGAATCCTAGTACAAATCGTGGGACTACTTCCGGCAGTAAACACAGCGTGATTGGAGAAAATCCAAAAATTAAAACGTTAATTAGTGGATATTTTGATAAATGGTCACCAACTCAAAAAATCGCATTTAATCGAAAAGGTATTACAATACCGATTGAAGTACGCGAAACTATGTTTACCTCATATCACCCCGAAAAGTTTAAAAAGATGATACCTTTTATCAAACAAATCGATGATCTTTATAAAAAGTATTTACCCAATTACTATGAAAAACAGGTAAAAAAAGCAAGAGAAACACATTTCAAGATAGCGGATACAGCGTTTACTACCATTACCACCAATATTAATTTTCAAACAACGATTCATACTGATAAAGGCGATGACGAAGAAGGATTTGGTAATCTTGCTGTAGTAGAACGCGGAAAATATACAGGAGGTGAAACTTGTTTACCACAATATGGAATTGGGGTAGACGTGCGTGAAGGAGATATATTGTTTATGAATGTTCATGAATGGCACGGAAACTTACCTATGAAGTTTGAAAAAGATGCGGAACGAATGTCTGTCGTATGTTATTTAAGAAAAAAGGTATGGGAACGTACGAAACACAAAACAAAACGATTTATGAAACTACATAATCAAACAGTAAAAAGTATTAGAAAATAAATAGTATAATTATTATGCATAAGTTCAGACCATCTACACCGCAAGGAGAGCCCCCTGTTATAAAAGATCTACCTTCTTTTACAAACGACCCTCCACCCTCTTTATCTACAGAAAAAATATTTTTGCCAACGCCGGTACGACCATCACATACAAAAACAGACCGGCATCCAACGCCGCCACGTTCTTCTTTAAGAGAACCTTTACCAAAAACACCCCGTTCTTTACCAACTCCACCTTTACCAACAACTCCACGATCTTTAAATCCACTTTTACCAACAACGCCCCGATCTTTAAAACCACCTTTAACCACACCGCGATCTTCAAATCCGATTTTACCGACAACTCCGCGATCATCTATGTCAAGAATAAGACCTCCTTCACCTGTCCCTCGTTCTGCATCAAAAGTAAGACCGCTCACACCTCCAAGACCTCCTTCGCCTCCGTCTGTAAACCCCCCTTCACCAAAAGAACCAAAAACTTTACCAACCATTCCTCGTCTTTTTTTACCAAAAGTACGTACACCTTCGCCACCTAAAGAACGAAAACCTAAAAATAAAACACCGCGGGAATCTGCTTCCCCTAAACATCTACCTTATTCTACAACAACTACCACTACTTTTACCACAACAACTACCACCGTTTATAGAAGATGTAAAGATAAAAAATATATGTAACTACTATGTGGTGTTTGTTGTTTTTGTTTTTGATTGTACTAATAAGTAAACCTGCAATAGAAGGATTTGGGCGCGGTATAGGAAGAGGGTATAATGGATACGGTCAATATAACGGTCATGGTGGTTTTGGTTACGGTGGATATAGTGTATCTTTAGTAGATGATCCGGACAATCAAAATCCCTTTTTTATGGAGTACCCTGGAAGAATTATATCGTAGTAATGAATTGCCAGTTTAATTCTTCACATATTTTCTTCCAAATCGTATCTTGTTCCATACGTTTCTCACGGTCTTTCAACATGGGAAAAAAAGGTAAAAAGGAATCTTCATCCAACAATTCACATAATTTATAAATAGTATAATAATAGTTTAAAAAGTTGACCCGATCATCGGGACAACATTTGGCATAAGGACGTTGTAGTTCGATAAACAAGGAACACAATTTTTCTTCTAATTCTGGACTCATAACAGGAGGAGGTATCCCCAGCTTATCTTTGATAAATGTAATATGTTCATAATATTTATTGTATCCAAACTTTTTCAAAATCTCTTTTGTTTTTTCATTCGTAATTTCAGAAACATCGATCCGTTCCTTTTTGATTTGGGATTGAATGTTATCAAAAATATCATTTGGAATTTGTGTGGACTCTTTTGCTTGAAATTGTGCTAATATTTCACGAAAATGATTGATGCGTTTATAAGCATAAAAACATATTTCCTTGGGAGGTTCTTTGTAAGAGGGTTTTTCATTTTCAATGAAATATTGAAATTGGCAAGCACAGGTATCATTGTTACAAACCACAATACCATCATAATCTACTGGTATCAATTCACCCTTTCTACATTTCGAACAAATCGATGTATTGTAAATATAATCTTCCGAAGGAAAATAGGAATCATCAATGTTTTTTAAATATTGTATCGCATGATTGGTCATTTTTTGGGTATTTGGTTCTTTGTCTACTTTGAAAAAAGCATTCAATAATTTTACATTACATTTTTTCTCGGAGATTCCTTTTTTTTCTTCAAAATAAGAAAACAAATGATTTCCATTATCTAAATAATATTGCATTTGTTTCTTTTCTACTTCTTTTATTTTTTTTCTTATCTTTGCTTGTTTTTGTGGATCCGATTCTTTTGATTCTTGTTTCCATTGATAGATTAATTTTTTTTCTTCTTGAAACCTCTGTACATAAGCATTATGTTTTGAATCTACCATTTGTATGACAGCATCTTCCATTTTTTTAGATGATTTTATTTTAAAGGACATAAAAAATATAGAAAAAGAATATTTAAATTAAAAATACGTACATTGTTTCTTTCTTTAGGATATGAATAAGCAAAAGTTTATCTTACAAGCCATTGAAGATGGATGGACTGTATCCAAACGCAAAAATATATATGTTTTTAAAAAACGACACTATAATATTAAGGAATATTTTCATTCGTCGTTTTTACACTCTTTTTTAAAAAAATATTCTTAAAATTATTTTCTTTAGCAATAGTATATCATGGGTGGAGGTTTAATGCAACTCGTCGCATACGGTGCTCAAGATGTTTATCTTACTGGTAACCCTCAGATTACTTACTGGAAAGTCACTTACAGGCGTTACACTAACTTTGCGATCGAGTCCATTGAGCAAACTTTCAATGGGCAAGCCGACTTTGGTCGCCGTGTGACCTGTACCATCTCCCGTAACGGAGATCTTGCCTACACCACCATTCTCCAGGTCACTCTTCCCCAAATTGGTCAGGATCTTAAGCAGCCTAACGATGAGGGTGTTTATGCCCGCTGGTTAGATTTCCCCGGTGAGCAGCTCATTGCTCAGGTAGAGGTGGAGATTGGTGGTCAGCGCATTGATCGCCACTACGGTGATTGGATGCACATCTGGAATCAGCTCACCATGACCTCTGAGCAACAGCGCGGTTACTACCAGATGGTTGGTAATACTACCCAGCTTACCTACTTATGTGACCCTTCGTTCTCGGACGTTGACGGTCCTTGCCAGTCTGATGCTCCCCGCCAGATTTGTGCTCCTCGTAACGCTCTCCCTGAGACCACCCTCTATGTCCCCCTCCAGTTCTGGTATTGCCGCAATCCTGGACTTGCTCTTCCTCTTATTGCTCTTCAGTACCACGAGGTTCGTATCAACATCGATCTTCGTCCTATCGATGAGTGCCTCTGGGCTGTCTCCACCCTCCATCCCTCTAACACAAATGGCGGTAGCGTCAAGAGCATCAACTGTTACAACCAGTCGCTCGTTGCTGCCTCCCTTTTCGTGGACTACGTTTTCCTTGATACCGATGAGCGCCGCCGTATGGCACAGAACCCCCACGAGTACCTCATTGAGCAGCTCCAGTTCACCGGCGATGAGTCGGTTGGTTCGTCGTCCAACAAGATCAAGTTGAACTTCAACCACCCTGTCAAGGAGCTCGTGTGGGTTGTCCAGCCTGACGCTAACGTCGATTACTGCGCCTCGCTTGATGGCTCCAGCACCCTTTACAACATTCTTGGTGCCCAGCCCTTCAACTACACTGATGCGATTGATGCTCTTCCTAATGCGATCCATGCCTTTGGCGGTCCTAACTCGATTGCTGGTCCTTCCGGTGTAAGCGGCACCAATAACTTTGATTTCATTGATGCTAATGGTTTATTCCAGTTAGCTGGTGCGGTCGATGGCGGTATGCCTCTTGAGGCAAGCAATGCTTGGTGGGGATACAATGAGGCAACCAAGGGCGGTTCCGGCGTAAACCCCACCTCCGGTGTTGCTGGTGCTGGTTCGCCCGGTGCTTACACCTGGGCAACTGGCGGCACTGCCGGCGGCACCGGTACCCAAGCCGAGTCGCTTGTCTCGGACGCCGGTACCTTTGTCCTCTCGGAGACCGCTCTTCCTCTCCATTGTTGGGGCGAGAACCCCGTAGTTACCGCCAAGCTCCAGCTTAACGGTCAAGATCGTTTCTCGGAGCGCGAGGGCACCTACTTTGACCTTGTCCAGCCCTTCCAGTGCCACACCCGTAACCCCGACACCGGTATCAACGTCTACTCCTTTGCTCTCCGCCCCGAGGAGCACCAGCCTTCCGGCACCTGCAACTTTTCCCGTATCGACAATGCCACCCTTCAGCTCATTCTCTCGAACGCCACTGTTCAGGGTACCTCGACCGCTAAGGTCCGCGTGTATGCCACCAATTACAATGTCCTCCGCATCATGAGCGGCATGGGGGGGCTGGCATACAGCAATTAATGCACGGGAAGGTTGTGACCAACAATATGCCAAGGTATTTAAGTGTGACCAACAAATAAAATCATCCTTCATGATTTTATTTCAACAAATGCAAAGCAAAATAATGATTACCGCGTATCGTCTAAAAATACTTAATGTTAGAACACTTTTGTGACTGAGATAGATCCACCCATACCAAACATGTTTCGAAATACATTGTAGCGTTCAACTGTATGCCGAACCACCCATACCTGTCATTATGTAAGCGACGTTGTCCAATCGCACATTATATTAAAAATTGATTTAAATAGAAATATAGAATGGTACATATGTTGTGTGTAGCAAAGACCGCAGACGGAACCCCGTGTAAAAAGAAAGGACCCTTTTGTAAAACGCATGATTACATGAAAGATTACAGTCCCGAAATGATCGAGCAATGTAAGTTTTGCACAGGATGTAGGAAAATGAAATTTACTGGCGAATATTCCATGTGCGATGGATGTCGAAATCGTACGAAACCGAAAAAGGAGATTATATTATGTGCTCATGAAAAATGTAAATATAAAAAAAGCACAGAAAACAAGTATTGCGGAAAACATCAGCTAGATCTATTTACAGATGAAACGGAAGAACTTGGACTAAAATGTTGTAAAAATGTAAAGCGTGGCTGCCGTTCTCAACTTCAAAAGGATGGAACATCGGCATGTTCCACATGCCTAGCTAAATACCGTGAAGAAGATCATGCAATTCGGAGTAATCTTGTCAAAACAGAAACCGAAAAACAATGCTCGAATTGTTGTAAAATGTTTCCATTAGAACAATACAAAGGATTACATAATGATGAAACTAGAATGTGTCAATATTGTCGTGAATATTGTAAAAAACAAGATGAAAAAAGGAATAAAGAACATGTTAATGAACTTGCGCGTAAAAATGAAAAAAAACCTGAACGTCGAGAAGTAAAACATCAATGGATAGAAAATAATCACGAAAAAGTAGCCTTAGCAGATTTAAATTACAAGGCTAGACAAATCGAACAAGATCAAGAAGCTTATTTAAAAAAACAAGCAGAAAATGCGAAAAGTTGGCGTGATGCAAATCCTGAAAAGGTAAAAAAAATGAATAAAAAGCGTGTAGATAGTATAGATGTCCATCTTACTGTATATAAAGAATCTGCTCGTAAAAAGGGACTTGTATTTGAATTAGATGATGTATTTCATGATATGGTTAAAACTACATGTTATTATTGCGGAATCATTCAAGAAAAGGGATTCAACGGTATCGATCGGTTGGATTGCACAAAAGGATATACGAAAGAAAACTCAGTTCCTTGTTGTGAAATGTGTAATTTTATGAAAGGCGAGGAATCGCCAAATACGTTTATTCACCATGTTGAACATATATTAACACATCAAGGCATACTAGAAGGAAGACGATTCGAAACAAAAAATAGGAAGGGTTGTTCCTATAATGACTACAAAAACCGGGCAGAAAAAAAGAAACTAGCGTTCTCACTTACTCAAGAATCATTTAAACAGGAAGTCGTGAAAGACTGTTATTTATGCGGGAAACAAAATACGGACGCCCATTGTAATGGCTTAGACCGGGTTGATAATACGAAAGGATATACACATGATAATGTTCGGTCTTGTTGCGGAAATTGTAATTATATGAAGCGTAATTATTCCTATGATCTATTTCTGGAAAAATGTAAGCGTATCCATGAACATGAGCCAGTGGAAGTAGAAATTATACCGGTAGTTAGAGTAAAGAAAACAAAAGAACAAAACGCGGAAGAAATAAGGTTACGTAAGCAAAAATCCAGAGAAAATAAAAAAAACAAAATGGGTGAAGAAGAATATCGTAAAATGAGAGCCAAAGAAATTGCTGATAATAGGAGAAAGAAGAAAGAAGTTAACCCATAATTTATACCTATTCCAAATAACCTGATAGTCCCACAATTTTGAAATCCATTTTTTCCATTCCAACTAACTTTCGATCCACTGATCCTTCAATATTCAAAATACATATTGGGAAAACGAAAAATAATATCTTTTTAACAAAAAGACATTGACGCACTCGTGTATAAATTAGGATAAACGATACTTAAGACACAAACCGATTTAACTTCACTAATTCCATAACATATTCTATAAAATGATCATCTCCAATTTTTGCATGGGTTTCCCGTAACGATTCTAAATGTTTATGAAATCTTCCTTTGTAAGCGATCGAATAATAATTTTTTGTTCTCTTATCATGAATCATAATATTATAGTCTGTTTTACTAAACACAATATGTGTTACTGGTGGCGTTACTTGTAATGGTTGTGCCGGAGGTTTCTCAACCCTTTCACTTGCTACGGCTTTCTCTTCCGCTTGTTTTTGTAAAGGGTTTGTTGTATGAATCGCTTTTAGACGTTCCATCATTTGAATAAACTTTGGACAATTTTCATAAAAGCTTACTTTTGTAGTACATGGTGTTGGAAAATGGTCAAACCCTTTCAAGGGAATAAAGTTCACAATACCGCATTGACCGTTAAAGTCATTATGGTTGCTTTCACGCCCAAGTATACGATAGATCGGAATTGCTTCAATCATTCTGCCATCCAAGGAAACATGAATACGTGAGCACTTCATGTTTCTCTGACCCATGATAGGAAAATGTTCTTTCAACGGATAAATTGCCCTTCCATCTTTTGTAATCGCATATAATTTATATTCCATGCGCCCCCCTTCTACCTCTTCATTGATATCATACACGAGATGCGCATTACGATCCCTTACTTCATAGTCAAGCATTTGATGGAATGTTAACCAACTTTTGGATGATTCTGTTTTAGTATTCACAGTTAACGTAAACTCGATTCGATCAAAATGCTGTTTGGAATAACGTGTTCTCAATAATTCTTTGATTGATTCAAATACATTTCCTTGTAAAATAGACCGATCAAACTCAACATACACCTTTGTACCAGAGGGCATGAGAGAAACGTCATCTGTATCATTTTCATCGATTGGTGTATCTCGACCAACATGGGGTGCCCTTATTGTGTTGAGACATGCAGATCGACCTTTCGAGTCGCATGTTCTCCATGAGTAAGCCCATATGGCTTCTTTATATTCGCGACACCACTTGGTTAGAAACTTGTTTTTACCGTGACCATATCGGTTACTGATATTGTTCGAGGTAGGAGAAGCCCAGGAAAGGAAGCGCTGGACATATCTTACCCCTGTTCCATTATCAATACATTGAAACGTGCCTTTACCATCGTGAATCTGTATGTTGATTGCTATGTGGGTTGCATTTGCAGCAATTGAATTATCAGTAATTTCAGGTAATACTAACAATGCTTCCGGAAACAAATCTGTATGGGGAACCGCTTCACATGCAGACGCGCGCCATAAAGATTCAAAATCTTGGGGATGAGACATTTTACTATCGTACAAAAAAGAAGAATCAATTTTTTAAGATAGAGACTTTTCTATTCTTAAAAAAATGGAAGAAATGAAAAAGGAAAATGAATCGTTAAAAAAAGAAAACGATGCATTAAAAAAAGAAATAAAAAAACTAAAGGATAAAATAAAACATTATGTTTCCGTGCTATCTATAAAAAAGGATTGATCTATTTAAAACGCCTAGTTTTACCTTTTCGTTTTCTTACAGTACGCCTTTTTGATCGTGTTTTTTTACCACCGCCGGGCGTATCAAGAGGTCTAAAAAAGGGAGAAGGAGGACTAAAATGCATTTTGCTTGCTTCTTCATCTTCCTCCTGTTTATTTACAAATGGAAATGGTGCTCGATAGGTACTCGCTTCATTCCTAATAGGAGACCTAATGGGAGATACTTCACGACCCGCATCTTCCGAAGTTAGTCTTCTTGGCTCTTTACTTTCCTGAGACCATTTCAGTTCTACAGCCGATGGTTTCCAATCTTTAATAGAAGATTGCATCCAATCTGGCGTTGGATTTTTTTTTCCTAAAGGACCACTAGGAAATGGTTTTATGTCAGAACTTGATGGATGACCCATACGCTCTCTCATATTCGCTTGCGCTTGTTGTATTACATCTGTATAGTCAAACGTGCTTCGTACTTTTGGTGGGTCAAGATCTATAACTGCTAATTTACCCTGAATGTTTACCTCTTGTTTATCTGTATAACCTGGGCATTTCTGTTGTTCGATAGGTATCCCTGGATAAACTGGTTTATCATCATTATACCCAGCAAATTGTCTATGAATATACCTATAATACCCTGGCACCGAAAGATCCATTTTTTCATGAGGTCTTAACCTAGATTTTGTTTCCTGTATAATAGGATCAGTTCCATTATCTGCTAAATCTATAAACCATGCATTATTACCCCATGTCCACTCAATAATATGATCTGCAGGTGCAATTTTTTTATCCCTATAATACTCTTTTTGTTCTAAGTTATCATATAGACTTTTATAATAAAATCTCAACGGAGATATTAATCTCCTCGTATTACCAACCTTAGCAATCATAACCTCTATTTTATACTGACTAACATTTTGTCCACGCTTATAACATACTATAATTTCTGTATGCCATGGTTCCATATAATAAAGAATATAAAAAATTGATTTCTTTTTTTTTATTCTAAACCACAATATGGCTCTACACGATCAAATCAAAGACATGGCAAACGATATCTTCAATGTCCTCGGATATGGACACTCGGAATCCGTTTACCAAGCAGCGTTTCTGATTGCTCTGCAAGATGCCAACCTCCCCTTTGAAACAGAACGTGTGATTCCCGTTACGTTTCGTAACCGTCAAGTTGGATTCATTCGTGCCGATATTATCGTAAATTATGAACTAGTCATTGAATTGAAAGCCGTACCGAATCCAGAATCTACATTGATGGATACGATTGAACAATGTAGAATGTATATGCGATATACCGATGTTCCACATGGTATGGTGATCCTCTTTCCGAGACGGCAAACTCGCCTGTTGATTGAACATGTAGTTTAAATACTTGCTCGTCCCTTATCGAGTAACCAATCTTGTTCTACACGATCTACCGTATTGTTACGTTCCATTGCAGCCGATAGTATATGCGAGTTCATCACTTGACTCATTTCATACTTTAAACTAGACATGTCTTTTGGAAAACAAGTACCTCCGAAACCCCTTTTTCTGTCATGACCAAGGACCATCGTATGACTTGGCATAATACGCTCATCTTTGGCGGCAATGCCTACTACATTGGAATAATCTATTCCCTTTTTTTGACAATATTCGTAGATTTCGTTACAGAATGACACTTTCGTAGCTAAGAAACAATTACGAAACATCTTTACCATTTCCGCTTCCTTATTAGTCATAAAATGTAAGGTATCATGTTCAATACATCCATTTTTCTTGGCAAGTCGGAATAAGGACGTCATGGTTTGTTGAAAGGCGTCGTTTTGACCACCAAAAATCCAATCCTTGTTCTGAATAAAGTCTTGGATATAGTTTTTTTCAGTTAAAAACTCGGGCATAAAATAACAATTCAATCGATCACTGGTACCAACTGGGACAGTAGAACGCAACACAATGAATCCCGTATACCTTTGCAAATCTAACAAGACGCGTTCAATAATTCCTGTAAAACAAGACCCATCGGTATACATTGGGGTAGGGACACTAATAAAAATGACTTCACACGTCATGAGATCATGTATCGTTACACCTATTGGGTCGCATAAATGTGGTTGAATATCAAAGGCGACAACGTCAATGTCTTTACATTTTAATTGATAGGTTGCTTTTCCTACAAACCCATTTCCAATGATTCCAATTTTCATATCTTTTCTTAGTATTATTTATTTAAACCCTAAACATATTCTTTGAGATGAAACCAATCCACCTCTTCATTATGAATGATCACTTTTTGAAAGGTTTGAAGTAGTTTCACAAACTCTTTATGTTTTTCCAGTGTTATTTCTCCTACCATCATCATCATTAAATAAATGCCAAACCCTCCTACATAAGGATTACTTTTATATTTGATAAACATTTTTTTGTTATCATTATAAACATAACATGGACTAACTTTTAACCAATCCGAATATGATTTACATTGAATCTCGTTCCACATAAGATGTACCGGACAAGACGTAACGCGTTTCGCCTGTAAACAAAGCCTAGTTTTATGTGTAGTAAACGGTTGATAGGTTTGAAGTAAATTATTTCCTTTTGGATTTGTTTCAATAAAAAAGGAAATAAAGATTGTAATGATGCATATCCAGCATCGGTTGAATCAAAATCGATCGGGATAGAGATTCGATTTACGCGCCTTGTCATAGTTTATTTCTATATTTTAGTTTTGCGAAAATTGACATCACAATGTCATTATACTAACGACGTTTGCTACGTTTATTTTTCCTACGTTTTACGGTCTTACGACCGAACGGCTTTTTTACACCTCTTTCTAATTCTCGACGCCCTCCCATATAATAAAGTTTGGCTGCATTATTAACTTTCGTTGCTTCTCGATCAACCTCTGCGACTACCCCGAAATATTTAGGCTTATCTTGATGTTGATTTAGTTTGGAAATCATATTTTATACAAACATTTTAGCGGGGGAATCCGACAAGGTTAGCACCAATACCGAACCCGGCTCCAGTACGAGCAGTCATCGACATGCTAGGAATATAGGTATCTAAAATGGAAAAGGTGGCAGCAGCAGTCAATGCAATAAGCCCAACTTCTTCTAAACTAAGTCCCTTGCCCTTGGGAATAGCATAAGCGGCAATAGCGACCATTAACCCTTCCACTAAGTATTTGATAGCTCTCTTGAGTAATTCTCCTAAATCAAACATAGTATCTCTAAAGAAAATATTTTAGATAAAAAGTGCTCCCACCATAATAAACAATAGCAGAACTAGGAATTGAACAAACTTCTACAAAGATTTTCCTAAATCCATACTATTATAAAGAAAAAACTTAAACAAACAACAGAAAGTAGACTATGCCCGATTTATTAGATGAGGATAAGCCTATCGCACAGCAAAAGTTTGTATGTGTTTCTTTTATTTCCCCAGAAAATATCCTTAAGAAGAAGGAAATCTTCTTTTTCGATCAATTCGTAAAGAATTGGGATTTTGTAAAATCGATGCAAAAGTATTCCGAGTTTACCGGATTCCTTTCTTATAAATACAATTTACCAGCAGATCAGTTGATGCAAGACTTTTCAGAGTTCTGTAAAGAGGAAACCGATAAATTGTCTAAAAAGTCCGTTTTGGATGACTATAAAACATTTCTAGATAAGTATAACGATTCCATGGAGTTGGAGTTTAATAAACAAAATGAGTTTCGCACCAATACGCGTGGGTTAAAGATTCGTGGAACATATCCTTCACAAGAAGAGGCGGAAATGCGAGCGAAATCATTGCGAGAGCATGATCCTTATCATGATGTATTTGTTGGACCAGTAGGAATATGGATGCCGTGGGATCCAGATGCTTATCGTACCGGAAAGGTAGACCATTTAGAGTCGGAGCTGAATCAATTAATGGAGAAGAAGCAAGAGAATGAGGCAAGTGCCAAGGATTATTTTGAGAAGCGAATTAAGGAAACAAAGCAAAAAGCAATGGAAGAGAATAAAAAAAAGGCGATGGAAACAGGTAATAAATTGAGCCAGTCTATTGACGAATCTGGTAATTTAACGAAACACTTGGAGGAAGTGAAGAATACACTTTTTTCTAAGTAATAGTATATGAAAGCGGTTGTAGTGGAGTTTATCGGAACATTTGTTTTTTTGTATGTTATCTTAGCAACGGGTAATTTTTTAGCCATTGGCGCGGCATTAGCTCTTTGTATTTTTTTAGGAGGAAAGATCTCGGGGGGTAATTTTAACCCAGCCGTTACTATTATGATGGTCGCTGCCAAGAAACAACGTATGGATACCTTGTTCCCTTATATTATGGCACAGGTATTGGGCGGGTTAGCCGCATTAGCACTGTATCAGCGTATTTTAGTATAGTAAAGTATGGAATGTCCTCATTGTAAAATAGGGATTGAAGTCATTGAAATAAACTGTTCTATTTTCCGCTGTGGTATTTATAAAGACACATTTCAACAAATACCACCACACTTACCAAAAAAAGAATGCGAGGAACTAAAAAATAAAATATATGGTTGCGGTAAACCTTTTCGTCTTGTAAATGGTACATTAAAACCATGTGACTATATTTAATTTTCCCAAATCGCACAGGATACATCATCTATACTACCACCATAGTTGGTTTTATAGGCTCTCTTTCCGTCAAAGAACTCCCATTCTTGACGCCACCGTCGCTCTGCTTCTTCCGCCAGTTCTTTTGCTGATCCAGTGCTTACATCGACAAGCATATCAAAGAGTCCGTCACTTCCGCAAACCACGCGCACTTTATCGGTGGAAGCGAATTGGATTTGTTTATAAGATGGCGCAAAATCCGTCATTCCGTTATGTCCCAAACTTTGAGAAGGTACAATTGATTCGCCCATTTTGAAATATCCGATAGGCGATTCGACATTTTCTACACGAGTATCCGATACGGGGAATGGTGCTTTACTAGAGTGGATAAAATGAACGAGCGGTCTCGTACGTTCTACTTCTGCCGGATTGAGAAATGTATGAATATCAGTTGTATACACGTGTTCTCCGTTTAGGAACACGTGTGTTTGAGAATCGCCAATGTTCCACAGTTCAGCCATAGTTCCCGTAATTCGAGCCATAGTAAGTGTTGTACCGCTTTCGTAAAAGTTACCACCTTTTTCAACAAGATCCCATAAAGTACGTGCGGGATTTTCGGTTCCCATTACTTCGTCCATGTTCAATGTCTTTACATAATCAATACATGTATCGAACCCATGACCGTCAAACACTGCAATATAATCGGAATCACGTACTCTCCCGAATACGGCGTAATCCTGTCCTTTTCCAGTTGGAAGCGAAATCATATCCATTTTACGTATTCTTACAACGAAACGATTTCAATTTTAAAAGTATTGAGGTATTTTATTCTTCCCTTGTTCTAAGGCTTTTTGAAGTAAAAACGAAACGGGTGCAGGAATACAATAAACGTTCATTGGTTCATCTACATCAAAATAACCTTCTTGTTGTAATATCAAAGCTGCCATCAATCGATGATGCCCGTCGACAATAGCATGTTTTCCGTCTTCTTCTAAAGAAACTAATAAGGGTGAATCAAGTTTTTTCCGTTTCCATTTTTCGGCGATTTGCTGGCTTCTACTAATTCGAATCTCGCCTTGAGACACTCGTAAAAAAGATAATGGAACAATCATTCGGTTACCAGGAATACCAATTTGTTTTGAAAACTCTTTCATTTCTTTCAAATCATGAAATTGAGGCATTTTATGTCGAGGTAATAACCGCTTCATACTTTTTGGAGCAAGACGTTTACAAAACCCATTCTTACATGCATCATCTTTTCTGGTCTTCATATTGTTTCAAGATAAAAGATTTACCTATCTCTATCATTTCAACACGTTTCGATTCCTGGGTTAAAAAAGATTCCCATAATGCAGAGTCTACAACCGTATCTGTTTCATAAAAATAAATCGTTCCTAAGGTTGGCAACGTATTTAATTTATCCATACAACGAAATAGTAAATGTTTCATAAAGGAAAAAGGAGAATTCATATCCAATGGCGTATTTAGTTTCTTCATACAAATCACTACACTATCTTCTGTGGAAGGTGGACAATGCATTAATAATCCGCCGTCGATATAATACTCGCCTTCATAGAATACAGGAGGGAACATGATGGGTATAGAAGAAGACATGTTAATGGCTGTTAGTATTAATAACTCTGGATGAGTACTATGATGTAGCTCTACCGATTTTAGATCTGTGACTGCCGTCGTATACAAATAGATATCCATGTTGGTCCGTTCATATAACTCTTTCATAGTAATAGTTAACGGTATATCATAGGCATGAAACAACGGTGCCATTAATTCTGTAAAACAACCAGATGAAACAAAACCATGTTGTGTCCAATCTAATTTAAACCATTTATGCAAGGGTCGTTTTACAATATATTCAATAATTTCATCTACAGGAATACCAATACATAATAAAACGGCGAGAATAGAACCTGCAGAGGTACCACGAATACTATCCCATTTATTACCTAACACACTAAGCATTCCTAGTTGTATTAAACCATAGGGTCCGGCTGAAGATATCACTAAATGCATAAAAGAAATACAATATACTATTTATATAATTTTCTTTAGAAGTTACAATGCAGTCTACGAAACTTAATTTAGATGAGCTCTATGAATACAAAAAAGAACAAGATTTAACTACGTTGAAAACCTATCAACAGATATTAGACAGAGCTCATAAACAAATTAAAACAGCTTCTCGTCAGAAAATAAATCATGAATGTTGTTGGTATGTTGTTCCAGAGTTTTTATTAGGAATACCACGTTATGATGTAAAATCGTGTGTCGCTTATATCATTCATGAATTACAAGAAAATGGATTCAAAATAAAATATACACATCCAAATTTATTGTTTATTTCGTGGGGACATTGGGTACCTGATTATGTACGTGATGAATATAAAAAACAAACCGGTGTTGTCATTGATGGATTTGGAAAAGAAGTGAAAAAAGAAGAAAAGAAGCCTATAGTAAAACCAGCTTACAAATCAACCGGTATTTACGATGATTTTATAAAGTTGAGTTAATATGTTAATAAAGTCTAATGACTTGAGATTTGAAGAGAATATAGAATGTTTACTATAATTACCATATCTGTTGGTGAGGCATACTTATAGTTTAAGACGATTCCATATTAAGGAAATACGTAATTTATTTTTAGTGTAGATGTAATTTTTATTACGATGTCAACATCAGTTGTTTTATTAGGAATAGTAGGTGGTTTGATTGGACTGCCTATTGCCTACGGTGTATATATGGAGATTAAAGAGGCATTGAAACCGGTCAATAGACCTAACACGATCGATCCGGATGGAAACCGATACAGGGATATTTATGATACAGGTGTGCTTAATATTAAAAAACCTGTATTTCTACACATTGATCCGGGTATATATCGAAACACTGCTACCTATGATCCATCGCCTCTATTAAGTAATGGTTCTGTATCTAATTATAGACTTACTTTAAGAGCTGGAAAATCAAGAAAAAAAACAAAAAATAGACGATTGTTTCGATAAAAACGTAAATGAATAGATATCATAATCCAACCGATGAATATAATAGAGTAATATATGAAGTGAAATTGCCTTATCTTGGAAAAAATATAAATAATAGTATGGCTTTAAAATATGTAGTACCCTTAGCTTGCATAGGGTTAAGTGCAGTTACCGCAGTTACCTATGTTTTTTATAAAAGGTATTTTAAGGCTATTCCTGTTAAAACAGACAACTCTTTAGAGGGAACGGAATTACAACCATATTATAAAAATATTGTAAGTTTAGGTGGAAAAACAAAGAAAGTAAGAAAATATAAATCAAAAACTAGACGAGCCTAAAATAGTGAGTTAGTATATGGTAGATATATTGGAAGTGACAAAACTTTCAATTTTAGGAATAATAGTAATATCATTTTTTACATTTATTGGTATGAGTGCATATGAAAATACAACATCTAGCGAACCGAATCAGCGTCCATCGGATAAAAATATGGAGAGAAAGCAACTTATAGCCGCTGGTGGAAAATCAAGAAAACTAAGAACCTTAAAATCAAAAACTAGACGATTGTTTCGATAAAAACAATGCCAGATGAATAGAAACTTGTTCAGAAAGAGCATCAAAAGAACGTTCCGGATGTCCGGCAATTCCATAAAACGGATAATCCTTGTATTCAAATAAATCAATATATCCATCTTGAGATGCAACCGTCGTAATCATGGGCGTTTCTTTAGAAACACCATATTTATGGTGATGCGTTAAACAAGGGGCAAGTTCCATTTTTTTTCGGAGTTCCAAGGGAAACCATCGTTTTAAACTAGTTTGTCGACTAGTAAAATAGATTGGTAAGACAGCATCTACTTTTCGTTTTTCTAACACTTGTTTTAATGGAAGTCCAAGAGAAAAAGCATACAATATTTCAAATCCTAAACAAGTTCCCCAAATGAAAAAATCTTTTTTTGTTTTAGCATACTCAAAGGATATTCTTAATGTATTCATATAGGTTTCCCTATAAGAATTATATATTTGATTTTCGATCGCGCCTCCAATCCATACAACACCTTTACATTTTTTTAAATAAGGTATTGGATTCGAATCATAAGGGATTTCAAGACATTTCATACCAATAGATTCTAACCAATGTATATAATTGACTGGATGTCTAGGTTTATGTTCTGTAGATGGCATACAAATAACCCCAATCATATTTAATGGTGTTTTTTTATTTTTTCATATAGTTCTAAAAAACGACTATACGTAGACCGTTCTACTTTATCTAAATAATTTCCATAATAAATTGGAAAGGGAAACATTTAATCTACCTAGTTATTTTATGGAATATCAACGGATGATGCTGAAAATGAACATGGAACGTTTACGGGAACGTGCCATGACAAATCATTTATTATCGTCGATTGTCAAGGATTACGAAGCGTATGAAGAAAAATTAAAGGAACAAGATAAGCACCATGAGTTACAGATGCAATACATTGTCGATTATATAGAAGATTTGATGGAAACCAATGAATTAACCGAAACTGGATTAAATCACGCCAACTATGAAAGGATACGCATTTTAGAGGAAATGGATAAAATTAAAAAGTCGCTCTCCTAGTTTTACGCTTTTTGCGACGATGTTTGGTAGGTCTAGGGGTCCAACCACCAGTTGGAGGTAAAGCAGCATTTACATCTCTTAAAAGCCCAGGTACAACGGTATTCGGTTCAATATTTACTTCGCTATTATTTAAATTACGTAATCTAGCAGTTTCGGCTTGAATCCTACCTGCGATAGCCTGTAAAACAGGTTGAGGTACGTTACCTAAACGAAGTATTCTCGCTGTGATATCTGCAAGGCTTCTTGTAATTTCTTCTAAAAGAAGTCTCTCACTCGTTGATCTAAAAGAAACCCCTTCAGTGAGATTGGTTAATGCCTCATTAACTGGATTTGGTATGTCTGGTCTGGCTGCTGCGTCTGCTGCGGGTCTTCTAGAACTAAAAAAACTTGCCATACACTATATTTGGATTTTATCTTCCCAATTCGGATCCATTGGGTTCGCATTATTTGGCATAGTGGTCCCTACTTCATGATAGACATCCAAATCGGTTACATCTCCTATATTTTGTCCAAGAGGGTCCATTCCCGGAAACGAGTTTTTATTATAAGGAGGATCATTTCTTGAAGCATCGAGTAATTTTAACGGAGGGGGGGTTATTTTGAAAGTCGGCTCATTTTGTGTATTGTATCCTTGTTCTAAATAAAGCAATGGGCATTTAATTCCTTGCGAACGTTGCCAGTCCACAAACTCTGCATATTCCTGTAAATTATGAAAGACGATTGGATTGACACCAGGTATAGTTGCTAGATTGGTATTCTTTAGTAATAGTTCATTGCCGTTTTTTATTAAGAGGTTAGGGCATCGAGGCTTAAACCCTTCCATAATTTCCACGGCTTGTGTTGCGTAAATATAAAGGCATAGACCAAAAAACAATAAAATATACCACATATAGTATATGATTAAAATTCATGAATCAGGCGACCTCGATAAATTAAACCATTTAGAAAGAAAAAAAAAGATTTTAGCTAGATTTGTGTTAAATGGATGTCCAGCTTGTCAGCACAGCCAGCCTGAATGGGACAAGTTTTCAAAACGAAAAGCAGACTATGCGATTGCTGAAATTGAGGAAAGTTTTCAAAAGGAGTTTCAAGATCGAATGGCAAAACGGGGTGCCTTATTTGATGTACAAGCCTATCCTACTATTCTGATGATACATGCTAGCAACGTAAACCCGGTAGACATGAAAACACTTACACGAAAAAACATAAAAAGAAAACGTAAAACTAGAAGATGATTCTATCATGGAATACAAAACGTATGCAACGAGAGGTAGAAGAGTTAGGAGGAACGATTCGAGGGCAAACCCTTGTGTTATCGCCCAATCATGAAATGGTATTTCCTCCAGGATATCCATTCAAACCGCCTATTTTGTTGGTAAATCAAAAGGATCATTGTAATTATTTATGTAAATTATATTCCAACTATGATACGTTTATTCGAAAATACCATATTCCTGTGGTATGTAATTGTAATCAAACGATCACCACTCAATGGACGCCTTGTTATATAGGTAAGCATGTATGGAATGAATACCATTTGTATATAAAACAATTAAAACAAGTGGCGTCTTTACAAGTGGTAGTAAAGGGGTTACCGTTTGACGATTTAGTGTTTACTCATATATCTTCTTTTCTATAAGGATACTATGTGGGGACCACCTACTTGGCATTATTTACATAGTTTAGGAGAAGTAGTACATCCAGATCATTATCAAGCAGTCAAGCAGATTTTGTGGAAACACGTCGTCGAACTATGTAGCAGTGTTCCTTGTCCGGACTGCGCTGCGCATGCCGCTTCTTATTTATCGAAAATACCGGTTCCACCTACCAAAGATGCTTTCCGCGGAACGTTATGGTTATTTCATAATCAAGTGAATCAACGAACAGATAAACCAATGTTTCCCAGAGAAAAATTAACAATGTATCGTATTCCAGTGCGTATTACTTTTCCGCTGTGCAAACAGGCTATGAGACAACAACCTTATAATCCATTGTTAATGATTCATAAAATGCGAACAGGAAAAGCATTAGAAGCAATGGAACAATGGTTGAAACAAAATAAACTTATGTAAGCTTTAATAGCGACCCCCAAAATGATTGTTGTTTTTTCTCATTTACTTTTTCTTCTTGCAGAAATCGGAAGGCTCGTTCGGTTGCCAAACGTCCTTCCTCTGCTTCCTCTTCTTCCAAAATACGTTCCGCTTCATCTCTTGTTAATGGTTTCAACATAGCACTTCGTTCTTGTTTCAGTTCTTCTAATGTTCCGCGTTTACGATAATCTTCTTCGGAAACACCAATAACCGAATCAAAGGTATAGACGCTTTTCAAATCAGAATAATAGGGTGTATTCGCGGAAGAAATAGTGCTTACCACCATCGATCGACTTTGTTGTTTCCGGTCTTCAAAGGAAGGAGCTTCTTCTTCTGATTTTAACCAATCACCATATCCATCTTCTTCTTTTAAATAAAGTGTATCAAAAAGACGATTAAACTCTTGAGAAAATGTTTTTTGATCTGTAAACTTTTGTGCCAGGATACGTTTATCAGAATCTTCTAAACTTTCTAATATAGTTCCAAAATCCTGAGGTTCATACATATTCGCTTGAACTTTTCGTTTGAACGAATGGACAGATGATAACAAAGAATAGGCTTTATGAAAAAATAAAAAATATTCCTTGTCTAATCCAGATTTGTCTGGATGAACGGCAACTACACATTTACGTGCTTCTTTTAAATCTGTTTCTGTAAAGTCTTTGGATAATTTAAAGAGGACTAATAAATCATCCAAGGTATAATGATCAATATTTAAATCCATATCTTAGAAAAAGCTTTGTTTTTAATTTAGAAATCTTTATGAATATGATCTATTAAACATTTGAGATCTTTAAGCATGATCATTAATTCTTGTTTTTTGTCATGATCTTTCGTATCCCGTACTTTACATTCTAATTGGTAGTATAAGCGTTGAGCACTATTTATGTAATTATACACTTTTTCATCGTATCCCTTACTTTTAGCGAGAACCATCCATCCCAATTGTTCAAACTCGGATTTATACCACAAGTTTAACCAAACAAAGGTGGCATCATTTTTACATTTTCTTGTCTTTCTACCTCCCTCAAGATTTAAAGGGGCGCTTGGTCGTTGGGGAGTAGTTGCAACAGGAATAAAATTACCCGTATTTACATTTGCCGCAGGCGCGGGGCTAGCTGCAAGTGCGGGGCTAGGGGTTAATATTAGTTCAGACAACCGATCCGATATATTAGCTTTTTTTGGTATCGGACGAACTACATTATACTCTTTCATTGATTTACGTGATTTTGGGGCAGCATACATATTTTATAGATAGATAATTCTATAGAAAATTGATATCGAAAATCCTTAATTTACCGTAAGAATGGATCTCTCGAATTACCAGCGCAAAACCGATATTGGTCATGTCCTTGATGCTCCCGACATGTATATTGGTCCGATTCAACCTGTAGATTCTACCAACTGGGTTGCTCAGGAAGGTAAAATTATACCCAAAACACATCTTCATATTGCTGGGTTGTATAAGCTCTTTGATGAAGTTCTGGTCAATGCACATGATCAATACATTCGTATGAAAGAGAAATCACCTGTTAGCTATATTCAAGGGTCGTGCGTCGATGGAACAATTACGGTGATCAACGATGGACCCGGTATTGATATAGCGATTCACCCTGAATACCAAGTGTATATCCCTCAAATGATTTTCGCCGAACTTCGTACCTCGACCAACTACGATAAGGGAGAGAAGAAAATCGTCGGAGGTAAAAACGGCTTTGGTGCAAAGCTGGCGATTATTTGGTCCACCTATGCCAAGCTGGAAACAGTGGATGCAACTCGCCAGCTGAAATATACTCAAATCTTTCGCGACAATCTTAGCGTGATCGAACCACCTACAATTACCAAGTATACAAAGAAACCATATACTTCACTGTCCTTTACACCTGATTACAAACGGCTTGGCATCCAAGGCTTGGATACGGAAATGCAACAACTGTTTGAACGGCGCATGATGGACATTGCTGGTATTACTGATAAAAAGGTTAAAGTGAGCTGGAATGAAAAGTTACTCTCGGTTCAAAACTTTTCAGCTTATATCGATGCCTATGGGATCGAAAACAAAGTCCAAGAGGCATGCCCTCGGTGGGAATATGCTTTCGCGTTATCCAATGAATACCAACAAGTGTCTTTTGTCAATGGCATTCATACACAAAAGGGTGGTCGACATGTTGATTATCTGGTCAATCAGTTGACACGTAAAGTCGTCGCTTATATCCTGGCGAAAAAGAAGGTCGAAGTGCGACCAAGCATGATCAAAGACCGCCTTACGATCTTCGTGCATTGTTCGATTGAAAATCCAACCTTTGACAGTCAAACCAAAGATTGTCTTACGACACCAGTTCAACAATTCGGCTCGACATGCGAAGTCAGTGATAAGGTAGTTGAAAAAGTGGTCAAGTTAGGGTTTATGGAACTTGCCCTACGAGCGACCGAGCAAAAGGAGCTAGCTACCGTCAAAAAACAAGATGGTGTCAAGTCACGCGTTATTCGCGGTATTCCAAAGTTAGTCGATGCGAACTTTGCTGGTACCGTCAAATCCTCGGAATGTACACTCATCTTATGCGAGGGAGACTCTGCGAAAGCAAGTGTCGTGAGTGGTCTGTCAAAAACAGATCGTGACAGGTGCGGGGTTTATCCGATGCGTGGTAAGATGCTCAATGTACGCGATGAGTCACTTACACGAATCAACGATAACAAAGAGATTCATGAGCTCAAGCAAATTATGGGCTTGGAAATTGGGAAAGTGTATACCGTAGAGGATGTACGAGCAAAGCTGCGATATGGGAAAATCTTGTTCATGACCGACCAAGATCCAGATGGTAGCCATATCAAAGGACTTGGTATCAATCTGTTTGGTAGTCTATGGCTGTCCTTGCTCAAACAGCCGGGCTTTATCGGCTTCATGAATACTCCTATTATCAAGGCGAAAAAGGGTGGAAAAGAAATGGTGTTTTACAATGAAGGACAATATGACACCTGGAAAGAGTCCGACCCGAAAGGATGGGAGGTCAAGTACTACAAAGGGTTAGGTACCAGTACTTCGAAAGAGTTTATGCAATATTTTCAAGAGAAGCAAAAACATATCGTACAATTTGAATGGCAAGACCAGTGCGGTGATTCGATTGATAAAGTGTTTAATAAAAAGAGAGCGGATGATCGCAAGCGATGGTTAGAAGGCTATTCCAAAGATGCCTTTCTCGACACGACACATCGTACCATTTCCTATAGCCAATTCATCGATAAAGAGTTGAGTCATTTCTCGATTTACGATTGTAAGCGTTCGATTCCGAATGTGGTAGACGGTTTCAAGCCGAGTCAGCGTAAAATTATGTTTGGCGTTTTCAAAAAGAAGTTGACGAAAGAGATCAAGGTCGCTCAGCTAAGTGGTTATGTGTCGGAACATTCTGCCTACCATCACGGTGAAGCCAGTTTGAATGGTACGATTGTCAATATGGCGCAAGACTTTGTTGGATCGAATAATTTAAACTTGTTGATGCCGAATGGTCAGTTTGGCACACGCTTAGAGGGCGGTAAAGACTCGGCTAGCGAGAGATATATCTTTACAGAGTTGCCCAAATATATTCGGTTGATCTTTCCAGAGGCAGACGATGCTGTATTGGACTATAATTATGACGATGGTGACCGTATTGAACCAACCTATTATGTACCGATTATACCGATGGTTCTAGTGAATGGGTGTCGCGGCATTGGTACTGGTACGAGCACCAATGTGTTGTGTTATCATCCGAAGCAAATTATTGATTATTTGATCGCTCGGCTAGAAGGATCTGCCGAACGGTTAGAGTTGATGCCACACTATCGAGGGTTTCAAGGAACGATTGATGGCAAGGGTAAATATGTGATCAAAGGTGTTTATTCTAAAAAGGATTTGACAGTTCACGTCACCGAGCTTCCAGTGGGTGTATGGACGGTAGAATACAAGGAACACCTAGAGTCTTTGATTGGTACAACGATTAAAGAATATACGGATAATTCCACAGACAAAATGGTAGATATGACGATCAAGTTGTTAGCCGATGTGGATGTAGAAAAGGTGTTGAAGCTGGCGACTACGATGACGACAAGTAATATGAACCTCTTCGATGCAGATGAGCATTTGAAAAAGTACGCGGAGATTCACGATATCATGGAAGAGTTTTACTTTGTGCGACATATGACGTATGAGAAGCGAAAGGTTCATCAATTAGCGGTTCTTAAGGATACGTTACACAAGGTAGAACAAAAAGTCAAGTATATTCGTGCGAACTTGTCAGGAAAATTAGAAATGAGAAACAAAAAGCAAGATATGGTGTATGCGGATCTCAGGGCGTTGAAGATTGATATGCGCGATGACTCTTATTCTTATTTGACAAAGATGCCGATGGATAGTGTGACGGAAGAAAAGGTACTCGAGTTAGAAAAGGAGTTTCGAGAGATTCAGGCGGAAGTAGCAACATTAACTGCCATGACCATCGAACAAATCTGGACACAAGAATTAAAAATCTTAAAGAATAGTATATGAAAACAAGAAAAATAAAAATGAGAGGTGGGGATATTGAAAAGAAAGATGGTATATGGCAACGAACAGCAAGTACAATAAAGAGCAACAAAATAGTAGAAAAATATCGTGATTTAGAGATAGTTGAATTAACAAAATTGACAACATCCGACCTTACAAATAGTAATGCAGTGTTAGAAAGCGATGAAATGGAAACTAAATTTAAAGATATGTGTCAGAGTGTCGATAGTCCGACACCTGAAATAGAGGAAACAAAACAAAATATGCGTAACATTATAAGCCTTAGGAATGACGAAAGTATGAAATACTTAAAACCAGTGAAAAAACCTTTAGAGAAGGAGTCAAGAAAAGGGGGTCATAAACATAGATTGTCATTGTGGCGTAAAAAATATAAAAAAATAAGAAAGATCTATTACGATCGTTTTGAACCACCCCTAGAGGACGAATTACCTTTTTTATCTAGTGAAAAGGCTACGTTAACACAAAAACGTGATTACTTAGCGAAAGAATTAAGTATGATTGTTTCTAATAGAAAGGAATTAGAGGCAGGATTACCAATGTTAAAAGGGCGATTATTAAAATTAATAGCTAAAGAAGATGTAGAAGCCGTCAAAAATGAGATTGACGAATTACTTTTTAAGTTGGGTGCTAAATACCCGAAAACGAACGAGATAGAAGAGATAAGTAATTTTATAACACAAAAAGAAGAACAGCTGGAGTCCCTTAGAGAGTTACAAGAATACTTTGATGAAACGGAACGTAATCTAACAGAGGTAGATGAAGATATTGTGGCGTATACCCCTGAAAAAGCTAAAGGAGCAGCATTGGAATACGGAGAAGGGTTTGACTTATCTGTTGAAATGAGAAAAGAAGCAGCAAGTACTCAGGGTCGAGCAGAAAAAGTACGCCAGGATCAAACAGACGATGCCGTTTTAGACGAAGCTACAGAACAAGCAGCAAAAGAACGTGTAGCACTTTTGTTTAAATGGGAAATAGATAAAGCAAAATATAGTTATAATCCTACTTCAACAGACCCTAATAGAGATGAAAAAATGAATAGTATACTAGAATTGTCTACTTCATCAGTCCTTCAATCCTTACAGGAAAAACGTAGAGAATATATAGCCGATTTAATCAAGAAAGAAGAGTTGATCCGCATAAAAATAGAAGAGTTGATCCGCATAAAAACAGAACACTTCTCATTAACAAAAAGTGAGGAAGATTTATTTGACATGTTTGATAAGCTAAAAGAAGAGGATGATGAAGCAGAAATAAGTAAAATAAAAAATGCGAATACTGAGATGTATGAAAAATATGAACAAGACGAAAGAATGTTCACAGAACTACAAAAATTAAAGGGAGATCTCGAATCGAGTCAAGCAATAAGAACATTTTTAGAGTCAATAAAAGGTGGTAAACGTAAACGCAAAACTAGGCGAGTGAAACGGTAGTTATAGTATATCCCTGTTTGTTATAAAAGGCGCGCCTTTTGTTCCATTGATTTTGAAACGTCGGATGCGGATCTACAATATCAATGACCGTAGGTCTTTCGTGCTTTACTCGCAAAATACGCCCCACTGCTTGCGTTACATCTGTTTTCGGTGTCGCCAAGATAAGAGTCGTAAGTGTTTTTATATCCAATGCCTCTTCTGCCATTGCATACGTCGCCAATACAATTTTTTTGGTTTCTGTTTCTTTCAATGCAGACTGTTTCATTCCACCTACATAGTAACCTACCGTACCAAGCTGTCGATAGTCAATCCCTGAATATAAATAGCTAAGCAAGGCTTTCGTATGAGATAAGACCATGATCTGTCCAGTAGTAGGTTCGGCGAGTAATTTTCCGATTTTGTCTAAAATAAAGTCTTTACGCGGGTTAAACTCGGATATTTTTTTAATCATGCTCGTATAATTCGTTTCCCCACGAAAGTTTTGAATCACTACATTGAAATCCTTATCTGGATGCGTATACATGATTTTTTCTATATACACCGTTGTTCTTTCTCGTTGAGCAGAATAAACCACTTCCCCAAGAAATAATTTGAATACTTTAGTCAAGCCATCTTTTCGTTCCATGGTTGCGGATAATCCAAGCATATAAGGAGTCACGATATGAAAGAGGGCATTACTGAACACTTCTGCCGCGATATGATGCGTTTCATCAATAATAGTAAAGCCAAAGCCGCGAAAGATTTCTTTGGGATATTCTTTCATCGAGATACTTTGAAGCATGCCAATCACAATATCTTTATCGACATCCATTGTATCTCCTTGGATACGACCAATTGTTGCGGTAGGAAGAAACTCGCGAATACGCTCGACCCATTGTTCCAACAAAAACTCTTTATGAACAATCACTAATGTTTTACGACCAATTTTATGGATCAGATGAAGAGCGAGAATCGTTTTACCAAAGCCACATGGAAGTTCTAGTAGCCCGCATTGTTTTGGCAAATAGGCATCAATTGCTTTTTGTTGATCAGGACGAATCGATCCATGAAAGGCAACCTCGATCGGGGTTCCTTCGGAAAGTTTAGATGGAGCCTCTTTATAAAATCGCGGGACATAAAAGGTGTTAGGAGATTCACGCCATGCTTTGATGATTTTATCTTCGCCATAATCTTGTTTTACTTTAAAGGTTAATTTACGACGAATCTCGTGTTGTTGCGTAGGCGACAACATTTCTTTAGGAATGGTACATCCTCTGTATCCGATAAACATTTTAGAGACCTTTGAAAAAGAAGGCTCAATTTTTTTTAAAATAATACTTTACAATATGAATCTTTTACACGCAATTGTATTAGTTCTTTTATCCGCAGTTGTTTTACTGGATATCAAAGTGCCTTATCAGGTACGATCGCATATAATACCTATATCGATTGTTTTGATCATGGTGGTGTTTTATTTATTTACGAAATCGCCAGTGTTGGGCGTAGTTGGGTTAATTGCGGCGTATCAATCTATGAAAAACAGTAAAATGCGATATATTCAACCACAGTTACCTGATTATGGAGGCTTTACCCCTCAGAATCAATTCGTAGAGACTTTAGAAGAACATGTGGTACAAAATATGGTACCTATGGTCCATACACCAAGCCCGGTTCATTTAAACTTCAAATATCCAACAGAAAGCAATCACGACGCTGCGCCTATAACTTGAACAATGATGGGAAGTAACACTAGTACCCATGCAATAATACTAAACCCCATAGTACACAAAAAGTTTAACAGTAAAGACCACAAGATAATAAAAAGTAGTTTGAAACTAAAAGACAAGACATGAAAACTTTTTAAATTATTCACGATTAGATAAATCAAGGAAATAATAAAATAGATAAATGCTGGAGAACACAATTTTGATACTTCCATACTATAATACTATACTATAGTATGGCTAAAGCAAAACAAAATACCAGAAAAAATACAAAAAGAACAAAAAGGGTTACGCGTCGCAATCCTCTCGGTATAATCCAGCCTATACAACCTATCCAACCAACACAGCCTATCCAACCAACACAACCAGTTGATTTAAATCACATTAATGAATTGATTGTGTTAGCAAATCAAATGACCAAAGCATCTCAACCAAAAAAATCCACTACTCCTTTGACCCCTGATCAATTGGTTGAAGCACAGCTACCACGAATTGCTGCTTTATCTAATCAAAGTCAATTAGAACAAATCGCTCAACAAAAATTACAAAAAGAACTAAATAGTACTGGAGGCAGAGTTAGACTTCCTAGATCAGAAGAGTTTATATTACCTACCTCTTCGGAAGTGAAAAGTCCTACCTCTACCGAAGTAAGAAGTCCTACCTCTACCTCTACAGAGGTCAGAAGTCCTACTTCTACCTCTACCGAAGTAAGAAGCCCTACATCCACGTCTACCGAGGTTAGAAGTCCTACCTCTACTTCTACCGAGGTTAGAAGTCCTACCTCTACTTCTACCGAAGTCAGAAGTCCTACCTCTACTTCTACCGACGCATATACCCAAGGAAATATAACGGTGACAGGCGGAGCAGGTGCGGGTGCAACCACTGTTTATATAGGTTGTTTGCCAGAACAAATGAGAGTTCGTGCAGATGATGAATCGAATAAAGAAAGATCTAGAGGATCATCTACAAGAATGGAAAAAATGATTGAAAAAACATCCGCTGCAAGAGTTCCCGGGGTTATGCCGGCACTCATGACTGAAACCTCTCATGAAAGAGTTCCCGGGGTTATGCCCGGGTTAATGAAAGCGACTTCATCAAAGAGACCTAAACTATTAATCAATGAATTGATGAAATCAACATCCGCAGCTCGCCCAAAAGGTCCGGTTAAAGAAATGATGAAATCAACCGCTTCTGCTCGTCGTAAGTTCCCAATGAAAGAAATGATGAAATCTGTATCCGGAAAAAAAACTAGAAAAAATAAACTTAAATAAACCTTATGAATTATGATATGAGGATACCGTGGACTGGTCTTGCTTTGAAAACGGTACGCCATGCGATACCTTATTCTTATATGGTTCAAGAAATCAAACAACATCATGTTGAACAAGTACGTATTTTACCAGAAAACAATATTGCGGCGCGTATGGTAGATGGATCTTCACAAACCTCTATTTTTCCGTCTGATGCAGCCTTGTCTTCCCTGTTACTCGAGAATGATATTCCATTTGCGGTAGAAGCAAAGCCTCCCGATGTGATTGGTTCGATTGCTAACGTAGCCTTTCCTATTTTTTTGTTATTTTCTTTCTTGTCTCGAAATACAGGAAATCCGATGGATATGATGAAATCTAAAAAAACATTTGAAGTGGCACCTACTGGTGTTACGTTTGCTGACGTGGCTGGGTGCGATAGTTCTAAATTAGAACTTCAAGAAGTGGTAGACTTTTTAAAGAATCCTCAGAAATACGAAGCCGTCGGTGCTAAGGCTCCTCGTGGTGTACTTATGGAAGGACCCCCGGGTACAGGTAAAACACTTTTGGCAAAAGCAGTTGCCGGAGAAGCTGGCGTTCCCTTTTTATCCGCTTCTGGATCCGAGTTTGTAGAAATGTTTGTGGGAGTAGGAGCAAGTCGGATCCGAGATTTGTTTGAAAAGGCAAAATCGAACTCTCCGTGTATTGTTTTCATAGATGAAATTGATGCAGTAGCTAAAAAGAGAGGAGGAACAATCGGCGGACCTCGAAGCGGAGGAAACGATGAACAAGAACAAACCTTGAACCAATTGTTAACAGAAATGGATGGGTTCAAGGGAGATAGTGGTGTAGTAGTGATTGCGGCTACGAACCGAGCCGAGGTCCTTGATTCCGCATTGTTGCGTCCTGGGCGTTTTGATCGTCGTGTACCGGTAGATTTACCAGATAGGGTTGGTAGAGAAGCGATTTTAAAAGTACATGCAAAGACGCGTCCTTTGGATAATACGGTAGATTTAAAAGAGATTGCCTTACGAACGATTGGGTTTAGCGGTGCTTCTCTGGCAAACGTATTGAATGAGGCAGCGATTATCACAGCTCGCAGAAACAAAACCGTTGTTTCATCTAAAGAGATTGATGCTGCTTTAGATCGTATTACGATTGGTATTGAAAAACCTACGTTAATGACTCAACAAACAAGAGAATTGGTTGCATATCATGAAGCCGGGCATGCGGTCATGGGAATGCTTACTCCTGGGTTTGACAAGGTATCCAAGGTAACGATACTGCCCAGAAGCAATGCGGGCGGCTTTACTTTATTTGTACCGCAAGAAGAAATGTATACGAAACGATATATAGAATCACGTATTCAAGTAGCGCTTGGTGGGAGAGTCGCAGAAGAGTTGGCGTTTGGGTTAGAAAATGCTACGATTGGTGCATCATCCGATTTACAGAATGTAGCCACCTTAGCGAGAAATATGATAACACAATGGGGATTTTCAGATCATCTTGGAAATACCGCATGGGAAATACCAAATACCTATAGAGCATCCGAAGGGACACAAGAGTCGATTGATATGGAAATAGAGGAAATCACAGAAAAGGCGTACAAGGCATGTAAAAAGACATTATCTTCAAATTGGGAATTGGTGAAAAAAGTGGTGGAGGTATTGTTGATCGAAGAAACAATCGACGGAGAGAGACTTCTTAGTTTAAATAATGTAAATTAAATAGTTTGGATGACTATGAGATTTTTTGCCTTCTTGCTTTTTATGAAGATGGATTTGAAAGATATCGATCAAGAGTTGGCGCGACTTAGGATGAGAACCGGCATGTTATTACAGCAAAAACAAGTAGAATTGAAAAAGATTACCGGATTGAACTTTCATAATGAATCTGATATTGAATCGCACCTAAACCGTGAGTTTGACACTCCCAAAAACGTTAAAAGTGAACATTTTGAAGTCATGCGCCACGACTTTACCTTTAAAAAAGTAGGAGGACACGATTTAATTAAAGAAGAATTGTTACAATGCGCAGATGTATTGACCAATTATGAAAAGTACTCCAGGTTTAATGTACGTACCCCCAAGGGACTTATTTTAGAGGGACCTCCTGGTAACGGAAAAACCATGTTAGCGAAAGGCTTTAGTGGAGAAATTAAAGTTGGATTTATTCCAGTTTCGGGATCACAGTTCCAGGAAAAATATGTAGGGGTCGGCTCTGCACGTGTCCGTGAGCTTTTTGAACTAGCAAGGAACAATGTTCCCTGTGTCATTTTCATGGATGAAATTGATGCGATTGGTCGAAAACGATCTACCAATGATAATGGACAGGATCATGATTCTACCTTGAACGAATTGTTAGTGAACCTCGACGGCTTTAAATCGAGCAATGGTATATTTTTAATGGGGGCAACTAATCGTATGGACTTGCTGGATGATGCGCTGCTTCGACCAGGTCGTATTGATAAAAAAATCTATGTAGGAAATCCAGATCTAAAGACAAGGGAAGCTATTATTGATTTACATATCAAAGGAAAACCGCACCAATTTACAACACAATCGTTATTGGATATGACCAACGGCTATTCCGGCGCTCAGCTAGAAAATCTATTGAATGAAGCCATGTTGTATGCACTACGAGATAATCGAGAGGTCATGACACTTAAGGATATGGAAATAGTGATGAATCGAATGTTGGTGGGTTTTCAGTCTACGAAACATGTGCTTACCCCGGAAGCGTTATATCAGGTTGCTGTCCATGAAATGGGTCACGCGTTGATTGGTGTTTTAACGAAAAGGAAGTTGATCAAGGTAACCATTAATTTATGGTCGCCTACCAGTTTAGGGTTTACGATGTTTGAGCCAGCGCCTATTTCTACTAAAGAATCGATGATTCATGAAATCATGATGTTGTTAGGCGGTCGTATTGCGGAAGAAATGTTATGTACAAGTATCACTACGGGGGCAACACATGATTTTGCACAGGCAAAAAAATTGGCAGAGAAAATGGTGTTGGAATATGGAATGGGTAATTACGCGATGATACCGCATGGATCAGAGAGGTATCGCGAACGAATTGATCAAGAAATAGATGATATTCTTACATTAGCCTATCAAAGTGGTAAGTTATTGTTGTCAAAGGTAGAAGGTTCCTTGAAAGAATTGGCAGACCAGTTAGTGAAAGAACAAGTATTGAAAGAGGACGATATACGAAATAAGATAAAATAGAATATAAAGATTTATAATTTTTAAACAATATGTCTCTTTTATGGATTTGTTTCACAGAAGGGATTCATTATTTATGTAAACAAGGAAATGCGGTGCGTTTTTGGCACCGTTGTATGGAGGTAGACGTATTGTATACCAAGTTTTTTCAGTCGATTTCCGGACACTATTTGTATTCTTCGGTACATACTATTCCTTATAAACCAGAGGAGTTTCAGCCTACTTTACCTGTGAAGAAAGTACTTGGATCTGGGTTTATCTCTATTGTTTACGAGTCTGAGTTATATGGTAACCCTATTGTGGTTAAAACTAAACGTAATGGTATAGATGCTAAGATTCATCGAAGTATTACCAATTTAAAATGGTATTTAGATACCATTCATCGATGGTATAAGATTCCGACTTTGTTGCTTGCCTTTGATGAGATTCAACAAGGATTATTGGTTCAGTTAGATTATATACAAGAAGTAAAAAATCATAAACACTTTCAAAGTGTATGTGAGTCTTCTTATATTCGTACACCCATCTTGTTAGAACCCGAATGTAATGAAACGCAAATCGTTATGACTAGATTACATGGTGTACCTGTATCTTCTTTGACGAAAGAACAATTACAAAATCAAATATGGAACCTTACAGAAATGATGATTCAAATGCTTACGAAAAAAGGTTGTATTCATGGCGATCTTCATCTTGGCAATATGATGTTTCAAGAGGATTCGTTAGGTATTTTAGATTTTGGATTTATTATAGAATTAACAAACGAAGAACGTGATCATATGTTTGAATTGGTGAAAGGTTTATTACTGCATGATTATTTAACTGCTGCAGAACATACCCTTTCTTTTATAGAAGGCGAACTTACCTCTGATCAAAAGGAAAACATTATTGTTTATATCATTCATGTTTACCAGAAAAGTATGGAATTGAATCATTGTTTCTCTGTATACAATATTTATGAATTAAATACAAAATTATCCAAGTATAACGTACACTTTCGTTCCTTGTTTTACAAAATCATTATGGCATTACACTCTGTAGAAACATTAGTATGTAAACTTTCTAATCCAGATATGTTAGCAGGTCAATTGGCTATTTTATTATGCCATGAGTAAACTAAAAAAGATAAACAAAAAGGGTGCAGACCATACAAACGATGATTTAGAAAAGTATAAAAATGTCCATAAAAGCAATAAGAAACAAATGATATAGTTTTTAGCTATAGTAAAACCAGTTACAGTGGTCTGTTTGTATGTTTGTATAAAGGATGCCCCATAAACTAAAGGGACGATATAAAAATACCAAGGTTTTTGAGAGAACAACGTATACACAAGTGTTATAAATCCTTCAAAACCAGATGTAAATAATACTAAAGTTTTATCAATAGATTCAATATAACGTGTTACTTCTATGGATTCATTCGAACAAACCATATAACAAAAACAAAAAAAGGGGAAAAATGCCAATAAGGAAAAGGTAATTAAATAATACCGATTACGATTACTGACTGCATCTAACCAAGGTTGTTTGAAGATATCATCTTGCAACTTTTCATACCTTTTTCTTGTTTTTTCTTCCGTCTCTTTTAAAGCTTTTATATGCGGTCCTAAAAAAACTAATAGTAAAAACCCAAGGATGATCAATAGTTCAGAAAGAAAAAAATAGATAGTAGTAGATTCTGTTTTTGTGATATACATAATTCCGGCAATTAACATCCAACAGGATAGATAAATAAGCATTAATATTATTTCCATAGTATAAGGTTATAAATTTTCAAAGGTCGTCTTTTTTCCGTGACAATTACGGCAAAGAGCCACCAAATTATCAATATGATTGGAACCACCATCTGCCAACCTTTGTTTATGATCTACTTCAAACCAGGCGTCTAATTGAGATTGACAGTCGTTACATTTCCAACCTTGTTGAGCAGCTACATATTTCTTTTTGGTACCGCTTACGCTGCGTGAGGTCGCTTCTGTGCCAGAGGTTAAGATTCGTTGTTCAGAAAAATCCTTAAGGTCTTTGTCGATTGGCATATATTGAATCATACCATTGATGTGTTTCATCATTGAAGATGATTCTTGCGGATTCTTTTTTACAAAAATATACATGGAAAACATTCCAAAGACAACCATAGCAATTTTCATATGTTTTTTATAATGAAGTAGTTGTTTTGTATATTTTCCATCATACCACACATCCATAACATAAAGCCCTGCTCCTAACCACAATAACCATTCTCTCATACTATACTATGGATCCAAAAATATGGGGACCGCATTATTGGTTTTTTCTACATACGGTTGCTTTACATTATCCAATACATCCTACATCGATTCAAAAAAAGATGTATCATCGATTGATACATCATTTCTCAGAGTTTATTCCAAATAAATCCATGTCTACTATATACGAATCTTTATTACAAAAATACCCCGTCACGCCTTATTTAGACACACGAAAAGATTTTATAAAATGGGTACACCATTTACATAATAAAGTGAATGAGCGTTTAGACAAACCTACGATTACTTTAGAAGAATATTATGAACAATTAATACCGAAAAAGAAACCATGGATTTTTCTATTTATTTTATTTCTTTTGTTTGTATATGGAGTTAGCTATACCTTTACTAGCACTTGGTGGACTTTATATCGTTTCTAAAAAGAAAGAGACCTTTGTAAATGATCATGAACGTATTATGGATGATTTCAAACCCTCTATTAACAAGTACAAACCACATTATGCGACCACAGATAAATATTTTCAACCGAATCCTGAGTATGTAGCAGAGATCAAAACGCCTACCTATACAGATTTAGCAGGAAGAACTGTAAATCTAAATGCTTATTCTGGAAATATGGTGCCCTATTTTGGAAAAATGAAGAATATAGGAAATAATAAGAATACGAATCCGGATACTATTTTAGACAATAGAAACGGGTCGGGATCTTTACAAATTACAAAATCAGAATCCGCACCTTTATTTCGTCCACAAGAAAATGTACAATGGGCAAATGGTTCTCCAAATGACAGTGATTTTTATCAATCACGTGTAAATCTTAGTCAATCCATGAATAATGTAAAATTGTTTCAAGAAATGTCTGTCGCACCAGGATTAAACAATGGCTATACGAATCAAGGAAGTGGTGGATTCAATTCGGGAATGGAAGCAAGAGAAAAATGGGTAGATAAAACCGTGAATGAACTTCGGGTAGCTACGAAACCAAAAACATCTTTTACATTAGAGAACCATCAAGGTCCTGCACAGACGTTGGTCAAAAATCTTGGTATTGAAGGAAAAGTAGAAAAATATTTACCAGATAAGTTTTATATCAATTCGCCTGATCGCTATCTCACTACTACAGGTGCGACGCTTGGTGCTACAATGCCGTCAATCCAGCCGAACCCTACGATTCATCGCGCCACTACTAGCCAATCTTATTCTGGACCTGCTGGAAATGGAGGTGTACAAAGCGCTACCAAACATGGCATGTATAGGGATGACCATCGTCAACAATTTGGAAGTGAAGCATTTACGCCTGCCGGTTCTGCTGTAGATATGCCGAATACTACACCTCAAAATGATATATTATTAACGAATCGTTCCGTACAAAATGCGTCTTCTTTTGGAGGCATGTATGGTATTGTGAATGCATTGACTGCACCTATTACGGATCTATTGCGCCCGACAAGAAAAGAAGATTTAGTAGGGTTGACGAGACATGGTAATGCGGGTACAACTGTATCGAATGCTCCAATTGCCGAAACCGTTGTACCTCCTACCGTAAAACAAACCACCATGTATAGTCCTTATGAGATGGGTCAACGTGCCTATTTACCGATTAGTGATGGAGCATATCAAATTGCTGACCAACAAGTATCTGAAACCAATCGCCAACATACATCCGTATCTTATATGGGAGGCGGAATGAGTACTTCCCCTCAAATGGTGTCGGATCAAGCAGAGCGAAATGCAAGTATTTCTGCTAATCGTATGACGACAGGACGTATTGCCGGCGGTAACATACAATCATTTAACCCACATATCAATCAAACCACTACTACCAATCGTTCTTCGATGCACTCTTCGTATACAGGAAATGTAGGATCTAGTTTAACCGCTGTATCTCCAAGCATAGAGTTATATGGAGGTATTCGTAATCCAAACAAATATGAAGAACCAGACCGTAATACCCCAGATTTATTAACCGCATTTAAAAAGAATCCATATACTCAAAGTTTACATAGTGTGGCTTAACGTGTATAGCGTCCATGTTTCACAAAGGTGTCTAAGACAAACAAGGTAAAGATTCCTAAAAAGACATATAAAATTAATTCTTCTGTGATTTGTCCCGTTTTTTCATCCCGTTGTTCTTCTAATAAATAAATCATATAATTTAGTTTTTCGGTTAGGTTGGTATCTGGGGTTTTATAAGGAGTAAACTCGTATTCTGGTGTATATTTGTTTTCTGACGTATGTTTAGGCTCGGGTTCCTTTTTAGGAGGTATATAATCGGATAAAGTGTCATCTTCCAATTGTTTAGGATTCGTTATTTTCTTTTTCTTTTCTTCTATAAATGGGGAAGACCAATTACTCAACATTATTATGATTGTATATAAAATATTATTCTTTCTACTTAATATGTTAGAGTATGTATTGAGTCTTTATTTTGTAGTTCTTGCTTATTTTATTCTAAAGAATCAATCTACAACCCCCTCTTTTGAATTGAAAGCATTCGAATTAGCCATCATCATTTATATTACGTATAAGCATCCTCTGCTTGGGTTAGCTTGCACTATGATCTTGTTGCGTCAAACGGTAGAGCCTATGGTATCTCATACTAAAAAACCATGCAGACTTCCTGTAGAAGAACAAATGCGATCTAAACCATCCAACACTATCAACATAGAAAAACCACATGGGGTACCGTCACAAGAATCTTATACTGGTCAAATGGCTAGACCTTATAAAAATGAGCCAAGTAAAAAATATACTCCGTTTTAACTATGTGGTTTTTAGTTTTTTTGTTGGTATGGTTGTATTTTGAGTTGAGGAAAGAATCATTTGTAGTAGATACAGATCAATTGTACCATTCTTCGTATCGTTCTTTTATAAAACTATTACCCTTTCGACACGAATATAGAAAATTAAGAAGGATGTTAAAATAAAATAGTAAAGAAAGGTATGGATCGTATTCATAAAGCAGTATCATCATTGAATAAATCTAAATATTTTACAGGAATTATGATGATCATGTTAAATATCGGCTCTAAATATATTACGGTAAAATTATCCAAGTCACAGGAAGCATTTGTAAGAAATTATATCATTCGTGAATTATTGATTTTTTCGGTATGCTGGATGGGTACAAGAGATATTTATATTTCGATTATTATTACAGCATCCTTTTTTGTTTTAACGGAACATTTATTTAATGAAGAAAGCCAGTTTTGTGTTTTACCAGAAAAATATAAAAAGTTTCATTTATTGTTAGATACAAATAAAGATGGTGTAATTAGCGAACAAGAAATCAATGATGCGGTGGCTATATTGACGAAAGCAAAAAAACAAAAGTCCGCAAAACAAAAAGAAAACGTCTATAATTATTTCAAAAAAGGTTAAACCTATTTTTTTCTACTTCTTATGAAACGGGCAGATTTTTTAGCTTTGTTAGAAAAAAGTGAAACTACGGTAGTAGTATTCATTACATCAAACGATTGTAAACCTTGTACGATTATCAAGCCCATGGTACAATCCAAACTAGCCGAGTTTGGCATTCCCTATCTTTATATTGATCGCACTGAAGATGCCGATGTTTTTTCAGCATTGTTATCGAAACGTCAGATCAAGGGCACTCCTTCTTTGTTAGCCTATGCCAAAGGTAATGTTTCATTGATTGCCAATTTATCGATTTCAGGTACAAATGAACATGAAATTAGTGCATTTTTTGATAGTTTAGAGTTTCTTTAGTAACTTGGATAGTCCCAATAACCTGATAGAACACGATTAGCATACAAACGCCATAGACCGCAAGTGCTGTCATTACAACGCCTAGTATTCCTATCGGATGTACGGGTTCTTTTTGTTCATACACAAAGTCGTGGATGAAATCGTGAATCATCCATATCGCACTTTCTGGATCTAGTTCATTGTTATCGATGATATAGGTCACATATTGTCCCGTAGAAATCCAATCCTTGTGTTTTTGATGGCATTTTTCCAAGTACTCTAGGGTAATGGTTTCCCCCGGACGCGCTCGTTTCAAACATCGCGCATGAGCTACTACCGGATCCGTTTTGATGTAAATGATTCCGGTTAATACGATTTCTTGCTGAAAATAGTGAAACCATTTTTGATAAATCTCATATTCTTCCTTGAGCATGTTCTTGTTTTCATACAGCATTTTTGCAAAGACGTGATAGTCGGTAAGCAAACAACGCTCCGTTATGATAATATCATTTGGGTATCGAAGGATAGCTTCATGTAGCAAAGAGAGGCGAGAAATATAAGCCATCATTTGAAACGCAAACGCGTATTTCGTAGGGTCGGAATAAAACAGTTCAATCATGGGTTTCCCTTCAACACTTTGGATCTTTTCCCATTGTGAAACTGGTTCGTCAACGAAATGAACCGGTTTGTTAGAGATATCTGTAAACTCTTTTTTTAATAGGTTGACTAGGGTAGATTTGCCAGAGCCGATGTTTCCTTCGATAGAGAAAAGCATTTTGCAGGGAGTAAAGAAAAATCCAAATCATTTTTTTATACGAGTATACTATGAAACCCTACTTAAAACAAACGCGTAGTAAACAAGTCGGTTACAATAATACACCATTGACGTTTGCAAAAGCTTATAAATGGACGGGTGGTCAAGTCAAAACAAACTCTTGTATTCATATTTGTTCATTTGGAGGCAATATCAATGGTATTCACACGAAAGTAGGTAAGAATATTTATTTAGTTACCAACAGTGATTACCATCAGTATTGTCGGCATGTAGGAGTAAAGCCGTCTATTTTATATTTATATATTCATACTCCAGATTCTATTACTGAAGATGATTCTAGTTATATTGAAAATGTACTCGATTGTTCCATGTGTTGTTTAAATAAATGTAAGGTAGTTATCAATATTTTTCCACAATCCAATGATTTTTATGATTGTTTTCAAACCATGTTACCAGGACATACGCTAGATAATGGCACTTTGCTAAAACCAACAGAAATCTCTATTTCATGGGGATGTTCTGAAAATCAATCTAGCAAACGTGATCGGAGTTTGTTACCTGAATTAATAAAAAATTGTGGGGTAGATGTATTTTCGGCATCTGGTGATTATGGTGCTACGAATAATACAAATAAACTTATGGTAGATCATCCATCGTGTATACCTCATATCATTGGTGTAGGAGGTACTACCATAACATCTATGAACCCATTTACAGAAAAGGTATGGAATCAAAACGGGTTAGCGACAGGTGGTGGATATAGTAGATTCTTTTCTAAACCATCTTATCAAACCTCTCTTGGTAAAAAACGTATGATTCCCGATATAACAGCAGTTGGAGACCCAAATACAGGAGCGTCTTTATGTATCCGTGGAATTATATCCGGTGGATATGGCGGAACAAGTATGTCAGCACCTTTTGTTTGCTGTTTATGGTCGATTATCAAATGTAAATATAAAGTTAAAAAACCTCTCTACTCTTTTTTATATAAAGCAAACTGCTTCAATGACATTACAGTGGGAGATAATAAAGATGGAATATTAGGGTATAATGCGACGAAAGGAATTGATCCTTGTTCTGGATTAGGTAGTATACAATGGGATAGATTGATACTCTATTTATCACCGAAACCTAACCCAAAGGAATTGTCTTTAAACTTACAGATGAATAAATCGTATCCCTTTCCGTTTCCTTATAAACACAAGACAGATGGGATCATTATACAAAATAAAATGATTCGTGGCACTAAACTAGGGACCTTTGTTGTATCTTCTCCGGCTTTTCGAATGCATATAAATGTGGTAAGAAATACAAATGTACGTTTTGCGTTAACTACTTGAAACTCTCTTACATAGATAAGATAATGGAATTAAATACATTATTGTGTCGTGAAGAACAAGAAAACCAAATGATTGCGTTCTTGTCTAAATATAACAAACACGACGAAAAAGAAAAAAGGGGCATTTACATACACGGTTCACCAGGGTGCGGAAAAACAATGTTTGCCACTACTATTTTGAAAAAAATGGGGTATGATGTAATTACCTATATGGTAAGTGATTCAAGAAACAAAAACATCGTAGAAAGTATTAATGTAAGCAATATGGCAGATACGAATGTAATGAGTATTTTTTGTAAGAAACGAAGAAAAATAGCAATTGTTATGGATGAAATTGAGTGTATGAATAATGGTGACAAAGGTGGAATCAATTCGCTGATCAAATTGATACGTCCTAAAAAAACCAAAAAACAAAAATTGGAACAAATGACTTATATACCAATCATTTGTATTGGAAACACCACGTATGATAAAAAAATGAAGGAGTTAATGAAATGTTGTTTTGTAGTAGAGCTATCTCCTCCCTCTTTACCTCAATTAAAACAATTAATGGATCTCTATGTACCTAAATATGCGTCCTATTATAAGGAAATCAAAGACTTGAAAAAGGTGTTTCAAATGATTCATGCAGAAAAAGTTGGGTTTCAGGGTAACATACAAACCATGTTATATTCTCCTGTTCATGAGGATTCGAGACAAATTACAATGAGGCTTTTGAACACCCCCGTATCCTTTTCAGAACATGTGTATATCAATGATACAGAGCGAACCATTATTTCTTTATTATGGCATGAAAATATTATCGATTTATTGAAAAAGAAAACATCTTTGTATTTAACCTTTTTAAAGGAAATCTGTTATGCTGATTATTTAGATCGAATCATGTTTCAAAAACAATTATGGGGATTGAATGAAATTAGTTTTTTATTGAAAACCTTTTACACCAATTATTTATTTCATCAAGAACCAAGACCTAAAATACAAGATATACGATTTACCAAAGTATTGACCAAATATTCTACGGAATACAATAACAATGGATTTATCCAAAAAATGTGTACTGAACTTTGTTTAGACAAAAAAGATTTATTGTTGTATATGCAATCATTAAAACCAACCTATACAGATGCTCAAATCGCTCAAAAGTTTGAACATACCGATATCACCTTATTAGATATTCAGCGCATTTATCGATATATGAATAAATCGTTGGAATAAATAGAAATAAATAGGTTTAGGAAGAATGTATGATACTACAGAAAACTATCAATCCCTTTTATTAAGCTTTTTCCAATGTAAAGAAGAAGATTTGGTTTCTAAGATAGATTCTTATTATCATTCTTTAGAAAATGAAGAATTATCTCAGTTATGTAAATTGATTCATTCAAAAACCGGCATACCGTTAGACATGAGCTTTTATGTTTTATTTAGTTATGATTATTTTCAAGATATTCAACTCTATTTGAAAGATCGGTCTTATTATTCTACCCTTTACGAAAAAATAAAATCATAGAATATGAAAGGAGGAGGATTAGATTATACAGTCGTCATGGTTATTGTTGTTTTGAACTTGATTGCCTATGTTAGTGTAAAAGACTGGAAAGCATCGATAATCCTTGTCTTTGGCGTAGTTGCCTCTTGTGTTTTTGATTATAAATCCATGGTGTTGTTTTTAGCGATTTTAATGGCTGCTTTATCCAGATCTGTCTATGTGGAAGGTATGAAAAATAAGAAAAAAAACATATCTGCTTTAGAAGGTCTTACACAAAAAGCAAATAAGCTAGCCGATAAGCAAAAAAGTTTATTTAGTATGGCGAAAGACTTGGGACCGATGATGGAGCGTGCTGAATCCATGATGAATAAATTACCACCTGGGTTTTTAGAACAAGCGATGAAAAATTTTAATAAAAAGAAAGAATAATGAGTTGCACTGCTCCATTGAATATTGTAAAAAAAAAGGCTGGTAAATGTTCTCTAAAATGTTTATTATGGTACAAATATGGAAGTAGTAGTTGTACCGTAACGAATAATACAGATCAATTGATCCTTTCTTATGATGGTGAAAGTGATGTTATGTTTAATTCCTTGCCGTATCAACCAGTAGAGGTTCGTATTTTCAAACCATCCCTTCATACGTTTGATGGAATACAGGCAGACGCTGAAATGATTGTTGTGCATAAAGGATCTGCAGGAGGTTTATTGATTTGTATTCCTATCATGGCAAGTAGTAACGCGAATGCGTCTACGGGTACCAATGTATTGGATGATATTATAAGCAATGCTCCCGCACAGAACGAGTCAATTACGCTGAATATGCATGATTATAATTTAGACTTTTTAATGCCAAAGTCGTCTTATTTTTCTTATACTGGCACACTTCCGTACGGTACCTGTGACGATACTCAATATCAATATGTCGTTTTCCCAAAACAGAGTTTATCGATAGAAAAATCAACACTAGATACTTTAGGAAACCATATTCATGATTCTTATATTACTTCTAAAGAAGGAGAGGTTTTTTGGAATGAACAAGGTACGAAAAACAATGGATTTTCAGGAGAAGGTCAAATCTATATTGATTGTCAACCAACGGGTCAAGAAGAAGAAATTATTTACAAGGTACCTACTGGAAATGTAGATTATACTTGGGTATACAAGTTTTTTTATTTTATTGTAGGATTTATTGTGATGTATCTATTGATTAAAATAGTAAATTATGGATTAAAATCGATAAAATTAGATGAATCTGATTTGGGTGCAAAAGATCTTGCATTATAGTATGAAGACAAAAAAACGCGTTAAAAGAACACGTAGACGAACAAGAGGAGGCTACAAACAATATTTATCAAACGTAGGATATAGCAATGGGTATGTTCCTTTGTTTGATCAAACCATGAATACGCCCTCTGCTATTCGTACCGCTTTCAATTGGACTTAAACAATTTATAAGACTATAAAGTATGTATCAACCATTACACACATGGTCTCCTTTATGTACGTGCGATTCTGAATCTTGTCTGGTAAGTTATTGTCTACCAGCTCATGTTTATGCCAAAGGACATAAAGGATATCTGTTTTATTTTTTGTTGTATAGCGTCGCTCTCTTACAACTACGAGTTATTTATATTGAACTATTCGTACAGCATTATTATGCTTGTCCATCGAAAGAAGCGGGTGAATGTATTGGTTTAGGAGATACCTGTGAACAACATTATATGGTCGTCGATGGCGTGACTACGCCCTGTGTATATCAAGATGTATGTATTCATGCCTTGGATAGTTGTATTCTTCCTTCTAGCGTGCCTTATTGGATTTTAGGATTTTTGTATGTTTCTTTATTTTCTATGCATTATGAGTTAAGAAAAAGGGTCAAACAAGACAAACAACTCCAAGGAAGTGATGCATGTGAGAGTCTATGTTGCTCTACCTGCGGGCTCGCTCAAGTGTATCGTGAAATTGTCTAAGGTTAAAACTATGGAGACTTTGAAAATAAGACCAGAACCAAAATCATACCCGGGGGTCTTTATACAAACCACGCAAAGGGAAATTGCCTTTGACTATCATGCTTTTATGAAATCCTTTGTGGTAGATACTCCTATACAAAAAATTACCAAAGAAGTAGTAAAAGTGGATGCTTTTGATGTAAAGAAACTAAATTATATTACTATTCCTTTACTTACTTTGAAGACAGTGCTCGCGTGTGAAAAGAAAGAAGCGGATCTTACGGGAGAGACTTATCCATTGATCAATCGAATGGTATTTATGAAGGAAATACAACCAATGATTGAAACGTATCCACCACGAAAAGATATTTCTTGTGATTCGATGAATGAGTTTGCATTGTTACCGCATCAACAATTAGTACAACGGTTTATGAAAATAGATACACCCTATCGTGGATTGTTATTGTATCACGGTTTAGGATCAGGCAAAACTTGCTCTTCGATTGCTATCGCCGAAGCATTGATTCCTTATAAAGAAATTATCGTCATGACACCTGCTTCCCTCGAAACAAATTATGTACAAGAGCTGAAAAAATGTGGAAGTGCAGCTTATCGACTTCAACAACACTGGGTATGGACAACAAATCCATCCCCCTTACAATTATCAGAAAGATGTATGACCAGTCAAGATCTAATTCGCTATAAAGGGCGTGGGTTATGGATTACCGAAAACAAAGAGGCTAATTATGAAACGTTGACCGCCGAAGAACAAGCTTCTATCCAAACCCAAATTGATCTCATCATACGAAAGCAATATCGATTTATTCATTACAATGGGTTGCGCGAATCAAACTTTAAATCATTGGTAGCGAATGGAAATCCTTTTTCAAACAAGGTAGTTATCATTGATGAGGCACACAACTTTGTCTCTCGTATTGTAAATCAATTAGGAAAGGAACACATTTCTATGAAATTATATGAGTTGCTTATGCGAGCAGAAAACTGTAAATTGATTTTATTGACAGGAACACCATTAATCAATTATTCTCATGAAGTTGCCATCTTGTTCAACATGTTGAGAGGATATATACCGGTTTGGTCGTTTGACCGAACAGAGGTGAAAGTACCTACGATCGATATGATGTATTATTCTGGAAAAACAGCACATGTTACTGCTTTACCGGAGGGGTTTGTTAATAAAGGGAACCGCGTAGAGTGGACCAAAAATGCATCTGATTTTGAAGATCAACTAGAACAACAAGTAGGAACAATGGTGAAAAAGGAATATAAATTGTTCCCCGATACACAAAAGGAGTTTGAAGCCATGTATATTGAAAATGGTAAATTGAAAAATAAGCTGAACCTAATGTTCCGCATGTCTGGTCTAGCGTCTTATTTCCCCGATTTAACACAATTGATGCCTACTCTCAAAGAAATCGTAATGCATCCAATTGTCATGTCGAAAACACAAATGGATGAGTATACAATTGTACGCGAAGAGGAGAGAAAACGAGAGCGGGTTAAGAAACCAGACGATGATGTATCCAGCACCTATCGTATTCATTCTCGATTGTTATGTAACACCACTTATCCAAAAGATGTACGCGCTCTGCGACCTGGAAAAGAAGAAGATGAGGTAGACACAGACAAAGAATTGCGAGGAATTGAACCTTTTTTCAAAGCGTTGGAAGCATCTGATTATCTAGCAAGGTTACGAGAATATAGTCCAAAATATGAAGAAATGGCAAGAGTCTTACAATATACCAAAGGACTTCATTTGATTTATAGTCAATTCTTGACCATTGAAGGAATTGCCATGTTTTCCAAAGTGTTAAACTCGAAAGGTTATGCGGAGTTTAAATTAAAGAAAACAGACCGATGGCGCTTAGATTGTGACATCACAAAACCGATGTATGTTACCTATATTGGTACTAAAAGTCAAGAAGAAAAGGAGCTAATTCGTAACATTTTCAATAAGAATTGGATCGAGGTACCGGATGCTTTACGGGAAGAAGTGAAACCCATTAATATTACTATTTTCATGATTACCTCTGCAGGTGCCGAAGGTATTTCTTTGAAAGAGGTACAATATGTTCATATCATGGAGCCTTATTGGAATCCAGTTCGTATTGATCAAGTCATTGGACGAGCCAGGCGTATTTGTAGTCATAACAAGTTACCGGAAAAAGAGAGATTCGTAGAGGTTCATATGTATTTGATGACATTTCCGGCAGAGGTTCACGAATCTTTGAGACGTGATGATGTAAACGGGAAACCAGGTACTACGGACGAGTATTTGTATACTATTTCACAACGTAAACGGACATTGAATGCCGAGTTGATGGACTGTATTCGTAAATCATCGATTGATGTCTCACTTTACGATAAGGATTATTTAAGAAGCGGGGAGACAGATTCAACCGTTTATTCTTATTATCCAGACCCTGCTAAGGATGTGACTACCGACAAAGATATTGGAGACAACATGAAAGAACGGGCGGCTTATTTAAAAGACAATGGAGAACGTGTTGCACTTTTTTATCCAACCCGAAAAGAAGGAGATTTAAATCCTTTGTATGATTTAGAAGAGGTTCTAATTGGATATATTCATCAAGAAAAGAAACAGATTTTAACCAAAGAAAAAGTGCCTACCAATCTTAAAAAATTGATATCTTAAAACAATTCATTCGGAAAATGGCATTTGTATCACAGACGATGCTTACGTGTATCGGTAACAAACGTAAATTAGTTTCGTCTATACGGAGTATCATGGAGGAGGTGCGCCTATTGCTGTCAAAAGAAAAACTGAATATTGTGGACGGATTTGCAGGCTCTTCTGTTGTATCGAGGGAATTATCTTTTATCGCGGATCATTTGTATACCAATGATTTGGAATTGTATTCCTATCTGATGGCGTATTGTTATTTAGTTCATCCAACAGAAGAGCAAGTCGCGCGTATTCAAGTACATATTCACCGTATGAACGAACTAGCTGAAAAGGGACCATTCCTAGAAGGTATTGTATGTAAGCTTTATGCACCAAAAGACACGAAAGATATCAAAGAAGGAGAGAGATGTTTTTATACAAGAGAAAATGCCCTTATTCTGGATACGTTGAGGGCGTATATTACGACGGTAGAAGAAGACATTCGGACCTATTGTTTGGTTCCGTTGTTGAACAAGGCAAGTATTCATACGAACACTGCCGGCGTGTTCAAAGGGTTTTATAAAAATGGAAATATAGGTTGTTTTGGGGGGAAAGGTCAGTATGCATTATCTCGTATCTTGAAGCCAATCCGGCTAGATATACCCGTATGGAATCCGATGCCATATCATCCACATGTCTCGAATAAAGATATCAACGTTTTGGTGGAAGAGTTACCACATGTTGACATTATGTATTTAGATCCACCTTATAATCAGCATCCCTATGGCAGTAATTATTTCATGTTGAATGTCATTGCATCAAATATCGAACCTCTATCGATTTCTATTGTATCTGGTATCCCAACCGATTGGAATAAATCAAAATACAATAAGCATGCATCAGCGGTGGAAGCCATGAAACATTTATTAGAAAAAGGGCTAGCCAAAGCAACCTACGTTCTGTTATCTTATAACAATGAGGGTATTATTACCGAAAAAGACTGGGAAACATTGCTCCGTCCATATGAAGTAAAAAAGTATGAGATACGGTATGATGCGTACAAAGGGAGTAGAAATCTAAAAGATCGAAGTGATAAAGTGATTGAAATTATGTATTTATTGAAACGTCTCTAACACTTTATCGATGACCCCTTTTAACAAGCGTACTTGTTCATTCTTCTTCCATAAAGAAGCGCCATGAGGCATTTCATTCCATTTATGACTTTTGACAAAGACCGTAGCAATACCTTTACCATTGCACTTTTTTACTTGTATCGCAGGTAACAAAGCAACACAAGAGGCATGAATTATTTCGTCTGTGGTAGAAGGATCCATTACAATCGAATGATTGGGATAGCCCATATTCATCATTTCAATACGTTTGGCAATCGTTTCGCTTGGATAAAAATCACATCCAGACGCAAATAATACATACGGAAAGATATCTCCTGTAAATAACATTTCAGCCCCTCGAATGTTTTTAGCGCCACGTTCAATCGCATTACCGGTAGCTTGTCTACCCAGTTTTTTTGAAAATCGTATATCATTTGTACCCTGTACCTTGTCTTCGACCATTAAAATAGGAATCCGATCTCCCTTGACCGCATAGAGGATGCCGCCATCGGGTTTCATATATACGGAATTATTGTTTGGATTAGGCGGTGGACCACCTACTTTATGAAAATATTCTTGGCATTCAAATAACGTAATTTTAGAAGCGGTTTCAATGGTATATCCAAGAGGAGCAAACATTTCAGACGCATATTTTATCATTTCTGACATGGCTTCTTGTAAAGTTTGTTCTGAAGAGCGACTATCATCATTTAGGCGAAGCCCTTCTTCCGTACGCTGTAAGGCTCGATGGCTTAATCCTTCCGACATTTTAACTGTATACACTCCATTGAATATCAATTTTTATAATGCATCTAATTTATCTAGTATTTTGTATAACAATTGTTTTATTTCATTCAATTCTTTCATGCTAGGAGGAGGTTTCATGGATTTTTTATTCAAACGTTCTTCAAACCAAATCTCCCGTTGTTTTCTAGCCTCTTTGTTCATGAGTTCTTCATACTCTTCTAAAAATACCTTTTTTTTATCTAGTAAAGAAAGAGACCGTTGATCTATTTCTGTAATAAGTGTTTCGAACCATTCTTGTGCTAGTTCAATCGAAACACCATCTTTGAATATTTTTTTTTCTACTAACGTATCCCATAATTCGCGTTTTTCCTCCAACGTATTCATAAAAAAAGGAAATAGATAGGTTTAAATATAATTTTCAATATTATAAAAAGACATGGTTGTCGTTTTTCTAGGTATGGTTTCTTGAATTAACAAAAGCATATCTTTGTCCTCTACATTTCTTTTCAAAAAGTCTACGTATTTTTTCACCGAGGACAATTGGTAATGACGAAACCTATGTTTCGGAATAAAATCTTTGAATAGAAGTATAGCCGTTAACACCACATATGCCAACACGTTTGTTTTTTCTTGATATTCACACCCATTTCTTAAATCTTGATAGGTAAGTCCCATATGATGAAGAACATTGACCATGTGATGTACCGCATATTTTTTCTCATGGTACATTAAGGTTGAAAAAGGAACACACGTCACCTCGGAAATAATTTGACAATTTAATGTTCTAGCCCACATTTCACAATAGGATTCATATAAATTGACATTGGATTGAACGGGGAATAGTTTCAAAATAGGTTTTCTTAACGATTCATCAAATAAGCCATTTTCTAAATGATAAAAATGAAAATATTCATGAATAAATACTTTGAACCATTCTTCTTTGCGATAAACCACAATTTTATCGGAGGAATACCCTGTATTAACATGAGGTGGTCCAAATACGCGATTCGGTGGATAAAACTTTCTTGCAGAAGTAAATAGTAGATCAGCAATCAAGGGCTTAGTTGGTTTTATTTTATCCATAACGCGTTTTATGAGATCTATGATTTTTTGAGTATCCTCGTCTTTATAGAATAGGGTAACGACATGCCCATCCCATGAAAACTCTTTACAATGCTTTAATTCGTGAAAAGTGTTTTTGACCTCTTCAGGACATTCATAGTTAAAGACCAAGGATTTTGTTTTTACATTCATACCATTAAGAATATAAAATCATTTTCAGATAGATACGTATGTCGAATGAATCCTTTTATATTGGGTTTGCTCCTGTAAGCTGTACGACTGAAAAGATACAACAAGACTTTGATACGTACTTGAAAGAATCGATCGTATCCAAGGTAGATGAACGACTAAAATATAATATGAAGGGGAAACAGTACAAGATCTTCTTTGTTCATTTCAAATATGTAAGTCCTGCGCTAGAAAAATTATTCAAACATGTCTCTACCTATCAAGAAGCCATGGTAAAAGGATGGAAGATTAAGTTCAATACGACCTTAAGAGATACTCGTATTGAATATATAGAAAAAGAAGATCAATGGTTAGCTTTAGCAAATGAAATCCAGCCTTTTCAGAAAATATAGGCGTATAGTATGAGTTATCCATACAATGATCAAAATCATTTTCCTCTCTCTAGTCAACATGCACAGCCCTCATTTGGTTTCACTAGTCAAAATGGAACATATCCGAGACAACCACCCGTAAAGTCTCTTGATCAAAGAATAACCGCTTTAGAAGCAGCTGCAGCTAAGAAACAAGGATCGTGGATAAGTTGGGCTGGAAAACGAACGAAGCGTAAACGTAAGAATCGTAAATCTAGGCGTTCTTAGTGCACGCGTAACATTTCGTATATTGTCCCTTCCCATCAAACCTCTTTTGACATTGTGTACAAGTATCATTTTTTGATCCTTTTGTACATTTATAGCACTGCGTATATTTCTTCTTCCCGTCAAAGGGTTCCTTACACGTTTCACATAAATCCTTCTTCTGATCTTGACTACAAGTGAAACAAGTGGTGAACGGCGGTTTTACGGTCTTGCCACAATCGCATTTAGGAAGACAATTCCAGCATGTTTTGTAATTGGCAGAGATAGGTTTTCGGCAAAGGGAGCAACTCATTTTGAAACTAGATGTATATTTTTAAATCAATTTTTTTCTAATGTTATACTATGCCATACTACTACACGACGAACGACCCTAAAAAAGAGTTTAGCCGCCTATAATTCAAGAATAATGGTACAGATGCGTCTTATTCTGGTATAACCTATCGTAATTTAACAACTTCAGACTACATGAAACATAATCTAGATGAGTCCATTACTATTGTCGGGTTTAAAATGCCATCACCTCAAGCTGGGAAGAATGTTTATAATGAAACATATACGTTAAAAACACCAGACGGAATGGTAGTGGCAACTGCTACTTATTTGGACAAAAATACCGGTTCTACGACAGGCAATAGTAGACAATCTTTTGGTATAACTACTGCTTTAGGAAAATTTGCCAAAAAAACTTTAATGAATATAAGATATTTAGAGGATGGTACTAGAATAATAAGTTTTGTTTGAATATCGTAACTTTTAAAATACCATTGCGATGTCAAACTTATTTACTACAAAATAGATAAGCACCTCTTGTCATTGTTCACACGTATCCTTTTTCGATCCTTGTGTACATTTATAGCACTGCGTATATTTCTTTTTCCCGTCAAAAGGTTCTTTACACGTTTCGCATAAATCCTTCTTCTGATCTTGACTACAAGTGAAACAAGTGGTGAACGGCGGTTTTACGGTCTTGCCACAATCGCATTTAGGAAGACAATTCCAGCAT